GCATGGGAGATTGATAGATGCAGAAGATGTCGATAATCACATCATAGGAAGTGTTGATTTAAGAGATTGTCCGACAATCATTGAGGCAGACAAAGGAGAATAAAGAATGAGTACTTATGGTGAAAGTCCTTATAATGAAGAAAAGAATAATTTGCATGATGAAATTATGTATTTCTTAGAAAGTCATCCTATATCGGAATTAGTTTCAATAGTAGCATACGCTATTGAATGCAAGGAGAATAACTAGTATGGCGTATATTAACAGAAAAACTGGGTACTGGAAATATAGTACTTTGCAGTATAGCGGATATTCTTGTTCCATTTGCCACGAAAAATATGATGAAAAAGAATATGCAAGAGTTTGGAGATGGAGATTCTGCCCTCAATGTGGCAGCCGAATGGTTGAAATTAAAGGAGATCCTGAAGAATGAATTGTGTGGATATGAATTGTAAACATTGTTTGGCAAAAGATATGCCTGTCAGTATTCATATAACAAAAGATGTTGTATGTAAAAGTATTATGGATATTTATTGCGAGTTGGGGCATACTTGTCACGTTCCATTTTCTGATAAAGGTGATCGTGTTTACTGCAATGATTATGAAAAGAGGCAGAGAGATTATATATGACAAAGCAAGCATTACCGAAAATGAGTTTAGATTCAATACTAATCTATATAGCGTTTGCTTTATTAATCATACTAGCTGCAATGCTTATGGTTGAAAAATTCAAAGAAACACTATCTTCTAAGGTAGGGGATACATTATATTCTAGGCCTACTTGGTATGAAGAAACAACAACTACAAATACTATAGAAGAATCGTTAATAAGTTTAAATAATTAGTAGAGGGAAAAGAATATGAAATGTATAAATGCAGAAGAACTTGAAAAGACATTAAAGAAGAGGCTTCATATCCCAGATACTTCACCGGAGCAAACAATATTTAATCGTGGAGTACAGACATGTTTGATGGAATTAAGCAAAGCTGAGAAAATTGAAGTTGCCGAGGGTGAATGGGTTCCGAGACTGCATGCAAGTGAGAATGATATCTTTATTTGTTCTAACTGTAAAAGAGAGTGCGGTTATGATCCAAAGTATTGCCCTAACTGTGGGGCAAAGATGTCTAATCCCTTTATTGTGGTTACAAACATCTTGGAAGATTTATGATGGGCAGTATAAATAACATAGCATATCTTAACGGAACCCCGATTTACATAGCTACACAATGTATTCAGCGGCGTAGACATAGGAAATGGCGTACTAATAAAAAGTGGGCAAAGCGGTACGGTTACATAGAACTTAATATGATGCCGGTACATTCAATTATGTATATTGATGGTGTGATCTGGATGACTAAAAGAGATTTTGAGGAATTGAGGTTAGATAAATGAAAACTGACATTGAATATGTGAAGGATATTTTTCAAAAATTTAATATTGAGGGTTGGAATTTTTTACAGGCTAATCCAAATGATACTTACACATTTCAATGTACTTTTTGCAGATGCGCATTTGCATTACCGGATATAGATAGTATTGCGAATTATCACTATTGTCCGAGTTGTGCAAAGTTTATGATTAGTCATACTAAAAATAATTATCCTTGGAGCCGAGATAATAAAGGAGAATAAAGAATGAGTAAGATATGTTTAAGAGATATTGCAGAGGGGCAGACAGGTTGGTTTTGTGACGATTGCGGTAAACGTATTTTAGGGGTTTCAGAAAATTTATTTAGCCGACCTCTTATTGATAAATGTCCACATTGCGGAGTAGTTTTTACTGATTATGAATTATGCAAAACTCGCATTGATATGCACAATAGGCTTATAAGCGAATTTCCTGAATTAGCAATAGGGTTTAATAAGGAGAATAAAGAATGACAAATGAAGTCGCTTTTTACGGTGGTCATATTATCTGTATGCAAGGCTCAATCAAGGCTGAAAATTTAGATTTTATACTAGATTTGATTGATGAATATATCGAATTAGCTGAGATGCAAGATATGAGAGGTGAGAATAAGAAATGAGAATAGTAAATCAAACACATTTTTATGACATCATAATAAATGGAAATACAGTAAAACCTTCTCAAGAATACACTACTGGTGAAATGATGTTTAATTCTCAAGCAATATTTTCTGATATAGGCTCAGTAGAAATTATTACTGAATATGGTAAAAGGACATTCAGGAATTATGGGAATCTTAAAGCCTATGAGGATAAAGTTCTTAAAGATGCAAATGGTATGCCACAGATTATGGTAGTGCATACTATCCCACAGAATCTGTACAAAGGAGAATAAAGAATGGGTAGCGAGTTAATCAACCGTGAGGTTTTGAATGAAATATGGAACTTATATAAAAAGTATCAGCCATATTTGGCTACGAATGTATACGAGTTTGGAGTTGCTTTGAAAGACCTTATCGACAATGCTCCGGCCATAGAATACACATTCGAAGAGGCATTTCAGAAAACCGTTTGTGAAAAACAGTTATATTGCCCCGAAAGACCGCAAGGCGAATGGATAACAAATAAGGAATACATAGATAAGGAATTCAATGGGCATTACGAGGGCAGTTGTTTTAACAGTCCGTATAATTGCAGTTGTTGCGGATATTCCCCTGAGGATAACAGACCTAAGTTTTGTCCGAATTGTGGTGCAGATATGCGGAAAGGCGGTTGAAAATAATGTGTGAAGAATGGATAGTAATATCAAATAGAAAATGGAAGGAGAATAAAGAATGACTAATGAAGACGCAATACATATTTTATTAAATAGTAATGAGTATCATCATGCGAAAGGTGATTTGCCACATTCTGCTGCAAGTATTGAGGCATTTAATAAAGCAGTAGAGGCATTGAAAGCAGAAAGACCGCAAGGCGAGTGGATAGAATATGATACGGCTTGTCATCATTATAAATGCAATCAATGTAATGCTGATTATAATAGATTCATGGTAAAGCCCAACTTCTGCCCTAATTGTGGGGCTGAGATGCGAGGTGATACAGAATGAAGTCATTTACTACTTACCGAGTTAATCAACCTGATACTACTAGCGGACATAGTATAAGCATAACAACTACACTTTACGGATCCGAAGAAGAAATCTCATATCTTAAAAAGAACTGTGAAGAAAATATCGGTAGCGGTTTACTTCAAGACTATGCAAGTCCTTTAACTTCTGCTACGGGGGATAAAGACGGATTATGAGCATGTTAAAACACCGTGACGAGTTTTTAGAGTTAGATCAGCAAAGCGGTACGGTATTCGAACCTAGTAAACCTACCCAGGAATCTGATAATTTAGATTTCACCTATACAAATAAGCCCGAAGGTGCAGAGATAATGACAGATGAAGCTTGTATCTGCTATTTAGAAAATATCAGTAAGATGTTTGAACGAGGTAAAGAGAATTGTGCTGGAGATGCATTAGAGCTTCAGCAGAAGCATATCGATGCTTTACAGTATGCTATTAAGGAGATGAGAAAGAATCGTTAAGATATAGAAGGAGGATGAAAAATGTTAAAACCCGATAATAACGTTCCTAATCAGTGGATTTTTGAAAGGATAAATATACCTACCACATATATAAAATGTCCAGTTTGTGGTTTTTCCTTAAATTTGGATAAATTAGGACAAGGAATCCCATATTTCTGCGGTGGTTGTGGAAAAGACATGAGAGGTGAGAAATAATGATTGAAAATGATATGTATATCCGAGCAATACCTGTTTATGACGGCGATACTGTAATTGCTATTCGTAACGAGTGTGTAATTACCAAAGAGGAGTTTATCGAGTGTTATAATACCTGGATAAAGGAGAATCCAGATACCAAAATCGGGAAATGGCAGTTTGAACGAAATGATCCACAAAGGGGAGGTAACATACATAGCTGCAGTCTCTGTGGTCAAGAAGTTCATTCGTATTCTACTGATTATAAAAACAAACCTTGTGTACACAAATACTGCCCTAGATGCGGAGCAAGAATGGAGAACACTAAATGACTTTTTCAGAGCGATTAAATATAATCAAAGACTATGAAAGATGGCTTAAATCTGTAAATGATAAGAATATGTTTACTATTTCTGATTGTCTTGAAACATTTTTAGGCTATCTAGAAATTCAAGAGTTGCTGAATGACAGAGCTACCGGTGAGTGGATAGCGGACAAAAATAGAACATATTCTGAAAATGAAGATACTTGGGAATGTTCTGTTTGCCATGAGCCATTTACATTAATTGAAGGAACTCCAGAAGATAATCTCTACTATTATTGTCCGAAATGCGGTGCAAGGTTAATTGCAGATGGAGGGGAGAAATGAGTTTACCTAGCAACTGGAATAAAAGCAGATGGATCTGCAAAGAACTTGGCTATCATCAATACGAACCGGCAAGCCCTTTGAAGTATGGAAGTTTCTGTAGAGGTACATATGAATGTCGAGCTTGTGGGAAGGTAAAGCCTGCTGAATTATTACAAAATGATGACATTGTGTACGGAGAGGTCGATTATAAGGCATTTATACGCAAAAATCAGAGCAGCCGTTGGAATTTCTAAAATATATTATAATATCTACATATATGTAGATATTTTTATATCAGAAAGGAAACCAATGAAGCAATTTAATAAAAAAGAATGGATGACTGAAGAACAGTTCATCAAAACAATAAATACACTATTAGCATTTGCAGCAATATTTATGATGTATGGAGTTATCTATTATGCAGCAAAAGATCATACAAAACCTGAAGAACCCGTAGAGGAAGTCGAGGAAATTACTTTAATAGACATAATAGAAGAGAACTCATATACACAAGAAGAAGTAGAACCAGATAATTTTAGAAATAAAGCGTTAATCGAGGAGGCTGAATTACGGAATCTCTGGCTGAATGTACCGATTCATTACACTACCTTGGAGCTTCGATATTTAGGTCAGTATTTTATTACTTCTTACTGCCCGGAAGAATGCGGAGGCTCCTGGACTACAAGCAGCGGTACAACTTGTCATTATTCAGATGATTGGTCAACACCTACGACTTGTGCTATAGACAGAAGATTTCATAGGTATAATGAGTTACTTCAAGTGGGAGATCCTGATGATCCTAATAAGAAAATTTATAAAACAGAAGATACCGGTCCGGGCGTACAAGGTCGCTGGGTAGACTGCTTCGTAGAAACGATGAGCGAGGTGAGGTCGTGGAACACCGGCTATAGGTCAGTATACTCCGTAAGTTATGAAGAGCATGTATTAGAAGGAAGGAGAATTATATACCATGAATATTTTAACTGTGATTTACTGTTCAGCAGCTTTCGCTCTGGGGATCTTCTGTGGAATGATTTTAGAATTAGTTGTTGGTAATGTCTATGTAAATAATCTTGAAAAAGACAATGCAAGACTTCGAGAAGAAAATGAGACCTTAAAGGCTGCGCGTTCTGTATACAGACCGAGGATTGGAGCGATTGAAGTAATTCAAGATCCGAATCGTGGTCAGCCAGAAGATTACATCGGCTATTTTTAATACATGAAGTAGTACGAGGCGAAGAATGAAATACGATTGCTCGATCTGCTTTAACAGAAAATATTATCCACTTAAAGCAATAGAAGATGTATGCAACTTTTGTAAAGAGCATAATGGGAGATTTTATAAACCTGATTTAACAGATATTAAGGGATATGTGATTGATGTTGTAAAGGAGAAAGGTGATGAATAATGAGCAAGCAAAAGAATGTTTAATCAAGCATAGCAAAAATGGTGATTTCAAATCTGATGTTGAATTAGATACGGCTATCGACCTTGCTATCGATGCTTTGAAATATATCACAAACGATACTCCCGAGGTCAGTTATAACGAGAGATGGTTAGCCTATCAGCAAAGAAAACCTGATAATGACGGTGCTGAATGGAGGTGTAATGGTGCATTATGACAAGTGAAGATATAAATAATCTGATTGAGATTTTAGCGAGATATTCCACAATACCAAATGACGGGGAGAGTTTTGATGATATTGTTAAAGCCTATGATGAAATTATTAGAATCTTAAATCAATATGCTGAAATAAAGTTATGCGTAGATGAGTTTTATAAAAAGACTGCAAAAGAAAAGCCCATTGAAACTCCTATTGAATTAAGTTTGCACTTAAAGACAATGGAAGCACACGAAAGGTGTTTGGCTAATCAGTTACTTGGCATATTTAAGGAGAACACAGATGACAAGTGAAGATATAACATTCTGCTCTAAATCAGATTGCAAGAATACAAAATGTGAGAGAAACCCATTACATCTAGTCGGTCATTGTACTGTAAATCGTTTGGATAAATTTCACAGAGAAGAAGCAGATAATTGTAAGAAGTATAAATACAAGTTCTGCGTGTGTACCAATTATTATACTAGCGAAGGTGAATCCAATGAATGATCTAATAAGTAAATCTGCATTACTGCAGAAGATAGATGAGGAAAGAGAATATCTTAAAGCAAGAGGTCTATTTGGAGCAGAACATATACTTGTTCATAATTTTCGGGAATTAGTTGAAAATGCACCAACAGTACACCATCCAAATTGCGATAGTTGCGAGGATAAAGCAAAACAATATTCATTAGGTTTTCAAGATGGATATTTGACAGGAAAGGAAAAACCGCAAGGCGAATGGATAAAAATAGGAAAATATACTTGTGAATGTTCAAGATGCGGCGAAAGTGTGTGCGGTAATTTATTGAATTTTTGTCCTAATTGCGGTGCAAGAATAATAAAAGGCGGTGCGGAATGAGTTATTTTGGTAATGACGAAAAAGATTATTTAGTCGAGGAAATTAGATATTTTCTAAAAAATCACAAGGTTAGCACACTTCTCGAAGTTGTATCTTATGCCATATATTGTGAAGAAGATGAAGATTGAGAGGTAAAGAAGAATGACAAATAAAGAAGCTATTATGTGGCTCCGGCAGATAGATGACAAATACATTCATGGTGGTGATGAAGAATTTGATCGCAAGCGCAAAGAAGCTATAGCTTATGCTATTGCAGTTCTCGAAAACAGTGCATCTCTTGTAGAGGATTTTGAGAAGTTATTCCATATTATGAAGGGAGAATAAAATGAGTGGTGGGAGTTTAGATTATTTTTATAGCCAATTAAACGATCATATTGGAGATTTCAAAGATATAGAACTTGATTCTCTTGTAGAGGATCTTGCGAAGTTATTCCATGACAGAGAGTGGTATTTATCCGGGGATTATAGTGTAGGGGATTGGATGGAAGCCAGAGATAACTTCAAGAAGAAATGGTTCAGCGATTCCGGTAGAAAAGAACGAATCGAGCAGTATCTTGATGATGTCAAAACTGAATTGCTGCAATCGTTAGGATTAGAAGAAAAGTATTGTAAAAATTGCGAGAACTGGACATTTGATGATACAAAAAATCCAGGTAGTGCTTACGGCAGATGTAGTCTTATATCTACTTGCCTTATGCATAGATGTGAAAGCTGCGAGAATTGGAAAAGGAGAGAAGATTAAATGTATCACGATTCGGTAATGCAGTTCAAACCTAGATACCGCAAAATTGGTACATACTTCGGTATTCATAATGCTGAAAAGATTGCAGATGAGTACAGAGATGATTGGAGAGATGTAGTCATTACTTTTTCTTATACCAATCATGGCAAATTCAATTTTTACTCAGTATGGGTAAAAGATTATACCTTGGAGGAAGTGTTAAGTGACTGCATCTGAAATGCGAGAACAGTTTATACTACAGAATCCTCTGTATCTTATGTATGATGAAATGGGAGTACATAGGTGGACTTTATCTGATGAAGTACATCAGATTCGGATTGAAGAAGAATTGAAAGAGTGTGAATCGTTAATAACTACATCACAAATTTTAAAGGATACTCATTATGACAAATGATTTAGTATCACAAGTTGTTATCGGTATAGCTATTGCAGTAATCATGCTGATTGTTGCAATCATTGTAACTAACCTTCTTGAGAAGGAAGACAAATAAATTTAGGAGGATACTAATATGAACAATGACATTATTTTTAGAATATCAGAGGTAGATGATCATAGCAGCATCTTTCATTCTGATGATGACCGTATTGAGGATAGGGACAACGATATCGTGGTTTCTACTAGTAAGGTTGACAACATGAAAGCTGCCATTACTGCAGTCCTTGAAGATGAAGGATATAGCGTAAGCTTCGAGGTAGATTGATATGGGTAGAGGACAATATACTGATGAACTTAAAGAAAAGTACAACATTACATGTAAGCAATTACGATTGCTCCCATATTTTCAATATTTATTAATGAATAATGGAAGCATTGATCCCCAAAAAATTGATTCTGACGAAAGAGAAATACTGCAAACTTGGCGAGATGAGGGGAAAATAACATTTTCAATGTCTGAACCATGTACTTGTACCAGAGATTTCTGGGATTGGATGAATGAGATTCTTTGGGAAACTTATGTACCACACTATGAGGAAGATTGACATGGCAGAGCAAGGCAGAGATTTCTTCAAAGATAAAGCCTCAAAGTTATATGGCATACCTTATGAAGAGGTAACAGAAGATCAGCGATTAGCGGCAAAGAATCTTTTGATGGATTATCTGTATTGTAGGGTAGATAGTTACCCGGCAAATGATTGTCTTATAACTGCAAAATTGCTTGAACCGACAAATTCAGAAAATTCTTTGAAGAATTTGTATAACCGGTTTATTAGAAATTTAGAGTGAGGTAGAGTAATATGCCGAAGAATTGGTGGGAACAAGAAGTTGAATACAGAAATACACTTCAGGAAATGTTAGATAGTGGCATATTTACTAATCAGCATCAGTTAGATGCTTTGGAGTATGCAATTTTGCTAATACAGAAGGAAATAGATGGTGAGGTAGATTGATATGAAGATAGTAATTGATATTCCAGAAAAGTATCTCAATAGTAATATCATTGATGTTACTCTAATTACAGGTGCAAATAACACTATTACTGATGTTAATGTGGAAGATGAGTATGCAGAGTTTCAAGTTCTTCCTAAGGGGCATGGAGATTTGATTGACCGTGATGCACTAATCCAAAAACAATTTATTCCTAATGTTGGGTTTGAACTTGTTGATTTAGATGACTTAAAAACCGCACCAACAGTAATTCCTGCGGATAAGTGAGGTAGAGTGATATGAAAAAAGTTGAATTTCAAATAACTTTTTCAGAAGATTGGCATACCGTAAGTATTGCTACTAAAGACACTCAGTACGATTATCTTAATCGAGTTTTTGAGGGTAAATATGCAGAATATAATTACTTGCGTATAATTAGTTGGATTATTGAGATTTCAAGATTGATAAATAGTGAAGGTAATGTGGCTTTATTTATAAATGAGGTAGATTGATATGTCAAAAATAATTCTTAAAGAGATTTCAAAGGGCATATGCCGTTGGTTTTGTGATAATTGTAATCAACGAATTGACGGAGTATCTGAAAATCTTTTCAGCAGACCTCTTATTGATAAATGTCCTCATTGTAATTCGGTATTTTCTGACTACGAATTATGCAAGAGTCGAATTGATATGCAAAATAAGGTTTTTTCTGAATTTGGCATTGTTAATCCGGATAAGAAGTGAGGTAGATTGATATGAAGATAGTAATTGATATAGAAGAAGGTAGATATAACTGGATTATGTCCCACGCATCAAATCATCCCAATGATTATGCCAATACTACAGATTTGGTTTTCCGCAAGGCAGTAGAATCGGGAACAGTTCTCCCAAAAGGATACGGAGATTTAATTGACCGTGATGTTGCTAATGAAGAACTTAGTGATATAAGTCATGGAGATGATTTATTGAGATACGTCCCTACTGTAATAAAAGCAGATAAGTGAGGTAGATTGATATGACAGATATGGAAAAGTTTATGAAACTCTTTGATGAAATCGGTATTAAGTATGAAGTAAATGGTAATACTATTTATATTGATGATTTTGAATGTGATGGCTCAGAAGAATTAGGTATTTCATTCTGGGACGGGGAAGATTATCCCGAAGGAAGTTATCACGAATTTTGGGTAGTTCCCGGATGCTTTAAGAGGTAGATTGATATGACATACACAAAAGCACAGTATAAAAGAGCATTTGAAATTGCTTGTGATTTGCTTAATGGTAATAATCTTTATGGCATAGACGACGACAAGTTATTTGCTTTAATTATGCAAGAATACGAGGTAGTTTCTGCTTTTGAGTACCAAAAATTCATTTTGGAACATCTTGATAGGTTTGCTGACAATGAGGAAGTCAGGTTTAAGGCTATCGAGAGATTTGGTTGGTGAGGTAGATTGATATGGAAGGCATTGAAAAAGGAATCCGGTGGGAAGTGATAGATTGGAGAAGTCCTACTGATATTACTATCTATGATCTTCAAGGAAATGTATTACATACAGAGAAGTATCAATGGATGCACGAACCTATCTTTGGACCTGATATTGATGATTGTCAGGAGATAGATAAGATATTGGATAGCTTAATTAAGAAGTACGGTAAAGACGATAATTGAATTGAGGTAGATTGATATGGAAGATAAGATTATACGAGCACCTTTTACTTCAGAAGAGCCATTTATATTAAAAGCGATGGCAGGGTGCAATAGTAAGTTAGATAGGTACGAGAAGATAGAGCAAATAATTAGTGAATACAAAAGACAGCCAAGTGGAAACGTATTCACTAATGATAAGTATTTCAGAAGAATACTTGAAGTGTTTGAGGTAGATTGAGAGGACAAGAAGAATGACAATAAAACACATAGCGTTGAAACGATGGCAATATCGATACTTTCCAAATTTGGGGCAACTTGCTGTCTTCTGCCCATATTGTGATGTCAACGTAAACGTGATGTTAGACCAAGATTTAGAGTTTCAATATTGTCCGTATTGTGGTGAAGAAGTAGATATAAGTAAGGTTGAAGAATAATGGAATGGATAGCAGAACATAACATACCGATAATAGATATTAACTATGATACAAAATCTTGTCAGATCAACTATCATGGAAGGACTTACGGCTGCCCGATAAGACAGCATAATGGCGAGTGGTATTTCAGTTTTGACGATAGGTGCGTCTGGTATCTAGTTAAATAATGTTGAATCGTTATAATAACTGAATATCAATAATCCTAAAGGAGGTAAGATTGTATGTTATTTAAAGATTTAAACGTAGGTGATGTATTTAAACTTATTAAAGGTGATGCTACATTTATTAAGATTAATGCAGTAAATGACAATGAGTATCCATTTAAGAGATATTATAATTACCCATCTAATATACTTATATTAGATAGATTGCACTACGGGGTACTTTCTCCTATGGCAGAAGTTTACCGTGTTAAAGAATATCACGGAAAAGAGCAGGAGAAGACTCCATTAAAGGAGCTTCTTGAGAAGCATCAATCTGATATTCACAAACAGAACTTTATGACATATGGCGGAGTCCCTTATGACAAAATATCAAAGGATGCACTGCATTATGCTGAAGCCGATGTAAGAAACACCATGGCTTTCCTTGAGATGTGTCAGGAATATCAGAAAGTATCATTTCCCGGTATGAAGAAAGTGATCTTTAATGACCCTGCTACTATTGTAATTTGGGGTGATGGTTCCAAGACAGTAGTTAAATGTCAGAACGGAGAGAAGTTTGACAAAGAAAAAGGACTTGCTCTCTGTTATATGAAGAAGGCTCTCGGTAATAAGAGTAACTTCAACAATGTCTTTAAAGAATGGATTAAACCTGAAGTTACCGCAGTTTATGATGAAAGCCACCCTGAACTCGGAATACAGGATATACCTTCGAAGAATAAGACGGTATATCCTGGTGATATATGCAGAATTACAGCGAATGATTTGACTTTCATTCATCAGTATATGCAGGACAATAGTATAACTGATCAGAAGATAGCAGATGGTTCAGGACTGTCTATTAGAACAGTAAAGCGGGCCTTATCTGGATGCCCCGTCTTAAAGCCTACAATATCAAAGATTAGTAAATATTTTGATTTCCCTATTGACACTACAAGATATGCAGAGGATTAAGATATGAGTGGTGCGGAAGAATGACAATATATAAGGCACAGATTAAAGATAAGACATATTATTACGGTGATAAACCATTGCGTATTATATCCATAATTATTCACGCTATAGAATTAGGACTTATTATTTATTTGCTTGTGAGGTGAAAATGTATAATCAGAAATTAATAAGAACATTAGAAGATAGATTTGATAAGTTACAGGCATATCTTTTCAGATCATTTGATGGAGAAGATCTGTATTCTTTTATTGCATCCATTATATATGATAAGGACTATGAAGATTGTTGCGAATGGAAGAATGGAAAACCTAACATACAAGGTAAAGAACTTCGTGATCGGGTAAAACAGTTTCTTATTCCTGTTGTAGAAGAATGCGGGGGCATTTCAGAAAGTGTGGAAGATTGATATGCAGATAGTAATTGATATTGATGAGAATGTATTTACAAGGCTGTTTGACAATGGTGTTGATACAAGTTCGGAAGACAGGGATGCTATTGATAGAGCAGTTCGTAATGGCATAGTTCTGCCTAAAGGGCACGGAAGACTGATAGATGCAGATAAGATACTGTACTTTAGGTGTTCTAATAATGTTTTAGACTGTCCAGAATCTTACGACTTTATTTGTCAGCATTGTGAGTACGGAGTTGCAAGTAAATTTCGAATTGATGAAATGAATACGATCATTGAAGCAGATAATAGTGAGGAAGACTGATATGACACTATTAGAGCAATTAGTTACCAATTCTGGTGAAACCCTAGTTATAAACAAAGACATGGATGATAACTTTGTTGTATGGATTGATAAATGTGATGTGTATAACAATCCTGGTGCATTAGGTGCAGGCGGTAGAGGGAAAACTGTTGAACAGGCAGTTAAAGATTATATACAGAAGATCAGCGGCAAGACCTTGGTGTTTAATTATGGTACTGAAAGCGAAAGATTTGCCAAGTTCATATGTATATTTGATGAGGAAGATTGATATGAAAACTAAAGATCAGATACAAAATGAGACAGATGGGGTAGTAATTGAATCGTCAAAATTTAGTGGATTCAACCCATTTGACGGAGAAGGATATTATCACGATGGCGAAATAGAAACTGATATCTGTGTATGGGACGATTTGAGCCTATTAAAGAAATATCCATATGTATGTTGGTATAATAAGTGAGGCAGATTGATATGAACGACGTAGATAAAGCCTATAATGCTGGATATATTGCAGCACTTGTAATGGCTAAAGCACATCATATGAAAGTGGTAGGGCAGTGGGATTTTTGCAATCCAGATGAGTATGTGGGTCATATTTCCGAAGCGGAGCTGTTGGCACTGAAAGAATCTGCACATATTCCGTATTGTTCTATCTGTGGGAAGCCTGCTTTATTTCAAGCAATAGATAACGACAAGTACCTTTATGCACTGTCAGATTATTGCCCAAGTTGCGGTGCAATATTAAATCCAGAAATTGCCAATAAAAATCCAGAAGATTCTATTAAAGAGCAGGTGTCTGAGATTCAGGATGTTTATAACCATATGCACAGTGATTTGGGGACTGCTCTTGAGTCCGATGAGGTAGATTGATATGAGTGATACCGAAAGAATCCGACTACTCGAAGAAACTATTTTGTTACTGATTAAGGGTGTAGATATACATTGCATGCAGTTTGATAATAGAGGTTTATCTGCGGATCAACAAGATATTCTTATGAAAAATATCGCAACACTCTCCATTGATTCCAAACGAGTTATTGATGAGGAAGATTGATCTGACAGGAGAAGAAAATGGATAGACTACATAATTGTCCTAATTGTGGTGGATACCTTAATGACCAGGGTAGATGTGAATTTTGCGGTTCCAAGGTTTATGATCTCTGTGATATTGATTTAGCACTTGATCCTACAAAATCCCCTAAGAAGACATATCTGCGAATAAAGACAGATAAGGGAATTTGGACTGTTCCAGTATTTGCCGATACTATGAGTGTATCTACCCATACCTCTTATTTAGATTCTACGTTAGGGTTGACTCCAACTTATGTATCTTGCCCAGCATACTCAGAAATTGACTTACATTTCTATGCTGTGGGTGAGGGCGTTTTCGAATCGGAGGAATAATATGGAAGAACTTATCCACGCATTAGAGCAGGGCAAGCCTGACTATGACGGTGAAGACGTTAATTATGATGTTGCCACAATTAATAGTGCTATATTTTACTTAAAACAACTTCAAAAAATTAAGGGTTATCTTGAATTGGCTGTTAAAGATAGTGATAAATTTAAGCAGCAGTATGCTGAGATAGCTGAACATACGCATAATTTCAATGATTTATACAAATCCAAAATATTTGAGGGTATGGCAGAAGCTTATTCAAATATTCTTGAAAGGTATTTTAAGGAGTAAAAATTTATGTTATCGCAGGACGACGCAAAATTAAGGCTCGAAAAGAATATCCGTAACTATAGATGGTTGCAGGAAAATAAAGTGACTGAGGATCTATCTGGGTTAGATGATAGGATTGACGCCTGTCTGATCGCTGTAGATGCTATTGGTAAGTTGCAGAAAATCCAGAAGATAGTAGATGAATTTAATTCAACCCGTGATAGCTCGCCTATGGTAGAAAGCGCCTATGCAGAGTATACCAAAATCGAAAAAGTGGAATGTTTTGATCAGATATTGGATCTTTTTAAGGAGTAATAATTATGCGAGTAGAATACTGGATCAATGATAATGGTTGGACACAAGTTGATCAGAAAACTTATGCCGCATTTGACGGAGAAAAAGAACATCGACCTTCTACCTGGAGATTGATGCTTGCCCAAGCTATGCTGCAGAAGTACAGATATATGTGAGGAATGAGGTAACTGGACGGTAAGGTAGATTGATAACGGAGATTTGTATTGATATGAGCATATATGCATTTACTCGACCAGACCAAATGGTTGATCATAAATTTACAGATGATGTAGCTATTTGTGAAGCAGATTCTGTAGAAGAAGCAAAGATAAAATTCAGCGGATTATACGCAGATGTCGAAGATGATGAGATTTCAGTGATCAATTTTGATCTCAATAGTACTGGCGTAGTAGTGCTTACTGATTATTAAAGAAAGCGAGATAAAAATGATGTCAGATCCGGTAATGATAACATTAATCATTTGTTTTACAGTTATATTCATCAGCTTGATTGCTGCAGTAGTTATTCGGTGGATATGTGTTATACTGCTGAATTCCCGAATGCAAAAATCTACATTAGATGATGAATATTTGACAGTCGAAGAATTCCAAGAATATGAGAACATAGTTTCTGATATTGTCAAAAGCTTGGAAGATAAAATAGATAAGAAGGATAAGTAAAAATGTACGATCTCTATTCTCCTTTTGACATTGAACAACATAAGAAAAATTTTGTTAACTATCTCGAAGTGGTTATCTTTCCAGACGGACATATTGAATATGCCATTCCTTCACATCAGGAGAAATTGATTGCTGTTTGTATGGAAGATCTTGGAATAACAAGAGAAGAATTGAATAAAAGATGTCCGAAGGAATATTATTTTGATTTTATGACCTGGCTCTGCAATGTTTCTCATTGTGTATCTGTTTGGAATGAATATATTGTTAAATCAGATACGGTTCCGTTAACTCAAGAACAAAGAAATACTATTTATGATTTAGAGAATGAAGGATTACTCCGTTTGAATCGTTATTGAATGTATAAAATTGTTAGGAGACACGATATGAATAGTACAGAACGAAGAGCAAAGATACTTGAAGCATCACAAGCATATTACACAGACGGAACTTCTCCTTTGACTGATGCAGAATTTGATGCTTTGCTTGAAGAAGAAAGAAAAGAAAATCCTAATTCCGATTTGCTAGATGTAGGACATGGATTTGATGTCAATTTAGTATCAGGTAAAAAGTTTCCTCATAAGTACGGCATAGTAGGAAGTTTACCTAAATGCCACAATTGGAGTGAATTTCCTAAGTCCTTGAAAGGTATTAAAATTGCTACAACGCTTAAATTAGACGGCATTAGTTGTGTTATGTATTACAACAACGGATTAATGTATCAGGCACTCACAAGAGGTACTGACGGCGTAGGTATTGATATTACTGATAAGGTACAGAAGATTGTACCTAATTATTTCAGAATCCCTAATTCAGAATTTACCGGTGCAGTCAGAGGTGAAATTCTGATGCCTTACTCCGAATATGAAAAATTCTTAGCTGTTCATGAAGATGCAAAGAATCCAAGAAATACAACCTCTGGATTAATCGGTATGAAAGAAATAAGCGAAGATTTGAAGTATCTTCGAATAATCGTCTATACTGTAATTGGTATTGAATCCAAGCAAACGTATCCATTTCCTTTATATCCTTTCACAGATTATTATTCAATGCATGATTGGCTTGTAGATAATTTTGGGAAAGATAATGTAGTTCATATTGGTAAATCTGTATTTGATTCTGAAAATGAATTTACAAAGAATATGGAATTCAGAAGAAGTATATGGTATGACGAATATCCGGCAGACGGTATCGTTATTACTGCAAATGATATCAAATTTGAATCTGCTGCCCAAGGAACTACGGTTGAATATGAAGCAACTGCATTTAAATTCCCTGCTGAAACAAAGATAACAACCATTACAGGAATTGAATGGAATTTGAGCAAAACAAAATGTCTTATCCCAACCATTTTAGTTGAACCAATTGAACTTTCGGGAGTTACAGTAAGTAGAGCTGCAGGCTGTAATGCAAAGATGGTCTTAGATAAAAAGTGGGGGATAGGCGCGAAAGTTAAAATAACTCGCTCAGGCGAAGTAATTCCCGTACTCGAGGAGACAATTATACCTTCAAATCCTGAATTTCCGACAGTTTGCCCATCATGCGGGGCGGAGTTAGTTTGGGAAGGTGTTCATCTTAAATGCCCTAATCCTGAATGTAAAGATATGAAAATTCAAGATTTGTTAGTTTGGTGCAATAATATCGCACCTATTGACGGTTTAGGAGATACTTTGAAAATAAAGTTCTTCGAAGAATTGCATAACAATTATATCAAAGACAGTTTTCATAAGCAATTTGAAATTTCTATAGAAGGTGTTTATGATTATAATGAAACAATCATTGCTAAAGGAGTCCAAGAAAAATTGTTTGCTCACATGCTTTATGATTTGAAGCATAATGAAGTTTCAATTGCATCTGCACTTAAAGCACTAAATATTCCTCGATTAGGCGATGCTACTGCTGATTTATTATCTCATTATCCTGATGATATCAATAAGTTGATTACAGGAATTATGCCAGAAAATCTTGCATATAAACTTGGAAATGCAAATGCAGAATCAATTTCACGGAACATTAAAAAATTTGCAAGATTAAATTATATTAAATCAAATTTAGTTTATTGCGATACTTCTAACAATAATTCCAGAATTAAAGTAGCAATAACAGGCTCATTAAGCGTTTCGAGAAAAGATTTTGAGAAATTGCTCAACGACAATGGCTTTGTTCTTGGAGATATAACTAAAGATACAAAATACTTAATTACAAATGAGCTATCAAATAGTTCTAAATCTAAGAAAGCAACAGCAATGAACATTCCTGTTATTAGTGAAGAAGACTTTAGATCGAAATACAACATCTAGTCATCCATATTTTTCTTATCCTTTCAGCGAAAACCTCACCACTTACTCCCTTAGGTGAGGTTTTTGCGTGATTTACTAACCTTATATATTTCTATATTCTAAGGAGGTTTTTCCATGCCTGATGATATAGAACGTAAAGTAAAATTTAGCGATTTACCTTCGGCTACTTCTGTTGATAGCACTAATCGTACGCTATTAGTTCAAGGTGTTGGCGGTGGAGAAATTACTAAAACTACAACAGTTGAAAATATAAGTAACTACATAGTTAAAGATGCACAGTATCCTGAATTAACTACAACAAATAAAAAGATAATCGCAGCTATAAATGAGGCGGCTACTAGCGGAACAGAAATTCTGTGTGGTACATCTGCACCTACATCTTCGCAAGGAGAGAACAATAATCTTTATATTCAGTATACCGCTGGAGTTGGTGGAGCATCTGATGTTGTAGATGCATTGTTTGTAAAATTAGACGGGGCTTGGTGTTCCATTGATGTTGGTGGTGGTTCAGAAGCATTAAACGATTTAACAGATGTAAGTGCAGCATCTCCGTCAAACAATGAAGTAGTTATGTGGGATAGCGATAATAATAATTGGGAGAATAAACCAATATACATAGGAAACGACATAACTTATGGAAACATACAAGATGTAGTTATAGATGATTTATCATTGTTTGATAGACAGACACTTCTATTTAACGGAGATGATTCGGTCTGGGAGAATGGTACTCTTTGTTTAGGTCATACTAACATGTCATCGGATTTTGATGACGTATATCTAACTCAGACAATAGCAAATAAAGATCTTCTCATTTATGATTCTACAAATAATAGATGGGCGAATAGCCAGTTATATCGAGAAATAACTGGAACACTTACAATAGGATCAACTTCAGTAGTTTTAACAAATACTTACACCGATGTAACTGTAGCAAATGCTTCATTAGAGGTCTTTACAGATACTTTTGGTGTAAACCCTACTGATATTGCTATTAGTGGAGATAATATATCTTTAACTTTTGAAGCACAATCTTCAACAGTTAATGTGAAAGTGAGGCTGTGGAAATGACTTGGTTTAGATGTCAAAATGGAAACGGTGGCGGAGGTGGCGAAGTTTATGCCGATATACATCCAGTATTAACCGGCGGAATAATATCAAATACTTCTGGATTTCAGACCGCTACTTTCCCAGATGTATCAGCTTATACGTACATATATATTAATATATATGAACCTTATGACATATATCAACCCAATACGGATAGAAAATACGATTATGATAGATGTTCCGCACAAATTGTTAAGGTATCTGATCTTGGGAATAATACTCTATCTCTTAGAACCAAACACTTGTGGGGTTCTGCAACTGTCTATTATAATTTGACTAAAACATCTATAACATGTACGGATAGCTATAATAAGTATCATTATATCTATGCTGATATAATTGCTACAAATGATCCTATTGAACTTGGGGGTGGTGGTCCTACAATATTCCCAATTATTAAGAACGAGTTGATTTCGGATACTACTGGATATAAGACCGTTAATTTTCCAGACATATCTGCTTATACTTATATCTATGTATTTGTTACAGAAGGAAATACGACATTAGTTGCTACCCAAAACGCAAATAGATCGGTTTGTTTAACTGTAGCTGATATCGGAAATCCTTCGACTTTTGCACTCGGATACTATTGGGATAGCGGAAATATTTCTATAAGTATTACAAAGACTTCTGTAACATGCAATAGCTATTCAAACCCTTATCGAAATATCTATTGTACTATTATCGCAACTAACACATTAATACAGTAAGGAATACGATATGGCAATAACACAAATGACATTAGAAGTACCTAACGCTAATACAACAATTTCTCCCGGAAATAAGATTCAAATCGGGAGATTTGATGCAAAAGTCTGGATTGTAAGATTCGGTTGGTATAACTACGGCGGTAATCGTTCTGTATGCGGTTGGTATCTAGAAGCCGAATCCGGTAATGAGATTAAGCCTATATTTAAAATTGACCTTGATGATATTTATATAATTACAACAGGCTAACTTATGGCGAAAAAAGACTTCTTATACTGCGAAGAAACTGATACAAAAATCAGAAATAATGATGTAGTATCAATATCCACTTATCCTAATGTTAAGTGGATTGTTAAGAATGGCTGGTATAAGATTGGTACTGCTCAAAAAAGAGGTTGGTACTTTGTATCTATTGCAGATAAGACAGTTCTCCCTATTGATTTAGTAGATATAAAAGATATTAGTAAAGATGATAATCAGGCAATATCTACTTCTGAAGAAAGACCTACTCCAGCCGAAAATCCTACATCAGCTGCACAGCCAGAGGTCAATGTCCTTTATTGTAATGATACAGATACTAAGATATATCATAATGATATTGTAGATATCTCTGGTGAAAAGTATGTCGTTAAGTTTGGCTGGCATGAAATAGATGGTCAGCAGAAAAATGACTGGCATTTTATTTCTCTCAAAGACAGAAGTATTCTTCCATTATCCGAAGTTGATTTAACAGCAGTGTCTAAAGAACAAGTACTCGGTACATCAGAATTCAGACCTACACTAAAAGATATGGAAACTCCTGCTCTTGTAAATGATTATATAGTAATACCTAATACTGATATCAGATTATACGATAGCGACATAGTTAAAATATCTAACAGACCTAATATCAAGTGGGTAGTCCATACTGGTTGGTTTATTTACGATAACATACAGAACTACGGATGGTATTTTGTATCAATCAAAGATGGCGAGATATTACCAGTATCTATAGTAGATCTCACATTAGTTACTCTTGAAGTTCTTAAAACTCAAGGTTCTGAAGTCTATGATGGTAAAGTTGTTGGATATACAAGACCATTTACTCTTGCTGATGCAGAGATAATCCGCAGAGCATTTATTACAGTAGAAACCCCGGAACAGAGAGATAACCTTGATCCTAAAAAGTTAGTAAACGGCAAGATGGTTAGGGTCAATGATGTCGGTGGTGTAGCTTGTTATTACGCTTGGAACGAAGAAACGCAAGTCTGGGATAAAGTAGATTTCGGCAGCGGTGGAGCAGGAATACCTGAATTAGTAGGTACTGAAGCTCACCCGATAATCATATCGAAATTAGATGAAGGATTATATAGAATTATCGGATACTACAAAGTATCTCCTGATTCTGAATTAGTTCAAACTGATATTGACCACTTATCATTTGTTGCAAACAACGGTGATAATATTAAAATAAAGGTAACAACAGAAGATAAGATTACTGACTATTTGGTAGAGACAGATACAATTACCTTAATCATAAATTATGCTACTGAAAGTTACGTAGAGAGCAGAATCCAGTGGGTTTACGAGAAAATTTCCGAAATAATTTCGGAATTATATCAGGACTTACCAAGCATAATTGATGAAGAAGTATCAAAAATACTGAAACCAATACCAGAATCTTTTATAAGAGGATTATTTGAATGAAGGGAGATGACAAACCGTGACAGATCCTACATCATACTATTTAGATAAACCAGGGTTGCGGTTATATGATGAACTGATAAAACATTATATAGATGAGCAACGACAAGTATTTTATGGAACAGTAGCATATTGGAACGGACAACCTAATTTTATTGGCAAAAGAGGTAGCATTTATGTATATTCTGATTATAAGAAAAATGACCAAAATCAGAATATTGCTGGAATAAAAATAGGAGATGGTTTAGCGTATCTAATAGATGCTCCTTTTGTAGAAGAACTACTTTACGAGCATATAGAAGATAATATTAGGCATATAACTCAGGCTGAAAGAGAGTTCTGGAACAATAAAGTAAGATGTTATATGACAAATGTTGATAGCGATACATTAATATTTACTACAAATTAAAGGAGAGGGATTATGGCTTTTATATCAAAAATCAAATTGCCGAGTAATTCGAAATATGACATTAAAGGTACATTACACACTGTTATCGGAACACAGACAAGTGATACTGCGGCATGGACTGGTGTACTTAATGTAGATGCATTAGTTGACGGTACGACAATAGCGTATTACTTGCCCAGAACTTCTGCATCTAATGTTACACTTAAATTAACATTATCAGGTGGAACTGATACAGATGCAGTTGCAGTATACTTCCAAGGTAGTACAAGAATGGCAAAGCAATACCCTGCTGGTTCAATTATTGTACTTACTTATTATTCTGCTGGTTCTATTTCAGTAGGTGGAACTGCAACCTCAGATGCTAGGTGGATTGCCAATTCCTATACAAATACAGATACTAACACTAAAGTAACGCAGACAGAAACGGCTACGGATGATACTTATGAAATCCTTTTCTCTGCAAGTGCTTCAGGTTCAGGAACTAAGACAGAAACGACAGGTAAGGATGTTGATCTCACATATAATCCAAGTACAAATACCCTTACGGCAACAAATCTCAACATTACTACCATTAATGGAGTAACTGTTGGCTCAACACCAGAATTTACAGATACTACGTATGCAGATGGTACTGGTATCACAATCGGAACAGGCAATGCGATTAACCACAGTAATAGTGTTACAGCTAAATCAACTCAGGCAGTATATCCTATTACTTATGATGCACAAGGTCATATTACCGGTTCTGGTTCAGCGGTAACTATTGGTGCGGCGGCATCTAAGGGTGTTGCAACACAGATTTCAAGTTCTTCTACAAATAATGATCTTGCTACGGCATTAGCAGTTTACAATGCTATTGATGCTTTACCTGAACCGATGCAGTTCAAGGGTACAGTAGGTGATAGTGGTTCAACAATAACTTGGGCAAATTTACCTACTCCTGCAACAAGTAATGAGGGGCATACCTACAAAGCTACATCTGCAAGAACAACTTCTCAAACTGCTACACTTACTCAAGATGTAAAAGCAGGAGATACAATTATATCAAATGCTACGAACTGGGTAGTAATTCCGTCAGGTGATGAACCTAGCGGTACAGTAACAAGTGTTGCAGTAACAAACGGAAATACAGGAATTTCAGTTAGTGGTGGTCCGATTACTTCAAGCGGTACAATTACAGTTAGCCACGCAGATACAAGTTCAGCATCGAGTGTAGTTGCAACTTCCGGATATTTCGTTGATGGTGTTACAGTAGATGATTTCGGACACGTTACGGCATTAAGTACATCGGCAGTAACTACAACAGATGCTAATGTAAAACAAACTGCCGCTAATACAACAAATGCAGATTACAGAATCTTGCTTTCTCATTCTGCTAATGACACAGAAGAAACCGCAGGAGTTTACAAAGACACTGATCTGAAATACAACCCCAGTACAAACAGCTTATCTGTTACAAAGATCAATGGAGTAACGGTAGGTTCTTCTCCGAAGTTTACAGATAATGATACTTCAACAACTGTATCTTATTCAAAGCTCAACGGTACTGGAACATTCAAACAGAGCGTATCTGTAAATGGCGGTGCCGCAACAGATACAACTATATTTACTACAACAGATACTAGTGTAGGTTCTGCAAGTGGCTGGTCGGCAGGATCAATGCCTTCATTATCTGCTGGAACTACTCCGGTAACATTTGATGTAACCGGAGAATTGCTTACAATAGCAAGCGGAACGGCACCGTCACTTTCAGGTGGTGCAGTACCTCAACTTACAATAACATCAGTAACTGGACTTGCAAAAGTAAATGAGGTAACTCCATAACAAACTTTGATATGAGAGGAATTTGACTATTATGGCAAATATAAATCAAGTAAAATTGCCAGATAACAGTATATATAACTTCGAAGATGATACTCAAACACGAAGTGACCATAGGCACTACGACACCGATCGGGTGCCTTTGGTTCATAAGGTATATGAGAGTACAAGTTATTATGCTTCATCTAATGACTATGCTAATGCCTCATGGTATTTTATGTCTATTAAGCCTGATGAATGGGGTAAGCCGTGGAGAATAAGATTTAAAGTACATTCATACTGCCCTAATTACACTTCTACATATCAGTCATATACTTGGTCTACTGTATGTGGCAGAGCAGATGGATTTATTTATGCTAACTGGAATGAAAGATACAGTTCTGCTCATTCTTACATATTATTATATCCACTGAAATCAGCAGGATTTACCGCTGGTTATGGTCATGCATTAGCAATAAGTATTTATAATGCAGATAATCGTACCAGCTCTGCTTATTATAGAACTTTTGAAGTGGATTTATATGACACCGAAAATTGCACAGTAGAGTTTCTTGATACTCCTGTTAAATGGACTTCTTGGACAGGTGGTACTACTACAAATTACGGAAGTCTTGCCTCATATAATGCTATTGATCGTGGTTTGCTAGAAACTGGTGATACGAATGATATTGATAACCGTATCCTTTATTTTGCAGGTAAGACCGGTGCAAAGGGTGTATGGGCAACTTCGTTGTTTATGGAAGATGCCTATGGTACATATCAAAATATCTGTACGGCATCTGATGGAACAGTAACATCATCAAATAGAACTACTGGAACAAAGTACGCTAATACAAACGGCTTTAAAGTAGGGAGTCCTATTTGGTATACAAATACTAATTATAATGCAAACACTAATATTAGCGGATATGGTAATGTCTATAAAACATTTCAGCTTTTTGATACAAGATATTCATTCAATACTACTCTTACTGCAGGATCATTAACTGCATACAAACCACTTTATTTGGTAGGTACTATACATTCAGACGGATTATATTATCTTGATACAACTTGGTGGACACAGACACCAACAGATCAGAGTAAGATATACGTTCTCGTAGGCGGAGTATATGACAGTACCACATCTAACTGTCGTGCTACTCTTTATGAGCAGAATAAATGGTTTAGATATGATGGTACTCAATTAATTGAAATTGCTAATGATGCCCTTACTGTTTCTGGGCATACAGTTGATGCTGATGTTCCTTCCGGGGCAGTTTTTACTGATACAACATATACATTTGCAGGGGGAACTAACAGTTTTACTGTAACTCCTTCAGGTGGTTCTGCTCAAACTGTAAATGTTACTCCTAGTATCGCTAATGCAGAAATGCTTACTACAAACGCTTTTGCACCGACATCTTTAAAAGGTCCTTATATATCTAAAATTGATAATGCCTTTTATGCCGCAGATAAGCGTTGGACTGTAACTGCTACTAATATGTCGGGTAGTGTAGCTACTTTATTTGATGGTGATTATGAATCCGGTGGAGTTATTCAGAATGGTAATACTTCTGTAATAACAATGGATTTTTCTAATGAATCCTCTGGTTATTTCCCCGGCTATCCATATGGTTATATTCTTATAAGTTTTTATTATGCCTCTGTGCCACAAAGCGTGAGTTGCCGAGTTTATTGTAATTACTCAACTCAAGGTGTTGGGTGGCATAACGTGGCGATTACTAAAGTTTCTGACAGTACCGCTACCGCTACAACTTATAGAAGTGAGCATCAAAGATATTATCAAATATCTCAAATAGAGATAACTATTGTTGGAGATACAACTAATTCTACTGGCTATACAAAAGTAAGTCAGATAGAAATGCATTTAGATCGTCCCAATTCCAAAAAGACACCATTTTTGTCAAAATATGGGGAAGAGGAATTATATTATAACCTTACCGCACCTAAATTTATTGGTAATTTGCAAGGTAATGCTGATACTGCAAGTGCTTTAACTACTAATGCTGGTTCGGCAACGCAACCTTGCTACTTTTCAGGCGGTGTTCCCTCAGCTTGTACTTATTCTCTTAATGAAACAGTTCCTAGTGGGGCGGTTTTTACCGATCAGAAGGTAACTCAGACCGAAACTTCAACTGGGGGTGATTATGAAGTTCTGTTTTCTGGAACTGCTGATAATGTTACACGAACAGAGGGAACAAATAAATCAAATAATTTACGGTTTAATCCTAGCACTGGACAGTTAATTACTGATATTCTTACCGCAGACTCCGTTGATGCTGATTGGATTCAATCATTGAAATTAGTAAACAATGAATATATTACAAAAACAGAAATGTCAAATTCTGGTGTAGTTATACGTGATGACAACAATAATTCTGTTATTACATTGAATGATTCTGGTGGTATTACCGCTACCACATTAAATGGTGTTACTATTGGTTCAACACCAGCGTTTACCGATACGTGGAAAGCGAATAGTTCTTCTTCTGAAGGTTATGTTGCTTCTGGTAGCGGTCAGGTAAACAAGGTTTGGAAAACAACTGGTGCTGGTGTTCCGGGGTGGACAGATGATTCTAGCTTAGCATATTCGACTGGTTCTAGTGATACCGCAGGGCGTTGGACTGTAACAATTCCGGGTATAACTCAGCTTTATGACGGTTTAACTATACGAATATATTTAACTAAATCTTACAACTCTACATTTAATACCCTGAATGTAAATAATTTAGGAGAAGTTTTAGTTAAATATAGAGCAGGAAGTCAGCTTACTTCACACGTTCCTCAGTATGCTTGTATCGTATTAACCTACAAGACAGGATTAACTGCTTATGCGGTATCAAATGCTTATTGTGATCCAGTTAATAATGCTAACTATCGTGGAGCTTGGGCGGCTAATACCGCTTATGCCGTAGGTGATTCCGTACAATATAGTAGTACATATTACATTTGTAAAACGGCTCATACTAGCGGTGCTTCTTGGGCAACAACAAACTGGAACACAAGTACAACCCCTTATACATCTTTGGCAGTACCTACAAGTGCTACCACAAATATTACTGATGGCTGGTTATTACAGACAGTATATCAAGATGGTAACGATTATTACTATCTTAGAAGAAATTATGCAAATATAAAAGTAGGTGCTAATAAGATATTCCCTTATACTATTATTGCACAATGCTCTGACGGTAGGTGGGAAAGCATTGTAACAAGTTCCTCTACGGGTACAGGCAAGGCAAGGAATGCTCATGGATTCCGATTAGGTCAGATTGCACTAATGTATGCTAATTCAACATACAATGAAAATGCTACGCTTGCTAATACAAATAATGTAAACGACTTTTATAGCGGACTTGCGGATACTCGATATTCTTTTAATACGGCAAACAATGCTACATATGGCTTAACTGCATATACCCCTATTTACTTAGTAGGATCAATAAATTCATCTGATGGTTTATTCTATTTGGATTCTACTTGGTGGACTCAAACATTACCAACCACAGCAGATGGCAAATTATATATCTATATTGGAGATGCCTATGATTATTACCGAATGATGTTTACCAATTCTAAATTGATATATAGATATTCTAATGGAAAAATAAGACAGTATGTTCAAGATACTGATACTATAAATGGTCTTACTGTAGAAACATCAGTCCCCAGTAGTGCAGTTTTTACAGACCAATATGTAAACCAAGCGGCCAATGCTGATGCTAATGTATCATATCAACTTTTGTTTGAAGATACGGCTAATAGTGGAAATACTACATCAGGTACAAGAAAAACATCATATCTTACATATAACCCTAGTACATCTTATTTTACAATAGGAGATACTACACCGGGCGGTGGAACACTGTCAGTTCATAATATATCGGCAACTTCAGTAGCTTCTACGAATTTTACCGGTTCTACACTTAATGGACAAACAATCCCAGCTTCTCCAGTATTTACAGATCAGGCAGTTCAGCAATTAGAGGGTGGTAATGATGTTGCTTATGAGATGTTGTACGAAGATACTTCAAGTAGTGGAAATATTACATCAGGCACAAGAAAATCATCTAACTTGACATACAACCCGGTCACTAATACTTTATCTCTCGCAGGTAAAGTAGATTGTACTAGTATGAGTGTAACTACACCTACATACTCAATATCAAAGACAAGCGGTACTTGGAATGTTGGTTCGGTATCTGCAAAGAGAACCGGAAACATAGTTCAGATGACAATTATTGTAAAAGGTACTGGTACTGGAGTTACTTGTGGAACTGATGGATTTGTAGGTCAATTATCTGGTACAGGACCGGCACCTGCCCAAGATATGACATTAGTATCATATACAGGTAACTATACAATAGTAGGCTATATTGATACCTCAAGAAATATCTGGATAAGACCTATTGGTTCTGGTACATATACGGCAGGAAGTGGTTCTAGTATTCAGGTAGACGGTTGTTTCATCTGCGAGTAACCTTAAATATAAGTAGGAATACTTATAAGAAGGGAGGTAGAAAACCAAGAAACTTCAGTTTCTTGGATGAATACACAAAATCCATCAATATAAATTGATGGTCGCTGGCTGTAGCAGGAACACGAACCTCAAATCTTGAGGCAACAGGACGAGAACAGAGCGTAATGATTTTGGGGGAACAAATGCCCATTAGACAAGGAAATGTAAGCAGAAGCCTATTGGCAACTGTGTAAGGGCATCTTGGCGATGCCTGTGAGAATAAGGTTTTCGAACAAACTTCTCACGAAATCCCATTACCTTCAGGTGATGGGTTCGTCAATAATTATAATAGGAGGAATTAAGAAATGGTATTTAAGTCAGAAAAGTTTTATACAGCTATGAAATGGTTCGTCACAGTATTTATGCCCGCACTCATTGCTCTTTGGCTTGGACTTTCTCGTGTTTGGAATTTTCCTCTTGCAGAAGAAATCGGTGCTACAATGGCATTAGTTGAAACATTCTTAGGTGCATTACTCGGTATTGGATCTATCAGATACCAGCTGCTTAATAGCGATAAGAATGAAGCGGAAGGCTAAGAGGTTATTGTTATGGAACTTATAAGAAGTAAAGTAATTGATACTGCTCTCAGCCAGGTTGGATATCAAGGTTCAACCTATTCATCGAAATATTCGAAGGACTTGGATGCAGTTAAATTTTATAATTATCCCAAGGATGGGGCTTGCACTTGGTGCTCAATATTTGTAGACTGGTGCATATATCAGAATACAGATCCACAAACTGCTAATAATGCAAGATCTGCATTATATGAACCCAATTCCGACAACTGTGGTGCTGGCTGTGTGCAATCCGTCCAGTACTACAAATCGCATAATGCATGGTACTCAAAGCCCTCTGATGCTCATATCGGAGACAAGGTATTCTTTAAGAATTCCTCCGGTATCTATCACGCAGGTATTGTAGTTGATTGGGATGCTAGTGGTATTTATACAGTAGAGGGTTCAACTGGTGGAGCTAAAGTTTTAAAAAGATTCTATTCTTACAATGATAGTAGATTAGCAGGTTTCGGCAGACCTAAATATACTGCAAATGAACCTGATGTAAATCCTACACCGACACCAGATCCTGAACCAACACCGACACCTACACCTGAACCTACATACCCTCATTACAAAGTGCAAACCAAAGGCAGCACACTTTCATTAAGAAATCAGCCTAATATCTCTACTTCTAAAGTTTTAGCAGATATGCCTAATGGTACAATCATTGAGGTTTGGGAGATAGTTAAAGGTGAAGAAGTCAATGGTACTACTGATTGGGCACACGCAGGATACAAGGACTATAATGGATTCTGTACTTGCAGCTGGCTTGTAAAAGTAGATGATGGTAATACTGCATCTGAGCCTGTAGCATCAAAGCCGACAACTGAAACTAAGCCTACTACTTCTACATACAAAGTAATTGCAAAGAGTGGACTTAATGTTCGTACCGGTCCGGGAACAGGCTACTACGTCACAAGAGTATTAGGTAACGGTGCAAAAGTTACTGTCTACGAAACTAAGAATGGTTGGGGCAGAATCGGTAATAAGCAATGGTGCGCTATGTCTTACCTTGCTAAGATTTAAATCGTTATATAACACAATCTATATTATTGGAGCAATAAATGAAGCTGTATATAAAATCATCAGAAGACGCTAATGAAAAATACGTAATTGTAACAATTCAGGATGAACATGGATATTATACTGAAGATAATGGCAAGCCGTTGTTATTTATTGATTCCAGAGCTCAAAATTATACTCATTTAGGTAAAGTATATTCTCCAAATTTTACATCTACCAGAGCTAATAATATCAACAGAGCTAAGAAGTTTAATTCGAAAGAAGAAGCTGAAGCATTTGTTGATAAACAAGCAAAAGAAAAGGATTTGTGGAAACACTATAAAGTTTCTGTAATGCCTTTAAGTGAAGCAATGGAGCTAATCGGAAATCCTGATGACAATTACAAAGCATACAAGCAAAAACAAGCTGATGATAAAAGAGCAGCAAGTAGACGGTATGCAGAACAAAATAAAGAGCGTGCAAAGAAAAATAAGGAAATAAATCCAGGTACATATAAAGTAACATTCTGGTATTCCAACAGTTGGTTAGGTTGCGAAACTTATACAGTGGACGCTGAAAGTGTTGACGATGCATTTAAGAAAGCAAAAGCAAAAGCACTTCGTCAAGATCCATACAGAGATTCTCAAGGCTATGACCAAAGAATGATATTTAACAAGAGTAATATCCGGAAGATTGGTTAACTATGAAACGATATATTAAGGCAGAAACGATATCAGTAAATGAATTAAGTAAGGAGCGATTAGAAAATATCGTTTCAGAAATAGTTAATGTGATAAACACCCCTCAATTAGGCGAAACTAAACGCATATTGCAGATAATTAGAATTTTAGAATTCTATAATCTGAAATAATATATAAATCGTTATATAATTAGTTATAACCGTCGAGTTTTGTATTTTCCTTGACACCCTCGGCGATATAAAATAAAAATAACAGGAGGAACCATAATGGGTTCAAAAGTCAAAAGTCTTGTGAACGACTATAAAGTTCTCTTAAGAAGTGTTCCAGCATTAATCACAACTATTTTTGTAGTCGGTACAATTTTGATGAATTTGTCAGCCGCAAAAATCATTTTCAATGCTTGGAATGTAGCAGTCACTGGTGGTTTCATTTTAAGTTGGTTACCCTTCTTGTGCATGGATACTGTAGCAAAGAGGTTTGGTGCGAGAGCAGCTATCTTGCTTAACATCTTATCTGCTGCAGGAAATCTTTTTGCTGTATTATTCCTTGCATTAGTGGCAGTCATCCCTACTACAGAACCTTATACTGAATTCAATTACATCTTTGGTGCAGTTTGGTTCATTTGTTTAAGCAGCACAGTTGCATTCGTAGTATCTGGTGTAATCAATAGTTTAGTAAATGTCGCTGTAGGTAAACTTTTCAAAGGTAAAACAAATATCATTGAATTTTTTACAAGAAGCGCGCTTTCTACATTTGTAGGTCAGGCATTAGATAACTTCATTTTTATCGCTGGTGTTTATGTAGTATTTGCTCCGATATTCTGGGGAACAGAACCTCTTCCTATTCTTACATGTGTAGGTACTGCAATCTTAGGTGGTCTTATGGAACTCCTATGCGAAGTACTTCTTACACCTCTTGGATACAAAATTGTTAAGGGATGGGAAAAGAACAATGTAGGCGAAGAATATCTTAAACTTCATCCTCAGAAGTAATTAAATTAGAGAGTTTTGTATCAACCTTGAAAGCCTCTCATTAAACAAAAATAACAGGTTACACAATAACACAAATCGTTATATAGAGTGTAGCCAACAATTATGGTTACACTCTATCTTTTTATAAGGAGAAAAATATGTCCAGAAACGCAGAAGAATTACAAGGAGTAACATTACTCGGAAATCAGAACACAAAGTACAAGTATGAATACGACCCAAGTATTCTTGAAACATTCGTAAATAAGAATCCCGATAACGATTACGTTATCACATTTGATGGATATGAAGGCACAAGTTTGTGTCCTAAGACAGGTCAGCCTGATTTCTTCAAAATGGTTATCAATTATATTGCTAACGAAAAATGTGTAGAATCAAAGAGTCTTAAGTTGTATCTGTTCAGTTTCCGTAGTACAGGTGAATTTCATGAAGACGTTGTTAACAGAATTGGTAAAGACCTTGTCAAGTTGTTAGACCCTAAATACCTCGAAGTAAGAGGTATATTCTCTCCAAGAGGTGGCATTGCTATCTATCCGTTCTTCAACTATGTAGGAGATACAAAGTACGAAAGCTTTGCAATGCAGCGAAAGCTTGATACAATGCGTGATGCTTGTAACAGAACAGTAAAATATGATATGTAAGGAGAATCATATGAAAAAAGCATTAGTATTAAGTAGCGGAGGACTTGATTCCTCAGTGTGTGTTGCAAAAGCTGTAAAAGAGTTCGGAGCTGAAAATGTAGTGACTGCAAGTATATACTATGGACAGGCACACAAAAAGGAACTCTTAGCTGCTAAGAATATCGCAGAATACTACAATGTAAAGCATATTGAACGAGATATTTCTAGTGTTATGCAAGATGCAAAGAATGTATGCTCGCTTATGGAAGGTTCTTCTATTGAGATGAATGATAAGAGTTATGCGGAGCAAATTGCAGAAAACGGGAAACCTAACACAGAAGTGCCTATGAGAAACGGTCTATTTCTCATGGTTGCTGCATCTATTGCGATGAGTATTTTTCCTAATGAGGAAGTGGCAGTGATTTATGGGGCTCATAGTGATGACGCTGCTGGGTCTGCATATCCTGATTGCTCACCCGAATTTGCAGATAGAATAGATGAAGCAATTCAGATAGGTAGTAGAAACAAAGTTCATCTTGAGCGGCCACTCATAGATATGACAAAGGCAGAAGTAGTTAAGCTTGGTCTTGAATTAGGTGTTGACTTTAGTAAGACTTGGTCGTGTTATCATGGCAGAGATAGAGCTTGCAAGGTATGCGGAACTTGCCGAGATAGACTTGCAGCATTTAAAGCTAATGGTGTAAAAGACCCTATTGAATACGAGGATTAACAATGAAAATAACTGAAGTAGAAACATTCGTAACATTTGAAGCCGCTCATAGATTATATGCAGTAGACACATATACTCAAGAATGCCGAAAGAATCTCCACGGTCATAGTTACGGAGTGAGGGTAGTTGCTAGTAGAAAATCAATGAATTCTGCAGGTATGGTTGTGGACTTTAAATTGCTTAAAGAAGTAGTTCATGATGTAATTGAAGTACCTTATGACCATTCTTGCATTCTTAAAGCAGATGACCCTCTTGCTGAGCCGATTAAGCTTAATTGTGAGAAGGTTCATATTGTAAATGAAAATCCTACTGCAGAATGGATGGCTAAGATATTCTTTGAAATGATTGAAGATGCACTCAAGAAGAAAGACCCTGAACTCTTCTTATCTTCTGTATCCGTTAGAGAAACTGAAAAGAATATTGCTACTGTAAGGAGAACCGAATGATGAATACTATTCCTATTGTAGAAATATTTGGGCCTACGTTGCAAGGCGAGGGACCTAATGTAGGTGCAAGATGTATCTTTGTTCGTGTTAAGGGGTGTGATTTCAAATGTGAATGGTGCGATTCTAAATTCACTTGGAATAACAATAGTAGCGAAAAAATAGATTATGAACCTGAAACTCTTGCACAGTTACTTATTCATAAATGTCTTACTGATAATTGTAAACATATAGTACTTACAGGAGGTAATCCTTGTTTATATGATTTCACTTATGTATTATTCAAATTAAAAGCATTTGGTGTAAAAGTAGATATAGAGACACAAGGTTCATTAATTCCTGATTGGCTAACTATGATTGATACAATAGTATTTAGTCCTAAAGTTCCTTCGAGCGGCATGATAGATACCTATGATACTATTACAGAATTTATTAATAATAATGATCAAAGTAATCATACTATTGCTATTAAGATTCCAGTATTTAATGCAGATGATATAACATTTGCAAGAAACTATGCAAAGTTTGTAAACGAATTTACAAATAAAAGAGATAACAATATCAATCTTAGATTGTATCTTAGCGTAGGTAATTCAGATGTAAATACTAAAGAATCTATTCGCGATAGAGTTTTATCTGATTATGAAGAATTGCTAAATAGAATTAATCAATTCCCCAGCGATTTTGAAAATGTTTACATATTGCCTCAAATCCATACGTTAGTCTGGGGCAATAAGCAAGGAGTTTAATTATGCAATTCTACGGAGGTCAGATTATATGTATGCAAGGTGAAATGAAAATTGATAATCTTAATTTCATATTAGACCTAATAGATGAATATATTGAACTTCTTGAATCTGTAGAAAATAAGCAAGGAGTATAACAATGGGATATAAGAAATTAGATATACCTAAGGTAGAAGAAGCAGTTAAGAATCTTCTTATAGCATTAGGCGAAGATGTAGAAAGAGAAGGATTAAAAGAAACTCCACGAAGAGTAGCAAAGTATTGGTAAATTATTAAGGAGACATTATATGAATACTCAAATTGATGCGGAAAAGATAAAGAAACTTACTAGAGAATTTTTGCTTGCCTTAGGAGATGACCCAGATAGAGAGGGGCTTAAAAAGACCCCTGATAGAGTGTCTAGAATGTGTTTAGAAATCTTCGAAGGTATGAATTATTCTAATCAGGATATTGCAGATAAGTTTAACACTTGTTTTGAAGATGTTGAAACCGGAGATCTTGTAGTAGAAAGCAATATCCCCATTCACTCATTTTGCGAGCATCATATTATGCTTATGTACGATATGTCTGTAGCAATTGGGTACTTACCAAAAGGAAAAGTTATTGGCTTAAGTAAGCTTGCTCGTATTGCAGATATGGTAGGTAAGCGATTGCAGCTACAAGAACGAATTGGATCCGATATTGCCGATATTCTTCAGGAAGTTCTTGGGACTTCGGATATTATTGTTGTAATTGAGGGAAAACATGGCTGCATGACTGCAAGAGGTATAAAGGCAAGAGAAGCAGTTACTCGAACAGCTACTTTAAGAGGTCGATTTGAATCAGATTCAGATCTTCGTTCTGAATTTTATGCTTTAATTCATAAACCTTAAATATATCCAATCATATATGCGAGGTGATGATATGATCCCACTTAACTCTGCTCAAACAGCTGAACTTGCTGAGTTCTTAGGTCACGATCCATCTATTGATGGAGAATGGTCAATTACTCGTTCGCTTAATAACGGTCCGTGTATATACGCAGTTAATTCAAAGGGTACTCTAGTAGTGAGATTAACTTGTATAGACCGTGCAGGTAGGATTCAAAAGCCTAGGTTATCTTCTATACGAGAGTACCCAGATCATTATTTGTTTTGCAATTTAAATAATAAAGATATTAGAATGCATCGACTAATGGCCTATGTGTGGTTAGATGATTACGATGAAAATCTAACAGTTAACCATAAAGACGGAAACAAGCATAATAATGATTACCATAATTTAGAAATGCTGTCAGTCCATGATAACTGCATGCATTATCATCATTCTGATGAAATGTTACAAAAACGTAATCGGGATTATGCGTATCATGGAACTCGGATCAAGGGCAGGATTCATATAACTAATGGAGTTGAATCCAAGATGATATACGAATCTGATGGAATTCCAGAAGGATGGTGGAGAGGTCGTTCAGATAGCGTGAAAAAGAAGTTGTCTGAATCATGCAAAGGGCATTCACCTTCTAATGCAGGTAAGTATTCTATAACTAACGGAATTGCAGTAAGATATATTTCTCCTGATGAAACTCTCCCTCAAGGATGGTCGAGAGGAGGGATTAACATGTCTGAATCTAAAAAGCAAAATATACGAGATAAAATGACTGGAAAGGTGTTTGTTCATAGAGGTAAAGAAAATAAACGTGTATATTCTTATGAATTAGCTTCTTATTTATCCGAAGGTTGGGAATTAGGCATGTATGCAAAGCAATGGGATAGAACAGATACAGAATATACTGAAGAACGAAGAGAACATATGCGAAAAATAATGACTGGAAGTGGAAACCCTATGTATGGAAAGCACTTATCAGAAGAAACAAAAGCTAAGTTGAGTGCTGCAAATAGAAATAGAGTGGTTTCTGCGGAGATAAGAAATAAAATAAGCGAATCTAAAAAAGGATATCATCACACAGAAGAAGCTAAACAGAAGATGCGAGATGCTATGAAAGGGCGTGCAGCTAATAACACGGGATATATCTGGATAACTAATGGAAAAGATAATAAACAAATTCCTGAAAGTGAATTGAATAAATATCCCGATTATAGGAAAGGCATATCTCGAGAGAAAGTCATACGAGTATTTGTCAACGATGGATATATTAATCATAAGATCCCTATTTATGAACTTGATAGCTGGCTATCTCAAGGATATGTTCGAGGGTTATTGAAACATTCGAAAAATTCTTAAAATTTAAGAAAAGAAATAGAAGGAAAAAGTACAAGAATTGCATCTATCTTCAATTAGGTAACATGAATCGTTATAATAGGTAGAGGAATTTATTTTCTACCTATTTTGTACTTAAGGAGACCTCGTTAAATGGATAATATTTTTTACTGCTCAGCACTTGAGTTAGGTAATAAAGTAAACAAAGGAGATATTTCTCCTACAGAAATACTAGACGCATATGAAAAGCGTATTGAAAAGATTAATCCTAAAATCAATGCTATCGTATATACGAAGTTTGACGAAGCTAGAGAACGAGCACTTGAGTTAGAAGCTCGATTAGCAAAAGGCGAATATTGTGGGCCTTTCGCAGGAGTTCCAGTAGGATTAAAAGATTTCTTACCCAGTAAGAAGGGGTGGATATCTACTCACGGAGGTGTAGCCAGTTTAACTACTATTGATGAGTATGATTCAGAGATATGCAAAGCAATGGAGAAGTTAGGAGCTATTGTAATTGGCAAAACAAATTCACCTGCTTTTGGATTTAGAGGAACAACAGATAATAAGTTATACGGACCTACATCTACTCCATTTAACATCGAACATAATTCTGGTGGAAGTTCGGGAGGTAGTGCTTCGGCAGTAGCTGCAGGTATGATGGCAATTGCTGAAGGAGGCGATGCAGGTGGTTCAATCAGAATTCCTGCTGCTTGGTGCGGATGTTTTGGTCACAAACCTTCTGCTGGATTAGTTCCTAGTGTATGTAGACCCGATGCCTGGACCGCTACTCATCCTTATTGTTGCGGAGGTCCTATTACTAGAACAATAGACGATGCTGCATTAGTATTAGCTTCTATGATAAAGTATGATCCGAGAGATCCGATTAGTGTAATGACTCCGCCTAGTTTGATTCAGAATATCTTAGATACTCATGGGATAGTTAAGAATAGAAAATATAAAATAGCCTATACTATGAATTTTGGTACACTCTTTCCGTATCCAGAACTTCAGATTGCCGAAGCTATAGAGAAAGTAATTAATATTTTAGAAGAAAAAGGCAATACTATAAGTAAAGCTAATTTCAAATTCAATTATTCCCGTAAAGAAATTGAAGAAGCTTGGTTGCGTGGTATCAGTATTGATTCATCTATTGATAATGCTATTGCAAAAGATAATGGATTTGATTTAATCGGATACCATTCAGATGAATTACCTGAAGCATTCATTAAGTGGGATAAGCTCGCGTTTGAATCTACGATGATGGATTATAGAAAATTTCATGAAATCAGAACAGATATCTTAGATGCACATCTTAGAGTATTTGAAGATTGTGATATTATCATTGCTCCAGTTGCTGGATGCATGCCTCCAAAAAATTCTGATAATTATGATACTCAAGGACCCGACCATATTGGAGACATAGAAGTTGATCCTTTAATCGGATTTTCATACACCTATCTTGAAAATATGATAGGAACTCCTGCAGCATCAGTACCTATTGGACTATCAAAAGATAATTTACCTATTGGGTTACAAATAATTGGTAAACGATATCATGATGACGAAGTATTCGCAATCGCAAGACAGATAGAAATGATGATACCTTGGGATTATACTAAAATTCAGATTTAAGATTGAAGGAGGCATCTATGGAAGAACACTGGAGACCTGTTAAAGATTACGAAGGTTTGTATGAAGTAAGCGATTCAGGTAACGTTAGAAGCATAGATAGATATGAAACATTTGTGAATAAGGAATCTACATATCCAGTAGTAAGATTTCGAAAAGGCACAAATTTACATATAACATATGAAGGAAAATCTCCTCGTGTCCAACTGTCTAAGTATCATAAACTCAAAAATGTACCTATATGCAACTTAGTTGCAGAAGCATTCATCCCGAATCCAAATGGTTATACATGTGTAAATCATAAAGATGGCAATAAGTTAAATAACTGTAAAGAAAATTTAGAATGGGCACCATTTTACTCTGTTGGCAAGTTTGAAAAAGAAAGCATAATCTCCGAAGAGTGGAGACCCATTCCTGATTATGAAGACCTTTATGAAGTTTCAAATACTGGAAAAGTTAGGAGCATTCCACGAAAAGTAGTAAGAACTCGTAACAGAAATAACAGAAGTTTTGATGATTTAGCTAAATATAGCGCAAGAGAATTAAAACCGTGTAGGCATAATCAGAAAACTGGATTTGCAGTATACCATCTGCATAGAAGATACAAACCCGGATTTTATGGTCAAACGGATACATATCACGTCATCGAAGATTTGATTCAACTAGCGTTTCCAGAGTTGCATTCATGGGAGGATTAAATGTTGGAAAATATCATAATTGCAGTATTAAGCATAACGCTTGGAATAATTATAGCGAATATATTTAATCATGTAGAAATAAGTAACCTCAAAACTCAGCTGTTTAATTCTGAAGAAGAAAATGACAAACTGATGAAAGAAAACAAAGGGTTAAGAGAACACAACGCCAAACTATATGATCACTTGAAGGAAATACATGAATTACATGATGTTGCATTAAGCAACATACCTGATTTTGAGGAGTGGTAAGCAATTTCTTTACTGATCAACCTTATTTACATATGTAAACAATATAAAAATTACATGTGTAATTGAGGTGACTGTATGGCTTCTAGCTATCCGAGAAAATATTATTCCACAAGTTATGACGATTTATCTACTATTCCTTTAGTTGAAGGAAATGTAATCGCTACATATGATGCTGATGGCATTTATTATGACATAGGAGTTCCTGCAGGTAGCGGTCAAAATCTTGTAAGACGAAAAGCAAGAGGAATTGAATATATTGCAGCTGCTGATTTAAGTGCTCATCAAGAACCTGAAACTATTTTTGTTGTGAATACAGGTACAGGTACTGATGCAGATGGCAATACATTTCCTATGTATTCAGGATATATTTGGGATATAACATTACAAGATCATGTTAATATATTTAACAACTCTACAGATTTCCAAGTAAAGTCAGTAAGCAATGCAACTACTCAAGCATATATAGTAGGTAGCGTTGCATCTACTACTAATGTTGGTACATTAATTAAAAATCCTAACATATATATCACATCTACCGATAACAAAATTCACGCAGACCTTGAAGGTACTGCGGATATTGCTTTGCAGTCGAGTCATTCATCAACTTCAGATATTGCAACTAGTGCAACATATGATAATCCAGATAACAATGTAACTCCGCATAAGATAACAAAATATCTATACGATGTTACTAGCGATGCATCGACTAACTTAGGTTCAACACTTACATTTACGCTAGGCGATGAGAGCGTAAAAACTGTGAGAGTTAGCGATACAACATATTCGATATTTACTTCTAGTACATCTGGCTTAGTTCCTGATACATCTACAACAGTTCAATCCGACAGCACTGGGGTATTATTATCTGGCAGTGGTTGGCTTGCTACATCGTTAATTCCTGCAGGAAAAGACGGTGATGGAAATGTTATCACTGAAACATACTATGCAGATGCGACATTTGATACCAACACAAAAGACCTAACATTAACAAAAGGTGATGGATTACACGTTACTGTAGTTCCTATACCTTATACCGATACTGTTTTTGATACCTCAGACCCTGGATTAGTTCCTTCAGCACCTAGCAGCGATGCTTCAATAAAATTCCTTAAAGGCGACGCTACTTGGGGTACAATAACAACATATCAAGGGGCGTCAGTTGGATCTGCGGGTGTAGCTGGATTAGTTCCTGCAGCAGCTTCTGGAGAAACAAATTATTTTCTTAGAGGTGATGGTGATTGGGGAACGACTTTTGATGCAAGCAATGACGGATTAGTGCCTAATACATCCGCTGCAACTGCTGGTGATATATTAAGCACATCCGGTTGGGTACCTCAAAATTCTACAGGATCTAACGATTATAATTTAGGAAATACTTCAAACTTATATCTTGTAGGTGCTATATCTCAAGCGGCATCTGCTCAAACATATGCTGACCAAAGAGTATTTGCTAACAGCGGTAAGTTATATAGCAACAGCATAGAAGTAGTAAATTTATCTGATACACAATCGCTTACTAACAAAACATACAACGGATATACTTTAGGTGCAGCTTGCGAAAAATCAGTAACTACCTCTTTAGATTCCTCTTCACCCTCCACTAATTTACCTACAAATGGTGCAGTTAGAGGTTATGTAGCAGATGAAGTAGATTCAAAATTAGATGTTTCGATAGTTGCAGACATCTATGATGATACATCCACATCTTACGCAGTAGGCGATTATCGTATGTATGATGATGGTAATGGTTATGCTCTATATCAATGTAATACTGCAATATCATCACCTGCTGGTTCTTTTGATGATACAAAGTGGGATTCTAAATTAATCACTGGATTAGATACTTGGTTATCCGGAACATTAACTTCTGGCCAAACATCAGTAACACTTTCTAATGCAGCTATCAAAGTAGGATCTATGCTAGAGATTTATACAGATGTATATGGTATAGAACCTACAAATGTAGCGGTAACTGCAGGTCAGGTAGTGCTTACGTTTGTGGCACAAGGCTATGATATTAATGTCAAAATAAAGGTAATTTAATTATGGGACAAAGTACAGTAGGGCCATCCCCTATAGTTAGTTTTACTACAGCTTATGCTAAACCATTAACACGATGCCTCGTAAACATCAAGGCAACGGGCGGAAATGGCACACCATCGGCACCCGTGCCGATTGTTGGCTTTTCGAGTGCGAATATTTATCACACGGGAGCGAATGTTTGGGATGAACAAACCGAGGGTGGCTCAATCAATGCATCAACAGGCGAAACAAAAAATGACAACAACGCAATAAGGTCAACACATCTTTGCCCTTGTTCTCCAAATGCAGAGTATTGTCTTGTCAAGCCTGCGGGAACTTGGCTCGGTATTTTTTGGTATGACGAAAATGAAAATTATATAAGTTATTATGCCTTCCAAAGCCAAGCAAATAAGACACAAACGTCACCATCAAACGCAAAATTTTTTAAGGTTGCAATAGGCAATAGTGCCGTGCCTGTTACAACATACGGAAACGATACAAGTATAAACTACCCAAGCACAGATACAACCTACCACGCTTACAATCAATCAAGCGACACTCACACAATCGACCTCGGGCAGACTGTCTACGGGGGTTATATTGACTTGATAACAGGGGTGTTGACGATAACGCACGAAATAATAGATTTAGGCAATTTAACTTGGTCATATTTTACTGCTCAAAATCGCTTTGCAACTAAATTATTAGACGGAAAATATACGGGCGTAATAACAGGTTTAGATACTGCGCTTTGTTCTGAATATGAAATATCAAGCGTTAGATTTGAAAATCTTGGAGATAAAAAAATATCAGTAGGAAGTAATTTTTATAATTCTACAACATGTGCTATTGTTGTTCATGATGAAGATTATACAGATGCTGACCTATTCAAGACAGCTCTGCAAACTGATAATGCTAAATTAGTCTATGAATTAGCAACTCCCATAACGGTTCAACTTTCACCCGAAGAAATAACCGCATTTCTTGGTATCAATAATTTTTGGAGCGATACAAATGGGGATATTTCAGTAGATTATATATCTTTTTTGAACTATTATAAATGCGGTCAAATATTTGTAACAGCTAATAGTAATGTTGGTTTAATCACGACCTCGCCTGCACCGATAGCCAACTTTGATACAGACCTTGCTCTGCCCTTGAAGTCGCTTGTCGCTAACATCAAGGCAACGGGCGGAAACGGCACACCAACGACACCCGTGCCGATTGTCGGCTTTTCGAGTGCGAATATTTACCACAGAGGCAAAAATCTGATTGATTTATCAAGTTTGGTTGCAGGCTATGTCAATTCAGACGGAACCTTCAACACTTCGCAAACACAAGGCGAAATGAGAAGCGGTTTTATATCTGTAAAACCAAACACGACTTATTATTTTTCAATCAAGGAAACAAGTTCAAGTTATAATGCTTGGCTTAGAGTAGGTCAATATTCAAGCGAGGACACGTCTTCGTTTATTCAGAGCAATTCTTATTGGACTTTTACAACAACGGCAACAACAAGATACATTGTTATTTCAGCCAGAAACCTTGCAGACGCAACTAAAATTCAATTGGAATTAGGAAACACTGAAACCGCATACGAACCCTATCAAGGCAACACGCACACAATCGACCTCGGACAGACTGTTTACGGCGGTTATTTGGATTTAATAACAGGGGTGTTGATGATAACACACAGCACATTACTTGATTTAGGTAATATCAATTGGACTAATATCACGGCAAATGGAACTGTTAGTACAGAATCACAATCGGCTTACAAGTTTAAGGGTGATGTTGTTTGTGATAGTTATGACCCATATTTAGGCGGTCTGTATGAATTGCCCGACAACTCAATAGGTGTTACTAATTCGCAGGCGAACCCTTTTATCCGTTTAAGAGATACGACTAATTTAGGCGGTAAAACACTTGATGAGGCTAAAACCTTTTTAAGCGGTAAAACGGCAGTTATTGAACTCGCAACACCCGTTTCAATTCAGTTAACACCCGAAGAAATAACCGCATTTATAGGTTCAAATAATTTTTGGAGCGATACGAATGGGGATATATCAGCGAGTTATCTAAAAATCCTTTCTTCTTAAAAATAGACATAGACCACCCCCCACACCTCTCTCACATACTTTATTGCTAGCAATTCGTGACATAAGAGTATAGGCGAGCATACTATGTGAGCCTTTACCTTTTCTAACCTTTTATTTCTATATAGGATAATATAAGGAGAATTACTATGCCTCAAGAAATTTATAACGAAGGTAGAGTTGTAGGACTTTCTGCTTGGGAGATATTTGCTAAGACTAAATTAGACGGAGGAACTCCACCAGAGGATATACCTAATGAACGTGAATGGTTAGCTAGTATGATAGGTAGCGGTGCTTCTATGATACTTAGAGTTCCTGCACATTCATCTGGCGTATTAGATTTTGAATTGCCTGAAAATTCCAACTTAACTGCAGCTGGAGCAATATTAGCTACTCCATTTATTGGATCATGCGATTGGACCGATACTGCTCCCTATTGGGCAAAAAGAGTAAAGTCTTATGGAAGACATCTTATATTGAATGATAGTGATGACGGATATCCTTCTGCGGACGGAACATCCGTTCCTTTTTATAATACTTCTCCTTCAGCATACTCTGGGGTAGTTAAAGAATATGTTAAAATTACCGATGGCATTGTTTATACTAAAAAAGCTAGATGGGCACCTATTGGAGGAAGTCCTGCAGCTATTTCACCTTATGAAGATATAGTAGATACTAATTTTAATGAGTCTACTACAGTTATTCGATTATATATCAGCGATGAAATTGATGTGAATGTCGATATATTATTTACAGGATTTGCCAACAAGCGAATAATTGAAGGATTTGCAGCACACGCTGAGGACGAAGGAGACCACACAGTAGGCGGTTCTTGTGATATCGATAATAATGATTGGAAGAACGGCGGTATGCTTGGCCCAGAAATGATTCCTTGGGCAAGCAAAATTATTTTCAGTGTTCCTAATCTTGCGTATGAAGGTACTAGTTCTTTACATAGATTAATTCCATCAGACCAATCTTATGTTGCTGAGAAGATAGCAAATGCGTACACATTTCAATATGCAGACCACGAAGTAACATCAGCTCCATTAATTGATTTTGATTCTATAAATTTAGTAGATTATTATAATGAACATGCTTCAGAATTCTTAGGATCTGTTACATTAGCTACATCAGTTTCAGATAATCCTAGCAGATGTAACTATATTGTAGCTTGGTATCCTGGAATGACTGCCGCAAATATTAATGCTACTAAAGCTTTAACTTATGATACAGAGAAAAAAGCAAGATTTTTTCCTCCTGCAATCTATGGGCAGCAAATATCTTCCAATGGAAATAAGACATTAGTCCCTTTAGATGTTGCAGCACCTGGTACAGTTAAAGGATTTACAGATTCGTTCCAGGCATACAATTATAAGAATTTGATGCCAGATAATTATGCTATATATCATGACACTGTTAATAACACATTTTCATTTGCTATAAACAATACTGATTCTGCTAGTTGGCCAGGAACAGCTACTATAACATATGAATCCACAGGTCCTTTAGCTAATATATTAGTAGGTACTAAAAAAGTAAAAGCATTGTCCTTTGTAAATTCATCAGGAATTGCTTATAGCACTGCAGGACAAGCAGGTACAATTAACAAAGGGCCTACAGTTCAATCTCCAGAAAATTATATCTGCTGGAATGACATGATTAATGCACTGCAGAACAATAAATCTGTTGACACATTAGGTCCTTGGTTAAGAACAATAGGTTTAGAATTAAGTTTTAACTCAGCTACATCAATCGGAAGTGCACATACATTAGGATTAAAAGATACTCTTGTAGGCGATTCCGAAACATCAGGACATATTGATTATATAGGCTCAAAATACATACTTCTGAATCCAGGGTCATCCGCAGATTACTACTGGACAAGTCCTACACACAGTATATGGTTAGGTTCTCAAACAATGAGTGATGATGGACTTAAATATTTAAGACTTAATTACGGATACAACCAAGATACTCATACCGATATGAATGCCTCAATATATTTAGGAACTAATTTTATAAGATTTACAGGAACTCAAAATGATCCTGATGGAATAAAATTATATGTATCTACAGTAAATCCAGGTACATCTGGAGTTCCAAATAATTCAATAGGATTAGGTTGGTAATAAATTATGGCAAGTAATCCTTGTTCTTCGCATATAAATTGTAAATTACATGGTGATAACGTCGCAAATTGCGGGCCGTATCCCCAAATATACGCAGATTTCACTATAACATTTACTCGACAATCCTCTCCTCCTAGTCAAGTTAACTGGGCAATTACAGGGATGGATAGAAATACATGTTTTCCAAATCCTAACGGAGATTACGGACAAAATTGGTACGGGTTTGTTTTCAACGCTTATGTAAGCGTAAATGGCTCTGACGAAGATCTATTATCTTCAAGTTCAAATTTAAGCCCATTGATTGCAAAAGTAGCTAGCCCATATCAAGATCTTAATTGGTGGAAAAGTACATATGCAACTTTATACACTCCTAGCGGAACTTTAACATCTACATATAATACAACTACTATAAGTTTATATGTTGAGAACAAGCATGATTGCACATATAATAGTAAATATTGCTATAGGTTAGGCAATATAGGAACTTATATGCGAATAGCAACGTTTACTGTAGATATTCCTGATGGCGATTATACAATATCCTATAATACTAATGGCGGATTACCTGCAATTAGTTCTCAAAAGAAATTAACAACTTCACCTTTAACACTTACCAGTTCTGTTCCTTCTAAGACATTTGAAGTAGTTTATTATAATGCAGATAGGTCTACTATAAGGTTTGCAGATATAATACCAATGACCTTTGGTACTACAAGTGAAAATAAATGGAAATGTTCTGCAGATAATAATTTATATGCACCAGGTTCGTCTTATAGCATAAATCAAAGTTGTACTATGACTGCAAATTGGGTTGCAAAATTTAATTTAATTGATATGCCTGATGCATATTATAGACTGACATATAATTATAGAGGTGGTTCTGATTCTCGTGAGTATGATGATGTAGCACGAGGCTCAAAATGTTACGTCGATGTGAATTCACAATATATAGGTGATCCAGATGAAGAATATACTACTGATTTTAATCCTGTGGGTCAATTAAATCTATATCCGTCTTATGGCTCAGCCACATATCCTGTATCTAATATGCCAGTTCCTACCAGAAGTGGTTATTCTTTTGTTGGTTGGTATAAAGATCCTCAATTAACTCAAAAAATAACTAGTGTTCTTATTATGGATGGTGATACAACCATATATGCAAAATGGGAACCTTCAACAATTCACTACTTTGGTCCGGATTGGACTACTTCTACAGATTTCACTTGGAGATATGTAGACGGTGCTTGGCATAAGATTGGACACATGTACAGATATGATGCTTCGCAAGGTAAATGGATTGATTTAATCCCTGCACCTCAGCCCGCTGTTGTATTTAAAGCAGGGGAAGGACTTACTCCTTATTATGATGAAGGTACAATAAATCTTTATAATGGTAATATATCCTTTTGGCACGTCCAGCAAGATTATATTTTAAAACCAGCAGGGTTCATGGATAAAAATAATGCTATGATAACATTTGGTGGTGAGTGTGAACGAGGTAATTATCGCTATCTATGTTGCGAAGGTGAAGTATGGGACGGTAGCGATGGTCCCTTCAATAGTTGCAGTATTAGTATTAGAGCTAAGAGAAAGGGCAAGGGTGACTCCGCTGACAACAGACCTGCCCCAGAGTTGATGGCATATTTAGTAAATTATGCAGATCGTTCTAATGCCGCAGGTACATCTCCTTGGTACAACGTAGACAAAACTACTATAAGAATAGATTTATCACAATTTATTGCAGAAACATTCTATATTAGTATTCACGGATGTGATTGCCAAGCAAAAATTTATAACATCTGGTTTGAATAAGGAGTATTCTTTATGGATAAAGATACAGAGCAGACAAATGACGAAATCAGAAAACTAGCAGAGGAAGTTGAAAAACTCAAACAAGAGATAATAAGGCTTCACGCTATTTCTGATATTAAGAATGATTCTTATTCTAATATTCCAGTAAATTGCAGAAATTGTAGCAACCATCCGTCAAATGGTGGTAGTGGGGTCTGTCACTGTATCTTAGGTTCACAGGTAGGTTATTGATATGAAAATCTATGCTAAATCAAAGGGCAACAAAAATGACGAGTATTATAATCGACTTCCATTACCTTCACAAGTAAAACGGTTAGGTAAATATTTAGAAGACAATCTTGTAGGTGTAGATCATACAAAATCACATCAGCCTCCAAATGAATACATAATTTATGATACTATTTTATATCAGATAAAGAAATCGCTTCGTCAAGAAATGAAACAGTATCCTGAATTAGAAGGTGTAGAAGAAAAAATATATACCGCAAACTTATATTTTAATATAACAACATATCAACAATATATACGACTTGATGTAATTAAGCTTGATAAATATGAAAAGACATTAGGATACTTAAGATTTGAGCCTAAAGACCTGATCAGTTTACCTTATTGTAAAAAGAAATTATTGGATTATGTTAAGAAAGTAATTGGTAAAGAATATAAAGGCTATGACGTTTTGTTAGTTGATGAGGACATATAAATGCGTACACTTAATCTGCCAGATACTAATCATTTCTATGCTCCTGCAGATGATGAATGTTGGATTATTTTAGCTAAAGAAATAATGGGATCATATTCTCAGCAATATGCTAACCAAATTGTATATAGTGCATTCAGCCAAGAAGAATATGATAGATTAGATAGGCAAAGATGTGTACCTCAGAGACGAAGCATATTACGCAAAGTTAAACATGGTCCATTAAAAAATATTATAGATATGCCCTCAGTATATCGCGCATTTGAAATCAAAAGATTAGAGAATTTAAAGTCATTAGGAGTACAGTGGGAGGATAAATATTTTGAAAATATCGAAGACCTCTGAATTTAATTATACAGATATGTTAGAAGCAATCAAGATGTTGGGGTTTGAACATCTTGAAATGAATTTCTTTAGACGAGTCGAAGAAATAGATATAGATTCTAATTTAGTATTATATTGCGAAATATATGATGATTGCGCTAAAGTAGATGTTTATGAAGATGCAACTCAAATAGATTCACAATCATTTAAGAGACCTATAAAATTAATAGATTACATTGAGAATCTTTTAAAATCTTATGATATTGAAAGTATTAAATTAGTGCCCCGCGAAGACGACAATTCTACTTCAGTATTTGGGGCAACTACACGAGATTTTGCAAAGAAGTTACTTAGAGTTAAATCATCAAATGTATGGAGTTATGCATTTCAACCAAAAACAGAACAAATCGGCGACTTGCTAATGCAATTTAAGGGAGATAATGGAGGTCCGGGAGATATTTATATCTATTATGATGTCCCTAGCAAGATATGGCGAAAGCTAGTTGCTGCCCCTTCGAAAGGACACGCATTTTGGGAATATATAAGGAACATATTTAAATATGCTAAATTAACAGGCGACAAGAGGACGCATTTACCGAATGGAATTTAATTAAATAATATAAAGGAGAACAATTATGCACTACTTAGTAATTGAAATTCAAACAAACGAGGGAGTTATGTCTGTACTGAATTATCAGTATAATGATTTACCTACTGCAGAACAGCAGTATTATCTTATCCTTTCATCTGCTGCAGTAAGTACATTAGATGTTCATGCCGCTATGATCGTAGATGAGAATGGTTTTGTAATCAAAAACAACAGTTATAGACATACTAAAGCACCTGACATTGAACCTGAAATTGAATCTGAACCTGAAGAAACCTGATAGTTATGAAAATATACGCATCAAAACAGCCCACACTTGATACATTTGTTGGAAGAGATGTTTGGGTTAAAGTAAATATCATGACAGATGAAGGATTTCCAATATCTTTTTTACACGCGTATTATTGGATCCGAGTTATTTCAAAAAGATGTCTGGATTCAGAAACAGTATATAAAATAAACAGATTATCTGATTGGGATTTAGATGACGAAAATCATTATGACGGATCAGTTCCGCAGGATTGGGCATTAAATAACACAGAGGAATATCTTGAAGGATATATCAATCTAGTTAAGCCTGTAGAAGCACTTCCTACATCGGAGATATTTGAAGAATGAAGATATATTGTAGTGGGTTACAGCCTGTAACTGAAGAACTTATCGACAAATTTATCGGCAAAGATATTTGGGTTAGAACTTGTTATGTTACTTATGGAACTCAATGGATGAAGTTTCTGTCTAAAAAAGTGGATGTAGACAAGCGAGGATTCAAATTTGTATATTGTTTAGTATCTCGAATTGCTCAGAAATATGTAGAAAACACGTATATCGGAGATTCTGACGATGTACAGAAAATACTAGACTCAATGGAAGATAGTCCAATGTTCATAGATATACGAAACTTGAGATTTGACTATCCTCCAGAAGTTTTAACAGAAGATGAAATTATAGAGATAGTAAAATCAAATGCACAAGGATAACATTACAAATGAAATTTTAACCACATTTGGATCCAACAATCCGCAAGTTGGCTGTACTTTTATTGCAGAAGGTGGAACTTTCATAAATATCTACCCTAAATTAGATACTCACGAAGATTTATGTTGGTGGGTTGAGGAAAACTTAGGTATAGATCTCCCTTATGAAGATGAAGAATATTTTGTAAGAGAGTACAACTGGGTCAGATTAAGAAGTGATCCGAGTATGCTAATAATTGAATTACCTAAGAATTATCCTACAAGGAAACAGTGGAATTCAATCGGAGATTGGTTATTATTCTGTGAAGATATGACATCACATTATCCAATAGTCCAGGCCAGAGAATTATATATTGGAGTAGTAGATGGAGATTCACATGAATATGAATTTGGGAAAGAAATTTTCACCGAAGAAATATTAAGATTACTAAAAAGGTCGTACACTTCAGGAAAATTCTATGCTTCGACATATATAAGATCAAATTACTATGATTACAGAAAAGACGATTTAGTAAACTTTTATGTTAGTAGCGAAATGAAATTATCTGCTATATGGTATGAAATTCACAGCAAATATGGGAGTAGAGAATTAGCAGATAGCGTAACAGAAAAGATTGAAGATATTAGGGGTAGGTTGTTGTAAGGAGAACTAATATGCCAGTACATCAAACAAAAGGTGGAGGATATCAGTGGGGTAAATCCGGAAAGATCTATTATGGGAAAGGGGCAAAAGCTAAAGCTGAAAAACAAGGTAGAGCTGCATACGCTAACGGGTATAAAGGAAAATGAAAATATATGGACCAATTATTTATGTAATTCTATTAAATTATATTTAATAGAATTATAATTTATATTAAACCATAAAATATCGGATTTTATAATAAGAGTATTTATTTTTATTATATCAGGTATTATAATATTAATATGATATTGAAAACCTGGAAACAAAATATAAAACATATTTCTTCTGCGGAGTATGAAATACTACGTAAGATGTGTAGATTGTCTAAAAATGTATATAATACTTCTTTATATAATATTAGACAACATTATTTTGCTGAGAAGTCATATCTTAGGTTTGAAGCTAACTACCCTTTAATGAAATGTGATGATAATTATAGATTATTAGGTGCTAACGTAGCTCAACAAACTATGCGGTCTGCGGACCAATCATTTAAGGCGTTCTTCGGGTTATTGAAGTTAGCCAAATCTGGCAGATATGAATCCTGGAGGATTAAATTACCTAAATACTTGGATAAAGATGCATATTATCCAATAAAATTTGCACAGGCCGCTATAACTGATGGCAAATTACTTGTTCCAATGTCTCCGGAAATGAAGAGAGTTACAGATACTAGAATAAGAATACAAATTCCTAAGTATTTAGCAGATAAGAAAATTCATCAAGTTCACATAATCCCTAAGCATAATGCTAAGTTCTTTGAAATAAGATATATGTTTGAAGATATTGAGGAGGGTATCAATTATGATTTAGATAGAACTAAAGCACTAGCTATTGATTTTGGTATCAATAATTTCTGCACTTGCGTAACTAATGATGGTAACTCATTTATAGTAGACGGTAAAAAATTAAAATCTATCAATCAATGGTACAATAAAGAATTGGCCAGACTGTCATCTATAAAAGATAAACAGAAGATTAAGCATTGCACAAATTTACAGTATTCCAAAATTAATAAGCGGAATAATCAAATTAATGATTACATTTACAAATCGGCTAAATTTATAATTAATTATTGTGTAGAGCATAAAATCGGTAATCTAGTAGTTGGCTACAATGATGGCTTCCAAGACAAAGTAAATCTCGGTAAGGTTAATAATCAGAAATTTGTTATGATTCCATATGGTCGACTGAAGGACAGGTTAGAATATCTTTGTAAATTACATAATATTAATTATATCTTACAAGAAGAGAGTTATACTTCTAAAGCGAGCTTCTTCGATTACGACGATGTCCCTGTATGGAATCCTCAAAATCCTAAACAAGGTAATTTTTCGGGTAAAAGAATTTCACGAGGCCAATATCTAACTCAAGATAAAACTGTAATTAATGCCGATGTAAATGGAGCGCTGAATATTTTAAGAAAAAGTAATGTTGTAAGCTGCAAAGCTTTATACAGTAGTGGCGACGTGATTACGCCTTTAAGAATAAGGTTGGTCAGAAGCAATTCTGGTGGAAACTTAAACAGCAAACTTCTTAATAATTAGTTTTATACAAAATCGTTAATAGTAATTAACAATTTTTATAATTCTATTATCATAACAATTATTCAACCTCTTGCACTTTTAACTACAGAAGAAATCATTGAACTATATAATGAGGGCATGCAAGGTTCTTAAACATATCGCATCGGGCGAGATCTTAGTTCTCTGAAATTTTCTAAAAATATTAGATAGATTAGTAAGGAATTGATATCAACTAAATCTCAAGGTTAAATCATTCATCAGATTCAGAATAGTATTCATCAGAATAATTAAAGGCTTCTTGAACGCTAATAGCTTCTTCAAGTTGCCTTTTTAATTTTTCCTCAGCACCAGGACGTGCTGCTACTAATTCATCGAACGGGATACCATACATCTGAGACATCTTAAGTAAAAATGAATCTTCTAATTTAGATTCTCTTTCAAGCATTTCATGAATGATTAAATCTTCAATAGAATCATATTCGTCATTATATAACTCATCAATTCTATCTTCGACAACAGTTGCCGCAGGCTTATAAATAGAGATATCATTAACATCAGCATTATTCATTGTGCAGAATATTGCTCTAAGAGCTTCCATTTGGTCAGGAGGTAATTTAACTTTAGCAATATCTTCATAAGTAACATCTGACCAATACTTGCCTAATTGTTCTCCTGCTTTCATACATAAGGAGCGCCGCAATGTCCACTTGACATTATCAAATTCACGCTCCATACACTCTGTTATTCTCGGTTTAAAGAAACTAGTAAACGCTAAATCAGTTCTATATTTTTTACCTATCTCAGGAGTAAACATATATTTTGCCCATAACTGATTACTCATAAAATGACAAATCGCTGATTGATATTTATCCTCTAAAGTAGCAGTTTGATTATTAACATATTTTGTTTTCGCTATATACCAGAAAAAATTATCATTCAACATAATAACTTCATCTCGTATATCTGTATAAGAATCTCTTTCTGCTAATGTAGTTTGCGGAAGAAAACTATACAGCTCTAATGTACGTAATTTAATCCAATCAACATTTTTCAACGATGATTTATCTAGTTGTGTTGGGTAAGAAGAACAATAATAATCCATAACTAATCACCTCAGGAATAGAAAACAAAAGTATTATTATATGTGACATTTGGAAATGTTCTTGATAATGAACCTATAAATAAATTATATATAAAACTTAGAAAATTTAAAGTAAATTTCATATAAAATCGAGAAAATTATTATGAAAATTTTAAAATTTAATCTGATCGTAATAATTGAGATTGCAGGTCAATTGTCAGTATTTTCTATAAAATAAATTTTAGAATTAGAAATTACCAAAAACCATTAAAAATTAACAGAATTTTAGATATTGTGTTAAAATGAGCCACTTTTTGAAAATATCAGAGAATTCACATTTTTAGCAACTATAAAATCAACTAAAATTTTACTTTAGCAAACTAAAATAATTAGGTCAATTCTCAGAATATGCGAAATTTTGATCGAAATATAAATATAGAAATATAAATCTTGAAATATAAATAACTTAAAAGAAATATAAATTAAATAAGTAAAAGTAAATTAAATAAATAATTTAGTTCAAAATCTTGTTCGAATTCATATTTGTATTTGCCCGCAGGCCTATCCGCCAGCGTCAAACCCTGCGTTGACCTGATTCGCCCGTTGACCTATTTCTTGTAATTCTAAAAATTTTTTAGAAAAATTTGCGTTCTTATATTGATTTTGCGAACAAGACATCATATACTACAAAACATTACATCAAAAATAGTCCAGCAGATACCGCTGCTAGGTGTGTCACTTTAAAGTCGATTTGTAGTGCGGTATCACTCAACTCCTCATTTTAGAGACTCACCTAGTAGCGGTATTTGTTTTAGCTATTCTGAATCGTTATGATAGTGTATCAATATTGTATCTGGAGGTAGTGAATTGAAAGAATTAGATGATAAGCAATTGAAATACCTCGAAATATATCCTTCAGAAGTTGCTGCGAATAAAATTTTATCTCACATGGACAAAATGTTGGAAGATAAGCCAAAAGTATATAAGAAGACTATTCTTAGATACAAACAGCTGGCGAATATATTAATAGCATGTTTAGATAAAATTAATAAATTTATTGAATCTGAAACATTATTATCATCTGATGATACAGAGTTTGATGAATTAAGCAAGCCTTTGGAAGATACTATTAAGCCATTTAAGAATTCTGCAGAACTTAAAAGATTGTCTGACAGCACTGAAGAATTTGATGAAATGCACACTAGTGCAAAAGAAAAATATAATACTGCATCAAATATTGCTCAATATAGTTCTATATTGCAAACGGGTGCTAATGCAGAGTTTGGTTATGAAGAAATTAATCAATGTGCAAGATTAATTAATATGTGGTTCCAAGCAAGAATTCCTAGATCTTCCAAGAATACAGAATTCAGATATAATGTTAGCCAGATTCCCCTTTGGATTTCTCACATAATAATAACATACGGATATTATTTTGAACAAGGTAAAGTATACGATTTTGAACAGGAATTAAAGCATTGGTGCAAAGAGATCCAAGAAGATCCACATAATACATATAGAGTTCCTTATTGCGTATATAATATTGGTCGTTCAGACAATCATGAATATTATACATTATCTGCAGTTTTGATTTCAGACATACTTTTAGAAAAATGCTATTATCCGATGTTAGATAAATGCAAGGGTACAAATTGTGACGTAGCGTCAATCGTTAAAGCGAATAATCCAGGGTTATCTGGAGCAATAAGAACACGAATTAATAAGCAGGACGAATTACTTGAAACACTTGGATTTACATCTACTGAAGGAGGTAATAAGTAATGTTATATACCTCTGGACATAAGATAAGATTCACAAACATTTCTGAAAATTATCAAGTGAAAAAAGCATTTAAAGGCACATTATCTTCACTTCATTCGTCTGTTATTACTTATGTTATTGCTCATTATGAAGGAACTAAGAAGTATAAAGAGCAGGTTGTAAAAATACTCAACATTATAACATATGCAGTATATGCAGCGGAGCCTCTTCCATTAGATTGGTCTCCTCAAAATCCTTTTGTAAATATCCCTATAGTAGAAGATGATGCTATTCAAGAAGTTTTAGGTAACATCTATTTAACTGTAGATGGAATTGAGTGGGACATTGAACCTGTAACTCATCCGCAAGAAAATGTTACTGAATTAAAACCGGTTACAAATAGTGAGAAGAAAAGCTACATTGTAAAAGAGCCTACCCAATCATTATTTACTCCAGTTACTTCTGCAGGTTCAATTAAATCTGCAACATCAACACCTACACAGGATCTTTCTGTTAAACCTACAGATCCGCTCGATTTATATTTGCAAGCACCTGAAGTACCTCAGTTTGATATAAACAAGCCATTTATTTCAGGAGTAGATGGAGCAGATAAACTCGTTATATATACAACTTTACCTGAAATACCTAGGAGACAACGAGATATTTCAGTAACAACAGATATTAATAAGATGTCTGATAGCGATTTAATGAATTTGTTTCCTAATCATTTTATTCGCACTCGTGCTGAATGCATGTATGACGATGTCGGATTAGATACAGATGAATTGTTTGGTAATATTATTCCAATTGAAGGATATACAAAAGAGCAGGTCCTTAAGTGTATAATTGAGTATCCGCATCTTTATAAACTCGCAAGACATCAATCTGGATTACAAGCAGGAACAAATTATCCTGCATTTTACGGATGGATGGAAATTGAAGGCGAGTTAATTCCTACTATGGATATCTGGGATACACTTCCTGTATCTAAACAAATTCCTCGTCAAGCAGAATATGTCAAAGAATATGTAGTAAGAAAATATCTTCTTGATAGAGATATTAATAATTATTATTTCAAATATCCGTTGTTTGGAGACCTGCAACCCTTCTTAACATTAGTAATGCCTGCAGAAGAATACATCAAGCGTGGATATGATCCACTAGAAATAGCAAAACAATGCGTTAGAAGTAGAGTTGCTTTTAAGCAATCGAGAAATCCAGTTTTAAGGAGGTTGAATAAAGATGCATAATTGTATGTTTACTGGATTCTGCGTAAACGGTGAATGCGATAAATCGTGTCCTGATTATGTAGAATCTACATACCTCTTAGAACGGAATAATATTTCGCTTAACAGTAATGTATTTCACGCAGACCCTAAGTTAATTCAAAAATATTCTAATATCATAACAAATTCAGAAGGTAATTTAGCCACTGTAATTGCAAGTAATACAAATGATGCTGCAGAATTACTTACATATTGTGGTATATGTAAATATTGGAAACACAGTAGATTAAACACTGTTGTTTATAATCTTAGATTCTCTCAGTATATTGATAATATTCAAAAAAGTTGGAATGCAAAAGTAAATTCTGATGAAATGGAATATATCAATAAATGGCTGGAAAAAGCAAAGTTAGTTATTATTTCTAATATTGACTATGTAAATTTTAAAGAGTTTCAATGCCAAACATTATTAACTCTTATTCAAAATAGAGATGCAGATGGATTATCTACTATTGTTGTTTCTCCTAATATAAACTCGCTCGCCGGAGATGGAATGTTCTTCGGCAGAATGAAAAAGATTTTTACAGATTCTACTGTTAAGTGATTAGTATAAATGAACGGATCTATAGAGTTACAAGTAATATCTAAAATAATATCGTCTCCAAACGATGACGCTGTTCTCGATGAGCTTTGTAGTTTTGATGAAAGTTACTACGGAGTTCAAGAATTGCATGATGCAATAGCGTTTATTTTGAAACACAGAGAGAATTATGGATCTATTCCAGATAGATTTACTTTCCAAGCAGAGTTCCCAAAAGTAACTATTGTTCAAGTAGATGAACCTGTTGAATATCTTGTAAGTGAGCTAAAGAAAAATAAACAGCACATACTGTTTATGGAAACATTCAACAAGCTTAAAGATCTAGGTTCTGGAGATATCAATGAAGCATGGGACTATCTAAGTCAACAGTGCGATTTATCTGCTCAGTTGAATGATACTGCTCCAATGGATATCATTCAGTCTGCCCAAGAACGAAGTGATCAAGTAGCGGAGTGGAGCAAACAAACAAGAATTCCTACAGGATTTGCGGAAATTGATAAACTAAGTTATGGAGGTTTATCTACTGTAGAGGAACTTGTTGTATTGATAGCCCGAACAGGTATTGGTAAATCTTGGTGCTGTACTAAAATGATGGAGGCAGCACAAGCAGCAGGTTTCAATGTAGCTTATTATTCTCCCGAAATGCAAGCAGCTTATCTTGCTACACGATTTGATACTTGGAGAGCACATTTTAAAAACAGTGATTTATTCCGTGGGCAATATAGCGAAGAATACGCAAAATATATTTCAGATTTACCTAAACAATTATCTCACGCATTTGTAATTGAAGATAAAGATATGCCTGATGGTGTATCTCCAAGGCATCTTTCTGCATTTGTTAAGAAAAACAAGATTCAATTACTAATAATTGACGGTATTTCTTATATGGTAGACGACAGAAAAGGATTTAGCGATCATGAGAAATATGGTAACATCTGTCATGATTTATTTCAGTTGAGTAAGAAATATGGTTGTGCAGTAGTTATTGCAACTCAAGCAAACAGAGAAACAAAAGAATCAAAAGATGAAAAGGGCGTGCCGTTCCCTACAATTTATAACATTTCTGGATCAGATGCTATTGGTAGAATTGCTACTCAAGTATATGCATTACGCCAAGTATTTGACAAACACGTATTTGAAATTCGACTTGAGAAGTCAAGAATGGCACTCAATGAAAATAATACATTATCATATTCTTGGGATGTTAACAACGGAAATATGCAATACTTGCCTGGTGGAGCTGATGATGATCCGATGATTAATACACCTAATATTGATACAAATATTTTACCTACATCTAACGGTCCTGAGCCTGATATTATTCAAGGACTTGATCTTACAAGTGATCCGGATATGGAATTCTGAATCGTTATAGTATGTAACATCAATAATACTGGAGGTATGCGTAATGTTTGCTATCGAATGTATCAATAAGTTTTACAAATATCACAGATATGTAGGATTACGAGATACTAATCTTCCGTATCTTGTATATGAAGGTAATTCAGATTGTCCTAAAGATATTCACGATTTTCAAACAAAAGAAAACGCAGAAAAGTATCTTGCTAACTTTATTTCTCGTGAAAACATAGATGTAATGAAGCTTGGAATATCTGAAATGGTTGATATTGCATTAGTTAACAATTCCAATAAATTTAGCATACTAGAATATTCAATTGACAATGACAAGTTAGTTGTTGTTAATGAGTATCCTCAGGATCAATTTACACGAAAAGAATGGTGGCTATCTCAGTAAGGAGTTAAAATGTACGAGTGTTTTCATTGTGGATGTAAATCTGTTGTATGGAACGCAGATTTTGATTTCAGCGATTTAGAATACGAAGGTGAAGGCATAGTTCATTTACTTCACTGTTCAAATTGCGGAGCTGATATAGAATACAGACTTGCTATTCCGGATAAGGAAGATTGATGGAAAATGTAGAGCAAATACTGCATAAGATGGAAGAACTTGATATGATCCGCTTAGTGCGAATCACAGGAAATTATTATCAAGTTCATTGCCCTAATGTTGAAGGACACATAGGCGGAGATAAACATCCATCATGCGGTGTTTTGTTACAGGATGAGATAAGAAATGGTCAATCGTTTAAAGCTGGATGGTGCCACTGCTTTTCATGCGGATATTCACGAATGCTTCCTGGAGTTATTTCAGACATTCTGAAAAGAAAAAACATTAATCAATCAGGGCTAGCTTGGCTCAAAGAAAATATACCTGGATTTGAAGTAGACGATACAAACTTTGATTATTTGATTCCAAAAGAAATTTCAGCAGATATAGTTAATAAATACGCAGTAGATTATTTAAACTCATTAACACAACCTAAGCAAACATTTATTAGTGAAAAAGAATTAGCATCGTATCGGCTTACTGTTCCGTATATGTATGAACGAAGACTCACGGATCCAGTAATTGAGAAATATGATGTAGGTTTCGATGCTAACTTTAGGCCTGAAGGAAGTAAAAACTCTATTCCCTGCGTAACATTTCCTATTAAAGACATTCACGGTAATGTAGTAACTATTTGCAGAAGAAGTATCAAAGGGAAAAAATTCTTCATGCAAAAGGGCATAGAGAAACCAGTATATGGAGTATATGAATTACCTAAGAATGCAAAATCAATATGTATATGTGAAAGCATATTTAATGCATTAACTTGTGTAACATATGGATATAATGCTGTTGCGTTATTAGGTACTGGAACTCAATCCGAGATTGATCAGCTCCAACAGCTAGGTGCACAAGAATTCATATTATGTTTAGATAACGATGATGCGGGGCACAGAGGTATACGCAAACTTAAAAAAGCACTATCCGGATTAGCTATTGTATGGACAATGACCATTCCTCCATTAGTAGATCCCGAAACTGGTGAGGTAACAAATAGAGATGTAAACGATTTGACTAAATCGGAGTTTGATTACTATTACTCGTTAAAAGAATAATAGGAATTTTATAAAATCGCTTGATTTTTCTTCTATTGTATATTATAATTTATATAATTCAACACAGGATATCAATATTTATCAATACTTCAGGAGGAAGAACTTATGTCACAGTTTAGAACTACACGTAACCTTTATTTAGAATACCTTTCAAGTTTTGAATTTCCGCTTACATATGAGTCATGGCTTGCAGCAGATGACGAGTATAAGGCGGTTTTATTATTTGTGAATTTCTTCGATGAAATCGAACTCGCTTGGTATAAGCAGAGATGGTCTTATGTTCTCGAAGAAGAAGCTGTTTCGACAGTTAACCTTTACCTCATTAAGAATGTAGAAAAGATCAAGGCGGATCCAAAGAGGTTCCGTCCTGGATACATTTACACTGTTGCATCTAATTGCATCTACTGTTTGAGGGAACCCCTTGTAGAAATAAATCGCGATAAGTATGAAGTTTCCAATGAAATATCTGTTGGAGACGATATTGTCAACCTCTATGATCTCGCACCTTCTGTAGATGATTCTTATGAAGTTAAGCAGGCCAAAGAGGCTGTATGGGATATTATCGCTAAGATGGGCCCTAAGGCTGAAAAGGTTGTAAATCGTCTTATCAATCCTGACGATTCTCTTGCAGTAACAAGAGGTAAGAGCAACGCTAATGACAAATTGAAGGATGTGTCTGTATCTGCAGAAGAATATGATTCAATTATATCATCTCTTCGCAGTAATTCTGAGTTAGTAAGGCATCTTGAACTCATTGCTAACGGTTCGGATATTCCTGTAGGCGATAAGAAGAGAGAAGAATTTGTCAAAGAAATTGAGAAATATGAATCTGCTATCGCATCTGCAAAAACTGATAAGCAGAAGAGAGATTATCGCAAAGCCCTTAAGCAGATGCTTAAAGACCTCAGCGAATACGATAGACATCACTTAGCTTTGAATTAAAGTAACATTTTCTGAATCGTTATAGTAACATATAACTTCAACATAAGTTATCAAATGTGACTAAGTTTTAATATCAATAAGTGCAAGAGTACAGACGGACTAAAGCCACATCAAAAATACAATAATCAAAACACTAGGAGGAGTTTGAAATGGCTTTTAAGTCTGTAGAGCAGTTTAATGGAGATCGTTATCACGGAATGTTCCGACTCGTAAATGACGGAGATCATGCTAATGTAATCTTTCTTTATAGGTCAAAGAAAGATATGTTAGTAGCTCAAGCGCATTATATCAAGTCCGCAGATTATTCCGGATACGTTCATTGTTGTGAGCAGGGTTGCCCTGCATGTAGTAAAGGAATTAGAGTTCAAACTAAGTTATTTATTCCTATCCTTAATTTAGACGCAAATGATGGCGAAGGCGAAATTCAGTTCTGGGACAGGACCCTCAAGTTTGAACCTCAGTTCCAGAAAGATGTTTTTGATAGATATCCTAACCCTTCAGAATTTGTATTTACAGTTACTCGTCACGGTATTCCTAATGATGTGAATACAACTTATAGTATTGAAGCAGTTTACAGAAATTCATTAGGTTCTTATGATACGCTTCTTTCTAAGTATAATGCTGAGATGCCAGACTATTATTCTGAGATAATTAGAGAAGTATCTACATCTCAGTTAGCTGATATGCTTAAGAATGCAGGAAATGAATCTGCTGCAGGTTTGCCTGAATATACACCAATTCCAAGATCCGGCTATCAGGCTAATATGCCAGAAACATTTGTAGATACTTCTGAAGCTACTTCAATTCAGGAAACCGTGCAGGTCCATTTTGATTCTCCGAAGGGACCTGATACATCAATTATTCCTGAGGATACTGACGACGATAGCGATAGCGAATTGCCTAACCCTATTTTCTAACTTTTCTTAGATTCGTTTATGAAGAATAAGGAGAGTGGCCTATGGGGTTATTTAGTCAGGCAAAGATGGATGAAATCAATGCTATTGCTGAAAAATCAAAAGAAGTACTTAAACCAATCAAAGTATCAAAAAACGTAACTTCTTCACAACACGCTATTCAGGAAGCAACGAATAAGGTACTGGAATATTTTAAAGACAGTCCCGCAATATTGATTACGAGTAAGGAGCAGTTGCACGAGTATGTGCTTAAAGCGATTGAAAGTGGATATTGCGGAATTGATACAGAAACCACAGGACTTGATAGAGTGCATGACACTATTGTAGGTGCATCACTCTACTATCCTGGAGGTGTCGAATGTTATATTCCATGTAAACATCTTGCTCCTGTATTTGAAGTGCCTTATGAAGGTCAATTAACTTATGAAGAAGTAGGTTCAGAGCTTCAATTATTTGTAAATGCTAAGACCAAAATGATTTTCGCTAATGCGGATTTCGACTTAGCTATGATTTATAAAGATCTCAAAGTAGATCTAATCTCTGTATGTTATTACGACGTAATCACTGCTTGGCGATGCATCAAAGAAGATGAATTAGATAATCGCTTGAAAGCGTTATATATGAAGTATGTAAAAAGAGGTCAAGGAGATCCAAAATCTTTTTCGGATTTCTTTGACCCAAAATTATTTCCATATTCACAACCTGAAGTTGCAAAGTTATACGCAGCAAATGACGCTAAAATAACATTTGAATTATTCCTGTGGCAGTTACCTTATGTAACAAAACAACATCCTAAGTGTCAAAAACACAAATTAGAAAAAATCGCAGATCTCTTATGGAATATTGAAATTCCTATGATAAGAGTTTGCGCTTTAATGCATCGTACAGGTGTTTATTTTGATAAAGCAGATAACGCAATATTGAAAGAAAAATATGATAAGCAGTACGCAATAGAAATGCAGAAGCTTGCAGAAATAATTCAAGAAATTATTGATAATTCTGATGCAGTTACAGTATCAAAATCTCCATTCAAAACAGGATCAGCGTTCAATGAAGCAAGCTCACCTCAAGTAAAATACTTACTTAATAATTTCTTGCATTGCGATGTAGACTCCGGTAACAAAGAAACATTAAAAGAGTTAAATCTTCCTGTAACTAATCAGATATTAAAGGTAAGAGCAACAAATAAATTACTTAATACTTTTGTTGATAAATTGCCAAAAGAAGTTGGAAAAGACGGCAGAATTCACGCCACATTCAAAGCAATTGGCGCAGACACAGGTCGCTTATCTTCCGAGCGCCCCAATGTACAGCAGATCCCTTCTCACGCTCTTGATATCCGTCATCAATTTAGGGCAACTCCAGCTATGGAAATGATTGTAGATGCTGATTATAATGAATCTTCGAACCTAATAACAGCCTCGCTCTGTAGGTGGGATAGTGTAACTACTGAGCATGGTCAAGTAGATATAGAAGACTTAGTTGTAGGCGATAGAATAAGATTACTTGAAGATAATAAGCCGGTTTCAAAAGAAATTATTGAAATAGTATTATCAACTGACGACCCAACTAAGAAGGATATAACATTAAAATGAGACGGATCTGTAAGGAATGTGGAAAGGAATTTGATACTTCGTCCTCTAGGCGTCTCTATTGTTATGAGAATCATTATAGAACATGTAAAGTATGTGGAACTTCTTTCTTAGTAGAAGACTGCAATTCCGATAAGCATACCTGTTCTGAGAAATGTAGGAGAAAAGCAATCTCTTCGGCAGATATATATAGAACACCTCGGTTTAAATGTATATGTATATTATGCAATAAAGAATTCTTATCCACTCACCCTAATGGAAAATTGTGCCCAGATAAGCATTATAGCATATGCAAATTTTGTGGAAATCAATTTGAAATTTCCGATATTGCAGATATAGCTAAGTTGACTTGTTCAGAAAAATGTAGATATCAGTTAGCTAATATTGGATGGATGCAAAATAAAGATTCTAATGTAGCGAAACAGCAGGAAACTATGTTGGCTCGTTATGGAGCAATAAATGCACTACAATTACCTGAATTTAAAGAAAAAGCTAAGCATACTAATCTAGCTAGATATGGTGAAACTTCATTTACTAAGACTGGGGAATTTTTAGAAAAAGCAAAAGCGTCTAATCGTGAACGATATGGCAAAGATTGGTATATGCAGACATCTGAATACAAAGAAAAATCTGCTGCTACCTGCATGGAAAAATATGGAGTAACTAATGCAAGTAAGGCAGGAAAATTCATTGCAGACAGGATGAGCTGCCCTGAAAAGCTACAAGAATTGATGAAATTCAGAGAAAATCCAGAAGCTTACATAAACGAACATTTTACTGAAGAATATCCTACATTAGCTCAGTTATCTGAATTATGCGGAATCAGAGAATCTTCTATAGGTGAAATCATAGCTAAGTATAATCTGAAACATCTTATCAGATTTAATTATTCAAGAATGGAAGATGAAGTTTTTAGTTTTTTACTTAGTTATCTACCAGAAGAAGATATAATCAGAAATACTTTTAAGGTAATTACTCCATACGAGTTAGATATTTATATTCCTAAGTATAATATTGCAATAGAATGCGATCCTACCTGGACACATAACGCTAATCTAGGAATATTTGATAGCAAGCCTATTTCTCAGAATTACCATAAAATGAAAACTGATCTGTGCGAATCTAAGAATATCAGATTAATTCATTTGTTCGGATATGATTGGATTAATCATAAAGATACTTGTAAATCTATTATATTAAATGCAATAGGTAAGACTCCTGTCAAGTACTATGCTAGGAAGTTAACTATAAGAGCAGTCTCAGGAAATGATGCTTATCGATTCCTAGAAGATAACCATCGACAAGGCGGAGTCAATTGTAAAATCAGATTAGGTCTCTATAATAAAGACGAATTACTTTCTTTGATGACATTTTCTACTATGCGACATACCATAGGTACCGGAAACGACGATACTCAAGATTGTTGGGAGCTGGTTAGATTCTGCAATAAGAATTATACTTCGGTAGTAGGCGGAGCAAGTAAGTTACTAAAGCATTTTATTGCGGAGTATAAACCTAAAGAAATCAGATCATTTTCAGATCGAGCACATACTTCAGGTAAATTATATTCTATCTTAGGATTCATTGAGCTGCGCAGAAGCGATTACGGATATGTTTGGGTCAACCTTAATACAGATAAAGCATATTCTCGATTTAATTCGCAAAAGCGTAATATTAAGCAATTTCTCAAAGATGATACTATTGATTTATCTAAAACAGAAGTGCAGATAATGGTTGAGCATGGATTTGTGCAGGTATTTGATTCAGGAACAATTACATGGCAGATGATACTAGATAATAGAAAGGAGGATATTGCATGACAAAGTATCAAATTCCAATAATAACGTCTCCTTATGTAATGATGTCGTCAGACTATTCGCAACAGGAGCCAAAACTCACTGCTTATTGTAGTTCTGACCCTAACATGATTGATGCTTTCCAACATAATAAAGATATCTATTCTACTATTGCGTCGCTTGCATTTCATAAATCATATGAAGATTGTCTTGAATTCTTTGTAGATGAAAATGGAAATAAAACAGATGAAGTAAACAGGGAGGGTAAAGAGCGAAGAGGAAGTGCTAAGAGCATTGTATTAGGAATTCTTTACGGGCGTTCTACAAAAACTATCGGCGATCAGTTGTTTGGGGGAAATAAGCAAATGACCGATGATGAAAAAACTGCAGAAGCTCAAAAAGTTTATGATGCAGTTCTTAATGCGTTTCCTAATCTTAGGGCGTTTATGATTAAAGCTCAAGGAGATGCTCGCAAACAAGGATATGTAGAAACCATACTTGGAAGACGTAGGCATATTCCTGATATGCAATTACCTCCTTTTGAATTTAAAGCAGGAAAAGGTTATGTTAATCCCGATATTGATCCATTAGATCCATCTACCCTCCAGAATAAGAATGAGATTCCAGAAAGAATCGTTAAACAACTTGAGAAAGAATTTGCTAATTATAAGTATTTTGGTCAAATAGTCAAAGCAACTAAGAGACTTGAAGCAGAACATATAAGAGTTATTAATAATTCTAGAAAAATTACTGACGCTTCAAGGAAAACAGTAAATAGCATAATCCAGGGAAGTGCAGCAGACTTAACTAAGATGGCTATGCTTAAGATATTTGATAACCCAGAATGGAGTCAGTTAGGTGCAAGAGTACTGCTTCCTGTACACGACGAAATCATTGCTGAAGTACCTATAAGAAATTCAGAAAGAGCTGCAGAAATTTTAGGTGCAATGATGAGTGAAGCAGGCAATTTCTTGCCGTTTTCTATCAGCTGCGATGTAGATGTAACACATAAATGGTATGGATTAAGCTATCCTTGTCAATATGACAGGCCTTCTAGGATTGATGCTACTGAGCAATTAACCGAATCAGAAATCAAATGGATACAGTATCATTTATTTGAATGTGAATATACTTTGCCTGTATACAAGGACAAAGACGGAAAGAAACCTATAGGTGATGCAGCATTAGGAGTAAACGGTATATGGTCAGAAGAAGCACAAGCTGCTTTAGATAATTATTTACAAAAATATAATGTTGCTAATGATAATTTTGTAGATAATATCTATCATAGAGTTAATGGAGACATAGTAAAATAAAAACACATAAAGGAGAAATCAAAACATGAAATTTACTGTATCAACCAAGCCATTACAGAACGCAGTTGATTTAGGAATTATTAAAGAGAATATTTCCAAATTCAATCAGAAGAGCTGTCTTGCTCAGATAACAGCAACAAGAGAAGAGCTTAGAATCAACATTGAGGCTCCGTCAATTTATACAGAAATTGTGCTTAAAGGTTCAGGAGATTCCGATACTACAGAAACAATATTTGTAGATTGCGCATTGCTCAGACAGCTCATTGATTCATTTGATAAGGATATCACATCAATTGATTTCGTAGATGGAGGTATCGTATTACATTCTGGGTCAAGTAAATTTACTTTGCCTAAGTTGTTAGATGCAAACAACCTTTCACTTAATAGACCTGCAGCTATTACTGACGGCAATCCTATTGAATTAAAGTCTAGTGATTGGAAGTTTGTTAAGGAACATCAGATGTTCGCAATTTCAATTTGGATGATTCACCCGGTATATACTAAAGTTTGGATTGGCGATGACGGCAAAGTAATTATTGGCGATATTGATAATGCTATTTTTACATTATCTAATAAGTCTAATTTAGGTTCTACATGTCTGCTTAATCCTACAATTATTAACTTATTCACTAACCTTCCCGAAGGTTCGAAGATTCAGAAAAATGATAATAGTTATATTCTCAAAGTAGACACTGATGGATATACACTTACTTCTCAGTTTGTTCCAGAGTATGAATCAGATGAAGGTGTAGGAAGTTATAATTCAGATGCTATTCTTGGCACATTAAAGTATCCTGAAAATTATATTACCGTAGATGTAGCTCCTATTAATAAGTTCTTAGGTCAAGCAGATATTGTTGCAACTGCACAAGATACTTCTACATTCTTCAAGTTTGAGCATGGAGTATTAATTCTTAATAGAGGTTCCGGTGATTTTAAAGTTAACGTAGATGTTTCTGGAAATCTCGAAGGATATTCAGGCGATTTTAAGTCAACATTCTTTAAGTCAATATTCTCAAGTATTGATGGCGATAAGATTAAGATTGGTCCTGTGTATAATGAAGGCGAGTTATCTGGTAGCTTGTTCTGGACGGATAATATTTCAATTGTACTTGCATTCCAAGAGGAGTAACATATGGCATTTAAATCTATTGACGAAGTAAGGCTCGCTAGATTTAATTCTGCATTAAGTAGTGATTTTCTAGATTACTATGAAACTTCTTTAGACAATTTTATTCGTCAAGCTGAGGCAACTCCTCCATCTAAAACATTTGCTCCATCATCAATACGATGTAAACGAGTAAGCTGGTTTAGGTTAAGAGGAGTTGACCCTGAAGTTGAAACTAAAGTTGATAGATCTTTGAGATTTACTGCCGATGTAGGAACAGCGTGTCATCATATCATACAATCTACATTGATTGGAAGTTTAGGGAATGATTGGGTTGATGTAAAAGAATACCTTTCTAATCTCAACCCTCCGTACAAGTATTCTTGCGAACAGCTTGGATTTGAAACAAGGATAGAGATACAAGACCCTCCAATCAAGTTCGCTCCAGATGGAATCATTAATTTTCAAGGAGAAACCCGATTGTTGGAAATTAAAACATCTGATAAAATAAGTTTCGACAAACTTTCAGATCCAAAATCACATCATATTGACCAAGTAAAATGTTATTGCACTTTACTTAACTTACATAGCGCTTTGATGATTTACCAAGATAGGCAGTATGGTGATATGAAGTGTTACGAAGTAAAAGTAACAGATAATGACATGAAAGAAATGTGGAAAATGTTTAGCGAAGTGCAAGATTACGTGAGTAAGAATATAGCTCCACCTAAACCTGAAAATCAAAGATATTGTACACCTAGTTATTGCAGATACTATAACAGATGTAAAGAATGGTAGAATCGTTATAGTAAATGTATTTTATGGTATTAGGAGATATATGTAATGGCTTCATTAGCAACAAAATATAGACCTAAAGATTTTTCCTCAGTAGTTGAGCAAACTCTAGTTGTTGATTTGATTCAAAAGATGTGTTCATCTGAAAAATTGTCTAACAGATGTTTTCTTCTTATAGGTCCGGCGGGGTGTGGAAAGACGTCTTTGAGCCGGTTGGTTGCTCAAGAACTCAATGAGGGTAAAGGAGAACCTATAGAAGTAGATGCAGCTTCACATGGAAGTACTGAAGAAATTCGCCTATTGATGTCACAAGCTGCGCAGTATCCTATAGGAATGAAATATAAAGTATTCATAATTGATGAGGTTCATTCTGTTAGTTCTCAAGGTTTCCAAGTTATGTTGAAAACACTTGAAGAGCAGCCTGCACGTGCAGTTTTTCTTCTGTGTACTACAAATCCGGAAAAGATTCCTGCAACAATATTGTCAAGAGTACAAACTTTTAGACTTTCAAAGATAAGTACAGAAGGAATTCAGAATAGACTTAAATATGTAATTGAGCAGGAAAACAAAGAGGGTCAGGAAATTACTTATAATGAAGATGCCTTAAACTATATTGCTAGATTATCTAATGGTGGAATGAGAGATAGTTTAACTAATCTCGATAGATGTTTAGCGTTTAGTAAAGATGTAACAATGGAAAATGTTACTGAAGCGTTAGACCTACCAGATTATGATACTTATTTTTCTCTATTAAATTATCTTGTTAAAAAAGATAACGAACAGGTAACTAAGACTATAGATGAGGTGTATAACTGCGGTACAAACTTTGTTAAGTGGTTTGAAGGATTTCATTCGTTCTTGTGTAATATTGTAAAGTACATCTATATGAAAGACATCGGCATGACAATGATACCTTCACAGTATGCAGATAAATTATCAAATTATACAGAAGCACATGCAGTAATTTGTTTGAAACTTTCAACAGTATTATTGCAGCTTAATAAAGATTTAAAAACAACTCAATACCAAGTAGAAACAGCATTAACATATTTACTTTCGAAGAAGTGAGGATGTATTATGGGAACAATAGCAAATGCTTTATCTTCATTGCAGGAAGATTTCAATGCTGCCGATAAGGTAGTAGACGATATTTATAATAATTATTTTGCAAAATATTTTCAGCGTGAAGTTGAAATGCAAGAAAAATTTAGAGATATAAATGTATCAATAACTGATAAAGAGTTAGAGTGGATTATTACTTCGCTCCCGCTAGATTTATTTGCAGCTTCTGATGCATTATCTCAATTTAAGCAGCATAATGAGATTGTTAAACTTACAATCAAACAGCGCAAAAGCAAAGGAGTAGAATCGCAGGAAATTGATGAAGAATACAAACTAATGCAAATTGTATATACTTCAGTAATTGATAAAGTTGAGCATCAAATTTCTTTTTCAAAAGAGTTAATTATGGGTGCTAAAAAAGTATGGGATGCTCGCAAGCGTTCCGAACAACCTCCTATTAATGAAGTTAATATTCCAGAACTCCCTGAATATAAGCCGATTGTAAAACAAACAGGAGTGTATGTTAAAGGAGTAGACAATGTCTAAAGTAAAATTCATCTACACTAAGAACAGAACATATCGATGTTCAGTATGCGGTTGGGAGTATAAAGAATTACCTCCAGAAGATAATAATTCTGAAAGTAATGGTTGTCCCAATTGCTGGTTGATAGAAAATACGAAAGGACGTAGACAGAATGCCAACATTCAGTGAAATAATCAAAAAGTGCGAAAAAGATTGGGCATGTCCTGAATTGATGGAGAGTGTTAATAAGGTTGGTGGAAGGAAAATTCCGTTTTCATCGCCTACACTTAATTGGGCAACTTATGGAGGCATTCCTAGAGCTGCAATAACAGAATTTTACGGAATACCTTCTGGCGGAAAATCAACCACCGCAATTGATATATGTAAAAACGCATTAGATATATTCATTCAAGAATATAATGATGAAGTTCTTGCTCTTGAAGAGAAAATAGCAAGCGGTAAAAAAGAATATAAAACAGCATTGTCAGATCTAAAGGATAGAGGACCTAAAAAAGTTCTGTATTTAGACCTTGAGCATGCGTTTGATAGAAAATGGGCAGCAACCTTAGGCATCACTAATAAAGCTATTGAAGTAATGCAACCGCCGAATGTTGCAGCTGAACCTATATTGCAAGCAGTTCAAGGTCTTATAGAATCTGGTGAATTAGGGCTACTTGTATTAGATTCAATTCCTTCCCTTGTAACTCAATCAGAACTTGAAAAGAAATTTGGAGAGCGTACTGTAGCATCTCTTGCAGGTTTGTTAACTATATTTCTTAGAAAAGTAACTCAGCTATTATCTAGATATGATTGCACAATATTACTCATCAATCAGATTCGTGACAACATGGAAAATCCTTATGTAGATAATACACCGGGAGGAGAAGCAGTTAAATTTTACTCATCTTTGATACTTTCATTCAAGCTAGGCAATCCTGTTGATTTCTTAGGTAATGAGCTTCCTCAAAAAGCAGAAAATCCTGCAGGTTATAAGATTGTTGTTAAGGTAGTTAAGCAGAAGTCAGCTCCGTTTGATAGAAAGTTAGGTGAATATTTCTTAATGGCTCAATCCGGTTTGAGGGTTGATTTTGAATTTGCAGAGTTAGCAATTAAACGATACGAAATAATTCGCAAAGGTGGAGCTTGGTTTACTGTTTGCGATCCCGAAACTAAAGAGCCACTTGAAAATGAAGATGGCGTAATCGTTAAATTAAATGGACAAGCAAAAGTATACGACTATCTTCAGAATAATCCTGAGTATTATGAAAAGTTGTGTAATTTTATTGTTGCTGATATAAATAAAAACGGAGTTGAGGTAGAGGATAATATTCCTGATATAGTAGATGACTAATAAGGAAGCATCAGCAAAACAAGAGAAAATGGTAGCCGATTTTATGGGTTGGGATGTCGTTTCTGGAAGCGGCGCCCGCCCTTTTGCTCCTGGTGATGTTAAAAATGACCATTATTTAGTCGAATGCAAAACACATATAGACGAGAAAAATAACATTGTTTTCTATAAAAAGCATTGGATTAAAATTTTAACTGAGTCGCAATCAACCCATAAATATCCTGCATTAATTGTAGATAATGGTACACAAAAATCCCAAAATACTTGGGTGATGATTTCTTGGAGAGTGTTACCTACTAATACTAATATCATTGCTGGAGTAATTAACACATCTAAAAAAGACACTACATTTACATTTAATCACAATAATACATATTCGTTATATAAGTCGAATTATAAATCTGGACGCATAAATTGTATCTCAACTTGGTTTGATAATTATGAAGTTGCGATAATGTTATTAGAAGAATTCAGAAATTATTATCATCAGGAGTTTGAATCATGAAAAAGTCAATTGCATTACTTTTAATCCTTACAGCATTTCTTACTTTAACTAGTTGCAACTATAACGTAGTCGATTTGACATATTCTTTTGATTATGGCTATATCAGATTACCTAATGGTGAGCTTATTGAAGGTGAGGTATCTGCTTGGAGAGATTACGAAGATGGCGATCAGCTTCAAGTTACAATAAATGACAACACTTATCTAGTACATTCGAATAACTGTGTTTTAGTTAAGTACGGAGATCAATACTGATGTTAACTATTCAAGAGCTGGGTCTTAGTATAATGTCAGATTCACCTAAGAATTTTTATATCTTAGGTGGAACAGAATTTGGAATCAAAGAGAAATATATCGACATTCTTGCTTCAAAGATAGGAACTAAAATAGAGCATTCTAATCTTTTAGAATTACTTCCTTCAATGGAAAAGAAACAAATGATTCCTGTACCTCCGTCACTATATGTTATCAGATATGATAAAACATTCTTAAGCAAACTTAATCCAGAATTAGTTCAAAGAATACATAAATGCAAAATCAATGGATGTATTGTGCTGTTATATGAATCTGATTCTGATATAAACAAGTGCGATAAGTTTTTTCCAGATAACACTTCAACTATAATGCACATTGACAGTAAGTTTATCATCAAATATCTTAAATCAGATTTTCCAGAACTCAAACCGGAATATTATACAATAGCTGCAAATGTTGCTTCTGATTATTATCAAGCAAAGAATATTTGCAGATGTTTGTATTCAATACAAGATAGATATACGTTAACAGAGAGCCAAATAAAATACATATTTGGATTAGACACTTCCTATTCTGACAATGATGTAATGTTAGCTGTTGCAAATAGAGATTTTGGATCGTTAGTGTATATATCGGAACATTACGACGGTGAAATACAAAACATTCTCTACACAATGTTAAGAACAATGATTGAGCTAGATAAATGCTTAGATAATAAGTATTCAGATTCAATAGTTAAAAAAGCAGCAAAATTATGGACAAGATATGATGTATACTTTTTCTTTAATCATGTGTATAATGCAGTTAAGCAACTCAGATTAGGGTATTCTAATGATCCTTCCTTATATATTGTGTACTTAGCAGCATTGCTTAGGTTTAAACAAATTCCAGATACGAGGGCATTTCAGTGAGCATCTTAATCGAATGTGATAGCTGTAAGCATCAAGTTTACGTAGATAGTAACACAATTGATAGTTATGTTGAAATTGCCGCATCTTGCGAGCATAGAATTAAAACATATCATCTGTGTCGCGATTGTTATGAATCAAAGTTTTTGAAAGAGATCTTTGGCGAGGATTAAATATGGATTTTCAATGTCATTCACAAGCTATAAAGAATCTTCGTCAGATATGTGACGCTAATCGGCATACAATAATTGTAACAGGTGCATCTGGTTCAGGAAAAACGTTTTTAGTTAAACAATGGGCAACTATGCTCAATATTTCTGATGTAGCTGTTGTTAACCCTTCAGTCAATGAATTAAAAACAATAATTGATACTCTTTTAGATAATCATGCACCTGCAGTTATGTGTATTGAAAATTTAGATGAAGGTGTAACACAGGCTGCATACCCTCTATTAAAATTCTTAGAAGAGTGTCCGGATTATCTGTATGTTGCAGTAACTTGTACCAACATAAGAAATATTCCTGAAACTATTGTTAGCAGATGTATTGTTGTTGATGTAGCAATGCCAACAGCTAAAGATTTGTCTGATTTTGCATTATCAATTAATTCAGAAAATTATTATCTTGTTAAAGATAAACTAATTTGGAAATGTGCAAAAACTTTCACAGATGTTAAAAATATCTTATCTCTTGATTCAAACAAATTAGCTTATTTTGAATCGTTATCTAATATAACAGAATTTAATGAAAATGTTAGCAGTATTGCATGGAAATTGCAACATTATCCAGACAATTCGGAATCTCCAATAATATTAGTAGTCAGATATCTTATGCAAATTGTTAAACCTAATCAAGTAAGTTCATGTATTGAATGTTTAAATGACTTAAATTACAATAGGTTATCTAAAAACGCTATAATAAGTAAATTAATATTCGATTTAAAATATACCGAGTAAGGAGAATTGTATGAATGAATACGAATACAAAGTTGTCGTTGATAACAAAGTTTATGCAAGGGAAATGGATCTGCAAACTGCACTAACTTTAACAGAAGCTTTGTTTAACAAATGGCATGGAGAGACAAATCTTGCAATAACTATTGAAAGAGAAGACTTTAGTGTTAGGGTGTCAGAAGATAAGGTTAGATTAGAAGTAACAAAATAAGGAGAGTATAATGGAAAAATATGTATTCAGCGGGTCAATAAGACCTTTTGTCCATGATAAGTTGATGTCGCTACCTGATTTTGAACCTCTTGATGTTCTTGTAACTCAGCTTGATAGGCGTGAAATTGAAACTGTAATCAAGTATAAGCAAGATGGATTTTGCAGATGGTTATTCATTGATTCAGGTGCATTTAGTATACACACAGGTAATGCCCATTTTCCCGATAAATCAATTAAAGAGCCTACATTCAGACAGTGGGAAGATAATTATATTGATTATCTTAATAGCATTGATGAATATATTGATGTCTGCGCTCAACTTGATACTATTCCTGGTAAGTTCCAGCAGCCTAAGAAACCTGAGGACTATGTAGAATCTGCCCAAAAATCTTGGGATAATTATCTTTATATGCGTAGTAAACTTAAGTCTCCTCAAAAGGTAATGCCAGTATTTCACTACGGAGAAGATCTTAGTGCATTAAAGAATATGTTAGAGTGGCGTGCAGAAGATGGAAGTAAACTAGATTATATCGGGATATCTCCTGCTAATGATGCTTCGCAAGATGAAAAAGATACATACATTGCGCAATGCAATGATATAATTGCAAAATCAAGTAATCCTAATGTAAAAACACATTTATATGGAATGACATCATTACAGTCGCTTGCAAAGAATAAGTGTTATTCGGCAGATAGCGTAAGCCATAGATTGCAAGCTGCATATAATCATCTTCTTTCGCCTACATTCGGAACAATTTCAGTATCTACTAGAATACGTAAGAAGAACGGTAAGTCGAATGCTTCGTTTGATTATTTTGCAAATGAACACGACATGAATACACTTAAGGAAGAATTAGCTAAGTGTCAATTGACCTTTGAAGAGGTTCAAGATAGTTCTGATGCAAGGACTGTTTTTAACATCTGGGGAATTCAACAAATGATAAAGGGCAAGTATAGATATAACGAAGATAAGAAGGTTAAGAAGGCTAAGAAGTTGTTCTAACCTTTAATAGAAGTATATATTATGTAAAGGGGTATATACTTTGAAAAATTGCTTCACTATAACAATTCAATCTTCAAAGATGGATGACTTAGCTCTTCATACAGAAGTATTTAATTCCAAAGAAGTACCTGACGTGATTTGTGTAAAATTGCCTGATAGTATGCCACGAGATATGGATCTATCAGGTATTTATGATTTAACAAATAACAAAGAATTAGAATTTTCGGATTATGTATCTAGAGATGAACACAGACCTTGGATTGATATATCTACTGCATTATTAGATGTGCTTTCAGGGCAACATATATACAAGTTAACATTCTCTAAAGAAGCTTGCAAGTTAACTGCAACTTGTTGGTTTAGCTACATAATTCAAGATACTTTTGTTAATAAGCCTTATGTATACATGAAGCGAGAAGAAGAGGAATTAGATACATGAAGCTATATATAAAAGCAAGTTTAAATTCTGAATTATATGAAATTAGCGTAGCAGGAATTAACGGAGGAAGTGAAACTGAACTTCAAGCTAAGTTACAAAAACTTTTAACTCGTGTCCCTGATGGAAGGTACGTATTAGATTTAGGACCTAAAGGCTATAACACAGGTTATTTAAAAGTTGATAAAGATAACTTTAAGTGGTTATATAATGGGGAATCTTATCCAGTTACTAATTATTGGGAGATCAAAGACCATTACATAGTTCTTCCCGAAGGATTTATGATTAGTGATAGAATTGATCACGAAGATGATAATGTAATTGTTTATGAAATATACGGAAGCGATTCTGTGATATATAGCGGTATAGAAGATTATGAACCAATGAAAGATGACGATTGGCGTTACTGCAAAGAATTAGGTATTTATTATCTTATAGATTATCAAAAAAGAGCAATATATGTTAAATGGAAGGTGATTTGATTATGAGGTTAAGCAGAATCTATACATCAAAAATGTATTTAACTAATCCTCGTAGGGATAGGATTCATGCAGCTATTAATAGCCCTGAGAATGTAGAATTAGTTCAGCAATTTGCAGATTATTTAGATGATGATTCTAAAGAAATATTAAAGCAGGCTATTAAAGAGCAAGCGGAGGCTAAACAGGCAGAAGATGTAAAATCAGAACCTAAGGAATCTGGTGAAGGCGGTACGTCTGAAGAAAACTTCCCTGATGCAGAACATAATGTATTTTCCCCTTCTTATAGCGGAGGATCTTCGTTTGATATTCCTGACGAGGGCGGAGACGTTGATGAGGGTGTTGACATATTTGATGTTCCTGAAGAAGGCTCAGAATCTGCTGAACCTGAACCTGAGGCTGAAGTTGCTGACATAGAAGAGTCTACTGAAGTTTCTGGAAAAGTAATTACTGCAGATACTTCAATCGAAGAGATAATAGTTGACATTGTAAGTGAGTCAAATGTAATTAAAGGAACACTTAATAGCATCAAAGATACTGCAGGAGTTATTAGAATTGCTGTTGATGACAATGAGCTTTGGATTTATTATAAAGACGAAGTTAACATCGGCGATATAATGGTAAATGTAATTGAAACGCTCAATGGCGCTAACTATACATACCTTACATTTAGCAGATTAGCAAGGTCTAATAATGCGATTGTATTTGATATTAATTTTAACTTACAAGAACCTGTAAAATCTATCAATGAGGTATCGGAGGAAACTTGATATGTCAAATGATTATGATCCAACATTTGATGCTTTTCAAGATGAATTGAATCATGCGGTCTATGGAGCAATAAGCAGCGTATTATATAAATATGTAGGATATTTTGAAATGCGTCCCGAAAGACTTGAGGCATTACTTATATCTTCAGTAGATACTGCTTTAGAAAATTGGGTTTATAGATATATTGAAAGTGAAAATTATTTAGAATTACTTGGAGAGTAAATGAATATACTTGCTGCTGATTTAATCAGATACAATGCAAATAATAGGGGAACATACACTGGCGATTGTACTGCCCGTGCTATTTCTCTTGCGTTTAATATGGATTATCATAAAGCAAGAAAATTATTGAATGATTCTGCGAGAGAAAATTGGAGACTTAATTGGCAGTATAATTCTACTAACAATGTCAAGAAAGTAATTGAAAAACTCGGCGGCGGAAAAGCAGCAATATTGGTTGGTAGAGAATACACAGTTAATAGTTTTGCAGATTCACATAATCAAGGTACATATATTCTTCATTGTAATGATAATGGTAAAGAAGGCGGACCTGGAGGTCATTTAGTTACCATAATTGACGGTAAAGTATATGACAGTTGGGATTCTAGAAATTGTTATGTATTAACTTATCATAGAATTGATTCGGGAATTCGCGGAGAAGATATAACTGATGTAGGCGAGTATCTTGCTCAATTCTTTAAATCAATGACTTCTCAAGGCCTAATTTCTTATGCCAATAATGTATTTGATACAGTAGTTGACAAAAATAAAAAGTTAAAGAAACTCTCAGATGAGTATGGTGTAGATATAAGTCTATCTTTATCAGTAAGAAAAGCAGTATTCAAAGACTACGTGTTCAAATTTGTATATTCTGTTAGCGTAGATATTCCTTCCTATAACATATACAACAGTTCATATAGCAGTAAATTTGGAATTACATTTTCACCTACAATGACACCTGATCAAGTAGAGCCTTCATTCAATGCAAGATTTTATACAAAGATCTATGATTTTGTTAATTCAATCGTTAAGAAAATTGAAGATACTTGTGATGGGTATAGATTAATTGAACAGAATCGCGAAGGTATTACTATTCCTGATAGATTAAGATATCAATATGATAGATGGGACAGTGCAACTGAGAAAAGCTTTAATGCATTACCTTATTGGGTAAGAAGATTAACTAAATGGTTTAGTAGGCGTAGTCCTTTTGAAGGTGGAGATTATGATAGCGTTGAATTAACTATCTACACTCCGCCATTTGATACTAAATATGGACAAGCTACAGAAAATACAGTAGATCCAGATACACGGTACTTTCATGCGTACAATATGAATGATTTAATGCGAGGATTGCAACATTATAGAGTTACTGGAGATTACGATGAAGCATATTTAATCGCAGGTGATTATTAATGAAATTGTATATTCGAGCATCGTTATCTAAAGAAGAACAGTTTCAAATTATCAATGAAACTAATCCTGCTCCTGAAGAGATGTATACTTGGATAAGGTCGGTAGATGATATACAAACTTTTCAAGAAGCTTTTGAAAATAATCGGGATGGCTATTCGGAAGGATTTACTGAGGACTATACCACAGAAGATATGTTAGCTGCTATACGCACTGGTAAGATAACTGTATACAGCTCATATCCAATAGAGAACGGAAAATTTGTAACGCCTTCATATATGGAAGCAAAAAGCTACGGAGGCAGTTATGGAGTATATACAGCAACTGTTGATTTAGATGATATTGCTTGGATAGATGTAGATCAAGGGCAGGTTGCAACAAATAAGAAGATAAATTACAAAAAGATAAAGTAACCTTATATCTATTTGTATAAAAATTCATAAAGGAGATATTATATCATGAAGAGATATATCCGTTCCGCTAATAAAATTTCTAACAAGATTACTCAGAAGATTGCTGATAAGAAATTCAACGAGAACGAAATCTTAGTAAGAGCTCTTGCAGGTGAGCATAAGGGTGAACCTATGATGTATGTATTCTTCAACATCATGCTTGATCCTAATGTTCAGATTGAAAATCCTAATCAGCTTGAAGGTAACCACACAATTTTCTACAATGGTAAGAATATTGGTTGGATTAATTTTGAGAGAGGTATGGGTTGGATTGACGATAGAGCTTATGATAAGATTCAGAAAGTTGATCCTGCTGTATTAGATCAGCTCATTGCTCAGTGGTTTGCTCAATTCGGTCTCGGTGCTGGCGCTGATTATGCTCCTGCAGACGAATCATTAAGAATTGATGATGGCAGAACAACATACGGCCCTGACTTCTTTGATGACGATCAGAGTTATTGGTCATAATATATTATGATAGATTTGCCTGTAGCAGAAGAATTAGATTTTCAATATTTACTGCAACTTCTTCCTCCTCTGGAAGATACACCAGAATTTGCAAATCTTCCTGAGTTGTTTAGCATAATTGGTGCAAAATCGCTGATTAGTCTATGCAAATATGCAGGCGGAGAAACAATAACAATACCTACACTTGAGCAGTTATGCAACGATATAGAAGCTCTTCAATGGTATTATGATGTATATATAGCAAAAAGAAAATCTTTCGGAGAAATTCCTGCAAATTTATATCCATTAGTTAGCAAAATAAAAGAAGTGTATAAATAAGGAGAAATTAAGAAATGAAGATTTATATTAGGTCTGCAAGAAAAGTTGATGAATCCTATGAAGACATTGAGTGCACAGATTACAGCAAGTTCAGTGTTGTATTCATGCTCATGCAAAAGTATTCAGATGGAATGTACTGCTTAGGCAAGTTCTACGCAGATAACTTATGGGCAGCTAAAGAAGCCCTCCAAGAAGCCCTCAAAAAACATCCTAACCTCGCCGATGCTAATCTCTATGTATCTAAGTACAATTCATATTTTGATACTGAAGAGAATAGAAAAGATCCAGACGGTGTAGAAGTTGACGTAGCCGATTCATTAGAAGATCTCATCGAAGAATTTGATTACGAATACGCAGAGTAAATAATAAATAACTTAAATTAGTGCGACAATCAGATTTCTGGTTGTCCATTAATTTAGTAGAGGTGATAATATGAAAAGAAAGTATATCCAATCCGCAGAATCTGATTATGTTCGTGTAGGAAACATGATGTTTCCTAAAGATGCAAGTGAATACGGTTATGAAAGTGCAGAACAGATAAGTGAGAAAACTAAAAGAAAGTATCAAGCCGAACTAGATGCAAAAGCTGCAGAAGAAAAACGCATTGCAGATATCGCAAGAGGTAGATTAAATTATCAGATGACAGTTTCTCAAGTGGATCCATCACTTTCTGTAGATGATCAATTAGCTGCAATGTTTGATAATTGCGTACCTTACGAAGGCAAGTGCGATAACATTGGTGCAGAATTAATTCGTGCTATCAACAGACTTGGATATCGTTGGAGTAACGACGGAGATAGATTCTATGAAGGTTACGGATTAGAAACATGTGGAGGAGATGCTGCTTTCATTATTGACTTCACTGAAGGTTCGGATATTCCAGAATGGATGTATGATATGGTTGAACGAGGTGCAGAGCCTGACGACTTATATGATGAGCATCTTAAGGTGTTAGAGGAAAAAGTGCTTGATTACGTAAGAAATAACCCGCAGTTGTTTGGTCAAGATACTCCAGATTCTCGTGAATATTCATCAGATACACTTGATGAGATAAAAGAAATGTCACCTAAATATGAATTCGAACCTGATGTATATGAATTGTGGGATTTTGTATCAAGAGAAAAAATTGACGACAGTGACATTAAGGATTGGCTTGATTCCTTAGCTGAATATGACTTTGGCGGAGAAGTACGACAGTGGGCTAGAGATGGGTTCATAGTTGAAGATCTTGATAAAGAACAGCTTCAAGAGTGGGAAAGCAGATATTCTAAAGCACTTGAATACCACCTCGAAGAACTTCGTGGGGAATTTCCCGAAGACGAGGATGAAGACGAAGACGAAGAGTACGAGGATGATGAGTACGAAGACGAAGAGGATAGCGATTTCTAATTGATATGCTTGAAACAGTCAAAAAGTACATCCAAGAACTTCCTGACATAGATTTCAATACTTATTATCAAAACTACGTATTATCTGTACAAGATGAGAATATTGGTATAGAATCTAAACAATTCAACACCTTTAATGATATTAATAAATTAATCGCTAAAATTCAAAGAGAGCTAGGTAACATATCGTGAAACAAGAAGAAATAGTAATTACTTCTAGTGATATTCAATCTGCATATACAAGATTCTACACGTATATGATGAAATATCTATGGGACATAAATACTACAATGGATTTAGCAAAATTAGAGATTGCTATCTATAAGAGATTTCCAGATCAAGATGAGATGAAAGAATGTCTTTATAGATTAGAAAAAGACATAGATGATACTTATCGTGATGAGGATGATCCAAACAGCAAAGATTTCAAAAAGAAGTTTGAGGTATTAAAGGATTACATCGAAAAGTATAATACTCCGGGATTTGATATTTATAGAGTTGAACCCGAACTTGATTTAGATGAGATAAAGGGTGAAAGCGAAGAAGCTCACGATGACGAAAATATATTTGACGAAGAAAATATTGGTGAGCTTGAAGTAAAAGAAGAACCCGAAAAACAAACGAAAAAGAAAATTAAAATAGGAAAAATAGTTCGTAAATAAGCAGTCGAAGCTAAGAAAGGATTACATGCATGGAACAAATACTTAAACAGTTCGGACTGGATCAGTTCTGGAATGAAGAAGAGGGTATGATAATCATTATGGATGATGATATTGATATGTCAGATCCTTTTCAGTTCTCTAAGATTAGACGTTTCTTGTTAAACAACGAGAACTGGGTGCTTGGGCATGATCTTTGGGGTACAGATGATGGTTATTGGTATCTTATGCCGATTCGTTAAAATTATAATATTTGGGCAAGCACATGGTTGTCTATCAGTCAAAGGTTAAGATCAAATAGGTCTTAACCTTAATTAATTATGAAATAACATCTAAAATTTATGATTTTAGGAGAATAGGAAAAATGGTTATTATAGCCGCAGAAGCACTTGATTGGGGCAAGTTAGTAGTAGATTTCTTTGTCGCCTTACTTGCATTTTTCGCATGTACTGGATTCTGGGAATTGCGTAAAACAAAATTTTTAGCAAAACGAGAAGATAAAAAGGAAGAAAAAGATTACGATAGTAAGCTTGAGCATATGTCGGAGCAAATGACCGGGATATCAGATCAGGTAACATCTTTATCAGATAAATTCGACTTTATGGCAGAAGATATGCAGGAGTTGAAAAAAGATATCATTCTTCTGCAGCAAGCTAATGAGGAAACTGTAAAGTATCGAGAATTAAGAGATGCTCAAGATAGAAAATCATTAAAGGCACAAGAAGCCGTAATTGAATCCCTTAAAGGGTTACTTCGAGATCGTTTACTAGAAGTATACAAGCAATGTATCGCTAAAGGTTATTACACCAAAGAGGAAAGAGAAACATACGGCGAGTTGTTTACCTGCTATGAAAGCGAGCCGTTTGACGGAAATGGTGTAATGCATCAACTGAGGCCTATTGTTCAAGCACTTCCTTGGACAGCCGAAGATGCAGGCAAATTAAACGACACAGATAGCGATGATTGAATCGTTATGATAAAATAACACTCATTCTTATTGAGAGAGCGATATGAAAATCTATTCACACAGCAAAATCAGTCAAAAGACAATAGATTACAAACTCAAATATGTAAACAATGTAATCGCAAAAGTTAGAAGAGGTTCTGCTTCAATGGAAGAGCTTAATCAAGCTTGCGAGATGATACATTGGTTATGGAAATGGAAGGTCATAGACAGAGAAGAATCAGGTAAGTTAGCTGATATGATTTCTGACGCTATGGAAGGCAAATATCCCGAAGATGATTGGGAAGATGGAAATAATTATTTCAAAGGAGAAGAATAAATGGAAATTGTAACAATATCCGCAGAATTATGGGGCTATACTGGTTCAGAAGTATTTTATATCATGTCTGATAAAAGGGATATGAATAAAAATAAGAAAAAGTTAGTAGATACTCTTTATGGCTTAGCATTAGCTCGTAATTATCCTACAACAAAAGAAGATATTGAAGCTACTGTTGAGTATGATATGGATATTCAGTTAGGTGAAGTTTATAAGCAGTAACTATTTCAAAGGAGATAAATGAAGTTATATGTAAGGACAGCTGAATCAGAAAAGTCTACTCCCGAAGGAAATGTAGGCATCTGGTGGTATTGCAACGGCAACGTTGTAGGGGAATTCTGTCCTGTGGCTGAAGGGGTGGAAGATAGAGGCTACATCCAATTCAGTAAGACAAAGAATCATATAACAGAATGGGAAACAACAATCAAAGAGCAGCTTCCTGAAGCTATTGATTTAATTTCAAAAGGATATAGGTCAATAGAAAGAGGTCGTGTAGTTTATGATATTCGTTCTCAAGTATATGAAATCATATGTAGTCAAGCAATTGCTGCTGATAAAGATGCTATAGACCTTATTGCTAAAGAATTTAGTATTTCAGATTTGAGATATGATGTAATACCGAGTTCTCATTATTATGTTCCTACATATACAGGAAATCCTGCATTAGATAATTTTGATTTTGGAGATTAAATAGATGAAAATAGGAGGAGAATAAATGGATTTATATAATCAATTTATAAAATATTATGAAAGAGCATTAGACAGAGGTCAAGACGATAAGACTGCTGCTGTTGAAAATATTTACAACGCTTATGGTCTCGATGAATCTTCTGGAGACATGTATGAGTGCTTTATGTTACTTCCAGAAGATGCACAGATGGAAGTTATCAATATATTACTTCCTGAATTAGAGCCGGGTGATATTGGATATGCAAAAGAGATGTATAAATATGCATTAACTTTAGGTAATGAGTTAGGCTATGGAGAGGAACCTAAGTATCCTTACTACGCAGGTATAGTTGATTTCTACGAAGCCCTCAAAGCAGAAGGAATTGATTTAGGATTTTAATTTGAGAGAAGTACATATATGAAGATTTATATCAAATCTACGTCAGATTTACATGAGAAATAAATAACACAGAGAATAGCAGTTTAATTTCTAGGAGGAATACATAAATGCAGATTAAGAAAACAAAAAAGTCAGAAGTAACAGCTTCAAAGAAATCATCCGATAATGATAAAGCATTATCTCATATTAAAGCTGCAATCGACATTCTTGCTACACGCAATGACGAAGTATCCAAAGACAGTATCGCTAATCTTGGTGTAGTAATGTTCGATTTAATGGGCAGTGAAGAGTAATTACAAACAGACAATTCATTTAGGTTTTATAACTATTAAGGTAAGAGCAATCCTACCTTTTTTAGTTTAACCTTATATACAATTATCAAATAATTCAAGAAATAAAGGTACAATTTAATATGATAGATGAACACGAACTCAATACCTTTGGGGCGGGCAATTCTCAGGATACAATTAGTACCTCAGATGATTTAGTAAATCCCCTTTTAAGAGAACAACAAGCACAGGCAGCTCAAATGCGAGATGCCCTTTTAACATGTAAGAAAAACGACATAACTTCTGCAAAAGTAGCGTTACAAAACATTGCAGTATTACAAGTATACCATCAGGTCGCAAGAATAATAAGATATACAGAAGTAATGGATAGGCTTGAGGATAAGTTATACGCTTCTATAGATGCAAATCTTGCACAGATGGATGATTTTGATCCAGCTACAATGATGATGCTAACTAAAGTACAAGCCGATTTAATGAAGTCAATGGTTATGTCGCAAGATTTACTCAAACCCTATTTAGACATAGATTTAGATGCAATAGCACCTCCTCGAGATGTAAATGAAGAAACATCATTTGGTGCTGCAATATTGCCTAAAGAATCTCGAAATGCAATTAGAAACGGCGCACAGGCATTATTGACTGAATTACGCAAGACTGAAACCAAACAACCTGAAGCTGAACCTGCTGAAAACCGTTCAACAAGTGAGGAACAAGATGTCAGACCTGATACAGCCGATACGCAGTGATTCTTTAGATTACGAAGATATCATATCTCGTATTAAAGCTATATACAATAGCTCCAGTCCGGTTGAGCAGAATTATTTCTTAAAAATCCTTGAAGAACTTGGAGATAAAGGTTATTCAGAAACTCTTGAGCAAGTCTACTTAGTAGATTTCAAAGAGGTTCCTGTAAGTATTGATAGATTTTTATGCGATCCTGAATACTTAGGTGAAACTAACGATTGTGGTAATCAAATATATCCAGGTTGGTGGAAAGTATATAGTAGTGTATTCGATGCTCAGAATGATATTTATGAAGTAATCTTATCCGGAGCTACAAGAATCGGTAAAACATCAACAGCAGTTTCAATGATGTGTTATATGACATATCTATTGATGTGTTATAGAAATCCTCAAAGATATTTCGGATTAAAGGAAGTTTCCAGAGCAACAATTGGATTTGCTAACTTGACCAAAGAACTTGCAACTTCAGTTGCTTATCGAGAGTATCACGATACACTGATACAATCTCCTTGGTTTATGAAGCATGGTACAAAGAATAGTAGTGCAACTAAACCAATATTCATTCCCGAAGGAAATCAGATAGAAATCGTAGCCGCATCAGATGCTGCACACTTGCTCGGCATGCAGTTGTGGGCTTGTTTGGTTGGTGATACAAAGATAACCACCGATAAGGGAATATTCCCTATATCTGAATTAGATGGTAAATCAGTTAATGTATTGCAATACGATTACGATGCGAAGAAATATTGTTATGCAAATGCTGATGTTGTAAAAACGAAATATGTTAGCGATACTATAAAAATTACTTTAGAAGACGGTACAGTCTTTGAAGGAACACCTGATCATAAAGTAATGCTTGCAGATGGTACATATAAGAGATTAGACGAATTGACTGAGAATGATGAGGTATTTTCATTATGAATGATTATTACAAGGATAGAAAATACTTTGTATATCGACATGTTGCGCCTAATTAATTCGGAGGTCTATTAATGAAAGTTGCTAAAATAGAACATATTCATTATGATGACTCAATACCTGTATATGACGTTGTCAATGCAGGAGACTTACATAATTTTGTAATACACACTGAGGATAGTGATGTTATTGCTCATAACTGTCTCATGGATGAGGTAAACTTCGCACGTGCCGGTATAAAAGATATTACTATATCTAAAGGCCAGATGAAGAAAATGTACGATACAGCTAATGCACGTATTACAGGTACATTTAAGCTTGAAGGTAGAATATATGGTAAAATGTTCACCTGCTCATCTAAGAGTAGTGATAATGATTATCTTTCTGACCACATAGAAAAGCAGATAGATGCAGGCAATACGCATATGTATCTCTTTGATGAACCTCAGTGGAAAGTATTACCTGCATACAGATTTGGTAAAGAGAAGTTCTATATTACTATCGGTGATAGATATAAGAGAGGTTTCGTTGTCCCTGATGAAAATTCTGATGAAGAACATTTACAGGAATATAGAAATGAAGGCTATGAGGTCCTGGAAGTTCCTGCGGATTATAAACCTAACTTCAAAGCCGATTATGATATCGCTTTAAGAGATATAGCCGGTAGGTCAGTAGTAGGTTCAATGGGTTTCATTACTCAGGAAATGATTACTCCTAATGTAAGCACTACTAGAGTAAATCCTTTCTTTGAGGATTACTATGAAATCGGCGTAAGAGATAATGATACAATAGAACGTCATTTTCATCTAGAAGTGGTTCCTGCTTACCTCAAGCAATTACCTATGTATATTCACATCGACTTCGCTGAAAAGTCAGACCATATTGGCATTTCAGGAGTAGTAACTGATGGTAATAAGACAATATTAGATATTGAAACAAATAAGAAGATAATGATGCCATTCTTTAGACAGATGTTCCAAGTAGCTATCGGTGCTCCTAGAGGAGATAAAATGTCATTCCAGAAAGTAATCAACTTCATACTGTGGTTGAGGCGAAGTGGATTTAATATTGGATTAGTTACTACCGACCAATATCAATCTTCTTATGTAAGAGAGACTTTAGATCAGCAAGGTTTTGAGACAGATAAGATTTCAGTAGATAGAACAATTGACCCATATATCTCACTTAGAAACTTGCTTCAAGATCAGAGAATCGAATTAGTTAAGTGCGATCTGCAAGAAATTGAGATGATTAACTTAGAGAGAAATGGAGATAGAATCGACCACAAACCTCAAAGTAATGCAGGAGCAGGTAGCGCTCTACCATGTTTAGCTAATGGATACAATAGCAAAGGTATTGGTAAGGACTGTGCAGACGCTCTTTGTGGTGCTTGTTCTACAGCTATCGCCCATCTTGATTTAGTACGGCCTCCTGCAAAGAATGTTATTAATGCAATAGCATCAGTGAATACAGGAAAGGGTACTGGAATGTTTCCCAATAGATATGGGACAGGAACACGTCAACCACTACCTGGTTTTGGTAGTCAATATAGAAGATTTTAATTAAAGGAGGAACACAAAATGCTGTTCACAAAAACCGTTTGTAGTGCCGGTTCGTTAGTATATATCGTACCGACCGGACTGCTTGTAACACTCCGCTACGATGCCCATGGAATACTTTACAAAGTGTATCAAGGTATCAATGTATTAGAGGAACTTCCTGAAGATTTCCTCAAAACAATTGTACGAATGGGGTTAGTTCCTAATTCTATCAAGCTTCACGGAGGTACAACAGATATTTCTGGTGTATTCTATTCTAATACTATTAAATCCAAGGAAGGTCTTCTTCCTGATTGCGAATTTAATAGACTTGTAGAAGACATCAAATCTGGCACACCTGGATATAGATTCTATGTAGGTAATGTAGAAAGTGGAGCAATGCAAATAACTCCATCATCCATGCAAGCTTGGACAAAGATGGTAGGATTTGAATCGTTACCTTGTTGGGCAGTTCCAATTAATGCAACTGAAGAAACACTTAGATCATATATAACAGATAACACATATATTCCTTTTGAATATCCTTTGCTTTCAGGATTCTTTATATTTGAAGGTCAGAATAAGGCAAAGTATTATGATTTGCATTTAAAAACAGCTACAATATCAGAGAAACCCGAAAGATTTACTGATCATGACGGTTATATCAAATACGGTTTAGCTTATGGTAATAATGAGTCTATCAGCATTGATTATCCCGATGCTGTTAAATTCAATATTCAAAAAGGATCTCAAGTTGTTTTTGATGGAGATAAAATTATCTGGAGCGACACTAAATCTTTAGAAGATAAGTTACCTACAAGAACTGTATGCACATATTGCAACAAGATTCTTGATGTACCTTCTAATGGCCCAATGACTTGTTCTGATGATTTTTGTATCTCTAAGTTATATCCTAGAATCCAGAGATTCTGTAAAATACTTGGTTTAGAAGAATTAACTATAGAAGAATTTGATAAAGCAATTACTAAACAGCAGATTCAGATACTTCCTGATCTATTGTTGCTTCCAAAGTATTCTGATATTAAGATTAAGAATCATCTGTCCGAAGTACTTCTTGCAAGCATAAATGGCGATGTAGGAATGAATAGAGAATGGCTGGTTAAGTTCTGCAATAAATGTAACAATTCTTATAAGACTGTTAAATATTATTTTGAAGGTCCTAGAAGAATTGCAACTGAATTAGATATGCAATTGCCTCCGAGATTTGGTAATTGGTTAGCAGAACCTCGCAATCTTATTGAGTTAGATACAATAATGAACTCAGAACAAATTGAATTGCTTGAAGCAAATCGAATTGTTAAGTTTGACGGAATGCCTCTTCTTAGAAATAAGAAACTAATGATAACAGGAACATTTATGCATGGGTCTACCGAAGATATAGTTGCCATATTACAAAGCTACTCTGCAGAGGTTGTAACTCAATTTGATAAAAAGGTTCAATGCGTCATTGTTGGAGACATCAAAGAAAACATTGATGGGCTTGCTATTCAAGCTGCAAGAGAATTAGATCTTCCAATGTTTACAGAGAGTGAATTCTTTGCAAGATACCAGATAGACGAAGACCTTGAGAAATTCTTGAAGTAACCTTGTATGTATTTATAAAGTTGGAGGATTCTCAGAATGCCTAGATGGTTAGATAAATTATTTGGACCCCGAAAGCTTAACCTTCCTTCTCGTTTGAGAAGTACTGTTTGCGTAGGCGGTACATTTTACAAGATATCCGATCTTCGCGGAGATTCAGATATTGAAGATATTAGGACACAGATAACAGTAATGAGAGCACTTGCAAGAGACTCTCAAATCAGCACTGCTTTATCTTATTATGCAACAGATGCTACTACGCCAAATACTGCAGGCGACGTTATTTGGGCAACTGCAATAGATGAAAATCATCAGCAAGTGGCTGATATTATAAATACTTGCTTCAAAAGATGGCGAGTAAACGATTACGCAAGAGACCATATTCTTGAGTTAGCTACAATTGGTCAGCTATATATGCCAACAACGGAAATGTATAGAGTACCTGGAGCTCATCAGAATAGAAACCTTGTATCTTTAGACGATAATACACTTCCTAACATGGAATATGACATTATTCCGTCATATATGATACCGCCTGAGGATATTATTCACTTGTGGTATCAAGGACAACCTCAAGGTTACCTTTATCAAGAAACTGCAAATGCTAATACTTCGTCGTTCTCCGGTGAACAGATAATCAGCTATCCTGAATCTTCTGTAATTCATTTTTCATTAGGCGGATTACTTGGAAACTATAGCATTACAGGCACAGATAATCAAGGTAATGCTGTAAGTTATGATATTCAATTTGCAGAACCTATATTATCACAAGCAGTTCAGCCTACACAAACATTAAGTCTTTTAGAGGACGCTATGTTACTTTCTTCGTTAACTCGTACAGTAAGATTCATCAACGTAGATTGCGGTACAACCACTGAGGAAGATGAAATAAGACAAAATCTGCAAATAATTAAAGACATGATTGAGCAGCAATTAGCGCTTAATACAGCTACAGGTAATGCAGAAAGTTTTGTAAATCCTCAGAGCCCTAATAACTTAATCTATCTTGCTAAAGTAAATGGCCAAGATGCTGTATCTATTACAGACCTTAACATGGGTGAGCCTACAGAAAGTGAGAATAAACTTCTTGATTATTATCAAGATAAGAAGTTATCTGTATTGGGCGTTCCTAAAGAAGCAATGAATTTTTCCTCTGCTGAAGGTTTAGGCGGTGCAGGTGCTGTAATGTCACAAAGATCTGCATTATATGCTAATCACTTGCTTCGAATTGAAACAGCTTATAAAAATGGTTGGCGAGATGCGCTTAACAAATACTTCGAATCAAGAAATATGAGCGGATTTAAGGATAAGTATATTCTTAATATGTCTCCTATTATCACAAACATGGATCAAGTACAATTTGAGAAGCGTGATGCGTCTATTCAGCAGGCAGCTTCACTTATTGATTTGCTTAAGAACTTAGGCGTAGAGGAAAATGATGCTTATAAGAAAGCATTAACTGAAATATTGACACAAGCATTCCCTCAAACCGGTGCATCAGTTATGAAATGGGATATCAATGTTGAATCCGGCGGAGAAGAGGGCGAAGGCGGAATGGGAGGATTTTAAATGAAAGCATACAAATCTTACAAATTTAGAATCTACCCTGATTTTGATCAAAAAACTAAATTAAATAAAACTTTTGGATGTGTCAGATTTATATATAACAAAATGCTTGAAGATAAGAAGGATTATCTATGTTAACTATTTAAACTTATATTGAACCGTAGGAACTACGGAGATAGCTCGTTGATACTTAAAACAGTAGTTTTATTGAGCGAGAATCTAATTCTAATGTAATTTAGAAAGGAGTTCACACCGTGAGATCTTCAAAAGAACTAACTGACATATTTTTCAAAAACTTAAAAGATTATAACTCAACTAATTTCAAAACTCTTGAAAAGGCAGACCTGTCTAAATATAATGCTGTAACTCATAAAGCGTTTAGTTCAGTACTCACTCGTTATTTCATATTCATAGAAAAGAACCCAGAAATAACTGATGAAGAAAACAAAGTATTATACTTTAAGCTTAAGTTAGACATGATTGGAACTTATTTTAGTCAGTATCCTGAAAGTGATACCAATTATTTAAGAGGATTTCAATTAGAGTTGCGAGATTGGATAAAAGAACACAAAGAATATCTAGAAGACACTGAGAGGGCTACTGCATGAATGCTCCATTACGTTACAACATATCCAATTGGCTTCAGTTATCTGAATGTAAATCAAACAATTCGACCGATTTATATATTACAGTTAGGCAAATAATAGATGACGGTAGTCATAGATTAAGTGGTACATCTATATTAGTTCAGCATACTCAATATGGCACACTTTTTGCTTGCTTAGTAAATTCTAAAGGAAGTTTATTAACTCCTGACCCTGAATCTGGAATAATTAAAGAATTTAGTACAGATGAAATCCTTGCAGAGTTAAACAAGTTTGGATTTGATGTAACCTTTGAAATTAATCAACATCTTAGCGGAGAACAAATTTCTTATCTTATCACATTATCTGGTCTTAATTATGATAAGATAAGAAAACTCCCTGTATTTGAATACGATACAATGGGCAATAAATTATTTTCTGAATACATTGTTGCATTTAACGTAGAACATTGTCCTGATTGGATTGATGTAGATTATGTTTGCCGCAAATCGGATTTCTTAGAAAAGTTAAACGACGGAGTAGCATCTAACCTAACATATATGAGTCAAACACAATTATTTGATTGGACTTGGCTTACTTATGTAGCAAACATTGATGACATTATTGAAGATAACGGATATGGAGAAGACGAGTAATGGCTCAACACTTAATAGGTCCAGATATAAAGTTGATGCGAAAGCGCTACGATGACGCACTTTCTATGCAAGGAGTTCCTTGTACTTATCAGTTTCCTAATCTTGCAAAAGCAAACGAGCAAGGTGAACCAGAAATTGATTCTTATTCAGAACCTATGGACACATATATCTTCTTTGAAGGTAACGTAAAAGCAACAACATTTAAGAGATACGGGTGGGTTGTAGATAACTCTAAAGAACTTCCATTTTTAATCCACTGTAGCTGGAACTTACCTAAAGTACAAAAAGACAGTATTTTTACAATGTCAGGATTATATTCTGAACTAACCGAAAGAAAATTCAGAGTTACTGAGATTACTTATGACATGGTTGCAGCGGATCATCTCGTTTGCCAAGTAGTTCCGATAGCAAATGGGCAGCCTATCGTTGGAAGAACAAGAAAAGAAATTTCACAAACCTTTAATTCTTCTAGCCACTTTCTTAAAAAAGACTCTGATTATCGTGGTGATACATATAGCGGAACTTACCATCCAGGAGATAAGTAATGATTTATCTTTATGACCGAGCAATTGCAGATGATTTACAAAAATCAATAAATTCTGAAAACGCAGAACCTAATGTGTTTATAGCAGATGCTGAAACATACGCTGGAGTATTTGCTCAAGTAAAAGAAGATACAATAACATATCCTATAATTTTGCTTGCAAGAGATCCGGATATGCCAGTAATAACTGATTTATGCAATTTTACTCGGTCACATTTCGGAGTACCTGCAGCTTTTGACAATAAAACAAATACAATATACAACGAGCGGGCATTACCTGTAGATATTCGATATACATTAAGAATAATATCTACAAATGTAGCGGATTCAGATGAGTTAGCCCGGGAATTATTCTATAAATACTTATCGATGTATTATTTAACAATACAGCTTCCATATGAATCTGATAGAAAAATAAGATTTGGAATTGAAGTTGATAAAGATTATGGAATAAAAAGAGAGTCAGGTAGTTTTGAATACCTCAAAAGTGGAGCGCTATATCAATCAACACTGCATCTTAACACGCAAGGTTGCGTATCGTTAACTTACACAGGACGTCATGTTCAAAGAATCGTTTATAATACAAAAGATATTCAAATAGAAAGTCCCGCAGGACCTGATGATAAGAAAGGGTAAGAAATATGAAAAAGACTGGTAGAAAACTTCCTTCAAACATTACAGCAGCTTCTAAGCCTAATGTGAAACTCAGAGTTGAATTTGAAACTTATGAACGCTTCGGCTCTGGACAAATACGTAAAGCTACAGTTTCGGGAAACACATTATTAGATGCTCTTAAGAAAATGGTAGATAACATGCAGTTATATCTAGAATCTGATATGATAGAAGAAGAGAATATGACAGCAGAACAAGTTATTGAGGATATCGCAGGCTCTAATGGAGATGGTTGCGATTTTATCTTCTTATTAAAAAACCTTACAACTGGAGAAGTTTATATTGAAGAAGATTATTCTGAAGAAGATGAAGATTGGGACTAATCACTTCTTATAAGAATAAACAACTTTCTCAGTAAAATAAAACGGCACATAGTTATCAATTTCAGATTGAGATATGTGCCATTTATTATGTTCACCATTCCACCATATTTTCTTTTTACTAGTTTTATTAATAATTTTAAGTCCCCACACAGGATAAGCATCAGTGTTAAACGAATTATCTAAACTATCTTTAATCACTATTTCTGGAATTTCAAACATTTCATTTAGATAGCGCAAAAGCATAAATGTACCATGATTAATTTTATAGCCTCGTCGAGTAACATTTGAAATAATTTGATTTCCTTTTAGAACATAGCATTGACAGATAGTTTCTTTGTCAACCCAAGCCATTCGCAACAATGAATTATCATATATAGGGCTGTGCCCGTTTTCTTTTAAGAATCTATTAATTTCTTTCTGGCTAACTTTATAATGTAATTCAAGTTCATTGGTTTCAAAAATAACTTGAGGATACAACTTCTCTAAAATTAAAATAATATTATCATAATAATTAATACGAATATAATTATAATTCATATTTATAACAGGGTAGTATTCAAAATCCAATAACAGATCTTTATCCGGAATATACAACCTGTATAAGTGCCCATCAATTCTTTCATTCCAACTGTAGTCAATATTGCGAGAAGACAGCCATTGAGTAGCTTGATTAACTTTTTGTTCAACTAATTCCTCAAATTGTTTATAAACTTCGGAGCTTTTATTCGGCCGGCAAATATTAACATACTCCTCGCATTGACGAATATTTTCTACACCAAATTTATCATATATTGTTTGCTTCGCTTTATTGTTTAACATTGTACCTATATTTTTCAAATGATAAATATGTTTTGAATAAAGGTTTAAAATTCACCTTTGATATCTATATCAAACTAAAATAAGTAAAGGAGAAATAAAAGTTATGTTTACACCATTAGCAATGGGTTGAGTTTGTGCCCTCGACATTAAGTAATTAGTGTCGGCTACCGCGTTAATTGCTCTGAATCCTTAAAGCCTGTATGCTACAACGTAATCTGAAAAGATAAGCGTGATAGAGCGAAAGCAGAAAAAAGTTACAGGATGACCCAAGGTGAAATAAACGCATAGAGATATGTCCTAAAGGTTATTACCAGTTGGTCTTCAGCAGCCACTTCGCTAAACTTAATACAGCAAGCGAAAGGTCCATCGATTATCTCCTTGAGGGAGAGTAGAACTCGAAGCAAATGCGAGAAGAAAAATGCGGCTCCTAGCAATAGGATGAAGATATAATCACAACTTCTGATGAAAATCAGAGATTACAGCGTTGCGACCTGTAGATAAGACAAAGTACAAATCATATGTTAGGCGTAGATTCATATGTCCCTCTGTATAAAAACAACTTCGAAATCCGTATATACAACATGGACGGATCCAGCCCTGCAGAATTTTCTGATACACTTACACTCTCTACAGACGAAGTAGGCGCTATCGAAGAAAATCAAGATGTAATTACAGTACACTATGGTAACGGTTTAATCAAGTTCCCTCAGAAAGTTGATTACGGTGATGTTAACTGGACACTTAACTGCTATACAACACCTAATGTACTTGAAGCATTAAGAGCTTGGAGAAGACAGATTTACAATCCGTTGACAGAGACACTTGGATTGCCTTCGCAGTACATGAGACAAATTTACTTTATAAGATACGATGGTACTGGCGGACAAGCAAGAGACATAATTAAGTGTCCTGGCGCTTGGATACGAAATCTCAATAACGGCGATATGTCACAAGAAGGCGGCCTTGTCAAGGTAACTTGCTCCTTCGTAATTTCTAGAGCAATTTATCTCAAGCCAGAAGATATCCAGTAATCGTTCAGATTTTCAGACAAATTTCAGGTAGGAAGTTAACTCTTCCTACCTATTTTTTATTCTGGGACTTGTATTATAGGCCTATAGGGCTTATAATATATTTATGAATAACTTTTTAAACAGTTTGAAAAATCGAGAAGTTTTTGTAGACGATGATCCTGAGTATGATGCATCTATTTCTGATGTACCTAAGGATAGGTTAAAACCTTGTGCAATTTGTGGTAAATTATTTATCAAAAAGGGTCGTGGAGTATATTGTGGAAGACAACATTATGTTGCTTGTCTTAATTGTGGAAATAGAGTTAACATAACACAAAATCACTTTTATAGCACTGCACCTAAAACTTGTAGTAAATCATGTGCTGATTTAGTAGGAGTTAGCACGTTTAAAGAGAATTGTATTTCTAAATATGGTGTAAGTAATCCAATGCTTGTTCCAGAGCTTGTTAGAGATATGATATCTAAGCGAAATCCTGATTTTGATTTTGCGTTAAAAGAAAAGGAACAAATTCATCGATGCGAAGTTTGTGGTAAAGAATTTAAATTTGATTACACTCATCCTCGTAAAACATGTTCTGAAGGTTGCGCTGTAAAATTGCAAAAAGCTTCCATGCCTTCGTTCACAAAGATTTGTGAATTATGCGGTAAGAAATTTACCACGTCATTTAAGAACGCAAAATATTGCGAAGGTCCACACTATAGAAATTGCATAATATGTGGAAATCAATTTGAATTAAAAGACACAGGCTCTAATTCCGTTACGTGTTCAGAACACTGTAGATTAGCTGCATATAAGCAGACCTGCATGAACAGATATGGAGTAGAGATTGGATCTCAAAGCGAACAAGCGAGAGAGAAGTTAAGTATTGCAGGAAAGAAAAATAATCCTAAACAACCTAAGGTAGAAGTAATAAAGTCTCCGATTATAAAAAATTGCAGGATATGTAACCTTCCATTTACGCTTGAAAATAATGCACAGCATATCTGTACTAGACAACATTATAGAAAATGTGATGTATGCGGTAAGCAGTATGAATTCAATGCCCCATGGACGCAGCTATGCTGTTCAATAGAATGCACACAAAGTAAAAGAGTTTCTACTCAAAAGAATTCTCAAGGACTAGACGGAACTCCATTAGATAGTTCTTGGGAGAAGACTGTATATGATTTTTGGAAATCACTTGGTTTAGAAGTAGAAAGAAATATTCCAATTCAATACGAATATAATGGAAAATCTCACACCACTTTTATTGATTTTAAAGTTAACGGAGTATTATACGAGGTTAAAGGTAGCCATCTGTTAAGTGGTTCATTTGATTATGGCGGAGTTCCTATTGAAGTTAAATTAGATATTTATAGAAAACATCACGTGATAGTAATTACTGAGAGGAACTCATCTTATATTTTTGGGAGTAAAAATAGCAAAGAATCTAACGGGCTTAAGTATCTTAACGTATGCCCTAATCCCTTAATTGGAGTAGACTTCGCATTATTTAAAGATTTTCCTAAGTTTCCATATTCAAGTGATAGGCCTATGTGCTTTTATGATGTTAAGGTAAGTAAAAAATTATCTTCGCATGATGCGTTCTATGATAAAAGAATAAGGTGGCAAATAATCGAAAACAGGATTCAACACGTTGGAGGATTTATAGATGCAAAAGAAGTACTTAATGGCCTAAATGTAACTCGAATTGCAAAACAACCTTCCTGGTTCTCTAAAACATTTGCAAAGCACATAATTACACAATATTGCACTTCAGATATAATTGTAGATCCTTTTGCAGGCTGGGGTGCAAGATGCGACGCATCTGTTGAATTAGGTAAACTTTACATAGGTTGTGACTTAAATCAAGAATTAGTAAGTTGGCATCAACAGCATAATCGTAATATCATATATGATGATGCTAAAGAATTTAAATATGACGGGGAATGTTCAGTATTTATCTGTCCTCCATACCAAGATGTCGAAGTATATTTCAAAGGACAGAATTGTGAGCTTACTCAGTGCGAGTGGTTATCAATTGTGATGAAAAATATTCCCAATGCTAAAGAATATGTTATGGTTTGTAAAGTAGTTGATCCCGGTTGGGAAAAGTATATTGTAGAAGTAAAAGAGAACAAAAGTCATTTCGGAACTAATAAAGAATATGTAACTGTAATACCTAACCTTATTTAATTGCAGTAATCGTTATAGCATATAACAAATATATTAATGATTGGTTATTTAGATTTACTTCTAGATAATTGGCGCGAATAATGAAGATCTACATAAAATCATCAAAGTATTCATACCAAGGCAGTGTAGCTGATAAGTTTGGTAATATAAGAATTCGTGATAGTTATTTTGAGACCATTGCGAATAGTGAAGCAGAAGCTAAGCGAAATATATTATCTCAAGCTAAAAGGAGGTTAGGATTGAAGAATTCTGCATATCTTAAATTAGTATCTCCTGAAAAGATTGATGAATGTGTTGATAATGCTGTAGAAACTTATTCAGGCCAAGATAGAATATACTGCCCTAATTGCGGAATGCGATTAACAGATGGTGGCTTCTGTCCTAATTGCTATTCCGAAGGCGATGAAACAAATTATAGTTAGCCCATATTGAAGTTCTTTCTTTTTAACAAAATGCCCCAAGATTAATTTCTTGGGGTGTTTTGTGTCCATGAATCGTTATAGAATATACATTAATATAGGAGAGTTTATAAACATGCAAGCAGGCAGACCTAGTAATTTAACTAGCTATGCAAAAGAACTTAGAGAAAATCAGCTTAAGGAGCAAATAAGAATTTTAGAACAACAGTTAAATAATGCTCGAAGAGATTTGAAATTATTGGAGAAAAGAAATTTATGAAAACTGAAAAAATAGATAGCTCAGAAAGTAAGATGTTTGAACAAGTTAGAGAATTATGCGTTCTATGTGCAAAAGGTATAGTTAAGATATCTGATGATACCGGAATTAATCCAAAGTTAATAGCTAAATTTTTCATAGAAGTATTTCAAAAAATACTAGGGGATATGGAAAGTGATACCAAGGTCTGAGTTATTTAACTTCAACTATGGAAAAGAAAACTACTTACTTGCGAGGCTCTTAGTAACCAAACAGTACTTAGAACAGAATAACATAAATGACGCTATCGAATGCTTAAATGATGTGATTTCTGACATACAAACAGACTATAGAAATCCGCTATTTTAAATCGGAATCGTTATATATTGTGCAAAGGAGGATATAGCATGGCCATTACTAAGTTTAGAGATAAATATTTCTTTTTATCAAACTTCTATCCAGAAGTTTTATATATTAATGGTGAAATGTATCCATCTGCAGAACACGCTTTTCAAGCAATGAAGTCTTTAGATAAAGATGTTAGATTAGCTATGTCTGTATGCCCTAGTGTAGCAGAAGTGAAGAGAACAGGTAAAAAGATAAACCTTAGATGTGATTGGGAACAAGTTAAAGTTTCTATCATGAAAGACATACTCCGAGCAAAGTTTTCAGATCCTGAATTAGCTCAAAAATTAAGAGATACTGGAGACGAAGAATTAATTGAAGGTAACACTTGGGGAGATACTTTCTGGGGAGTATGCAATGGTAAAGGACAAAATGTTCTCGGAACTTTGTTAATGGAAGTGAGGAAAGAAATCTCGTGAAAATTTACGCAAGTAAACAACTTGGCCCCGTATATTACATGGTTAAGGAACTTTCTATTTTAGAATCAATTGTTAAGCAGGAAGTTATAAAGATTTCGGAAAAACCTGAAAGGGGATACAGTCAACAAGATAAATCTCCTCACCATTATGTTTCCTTTTTACGCAGTTTAGATAAAGCAGGAAGAAATCCTAGAAATTGGGTCTATGGCGTAAGATTAGACGGAAATAAACTTACTAATAAGTACAAAATATCTCCATATTCTCAACCTGGAAATACTATTGGCTATAAGAGCAGTCACCTTAGAGTTAGCTACATATCAGAGTATGACGATGGAACTTATATGGTTCAGTTAATCGAAAGACCCTCTTTCTTTGTGCCCGAAAATATTTACAGAGATATAGAAAAAGCTATATTGAATGATGTAGAAGGAATTAATGAAAAGAAGAATCTAGTTGAGCTAACTGGTAAAAGATCCTATAGGGGCAAAACTGTTGTTAAGAAGTATTTTTACAATACAAAGAATGGTGGAATCCATATAAGCGACAGCACAGTATCTCCTGAAACTATTTCATACTTAGTCAATCATAAATTAAATGAAACTGAAGAAAGGTATTGGGTTCTTGACAGCAAGACTCAATACATTGATATCTCAGGTTGTATAATAGGATATATTGAACCTAAGGGTGATGATTCAGTTGAACAAGCAATTGATGCAGGTAAACTTCCCCCTAAAAATATTTGGCATTACTGATCCATAACCTTTTATGAAAATGAAATACCATTTCCATAAAGGAGAAATACTATGGCACTTATTCCAATGGATGAACTCCAAACATTAAAAGCAGCAGCTGATGTCAAGACTGTTGCAGATACTGCGGAAGCAGATCAGCAGGAAAAGGAAATTGCTTATCTTATTAACACGGCAGCAAATTGTGGCCAATATGATGTAGCATATAACGGAAAAATACTTGAAACTATTCTCACAAAGCTTGAAAGTGATGGTTACACAATCACTTATGATGTAGCTAAAATGAATGCAGAAGACATTGCCCATATTTCTTGGGATTCTTAAAAGAGAATCGTTATATTGAGTATAACATATCAAAAGTTCCAGGAGAATTAATATGAAAGTTTACATTAAATCAGCAGTAAATATTTCTGACATACAGGCAAAAATAGCAAAGAAGCAAGCTGAGATTGATAAAAAGGTTGCTTGGATAGCTAAGAAAGAAGCAAGTATTGAAAAGAAACTTAATCTCCTTTCAGGAAAGTTATCTGATGAAGATTATGCCAAACTAGAAACTTTTATCAATGAATTGAAAGTTACAGCGCGTAGAAAGATTCCTGATGATATTCCAGTAAATACTTGGGGACTTGTCAGAAGCTACGGATATGATTATGAAAGTCCTGAAGGTAAAGCACTTTATAATATAACTGACGACGCAGAATCCATTTATAATTCTGGTCTAGCTATTAATGAAGCTCAAGGGATATTAGATAAATATAAGAATCAGTTATCTGCAATGCAGGAAAAAGCAGACGAGATAGATAGAATTCCTGAATGCTTAAAAGAATTCATGAATAGCATTATTGAGAAATGGGATGAATACGATCTAAAGCTCAAGTATAAGTCAAAGCCTTTTTATGACAAACTTAACGCAGACGCAGATACTATCTTATATGAAGGTAATCCCTATCATCGTTACGACTTAAAAAAGGAACGTCTTGCTGAATTATATCCCAATATCGAAGAAACTGATAGATGGAGATCAAGCAGAGAGCGTCAGTTCGAAATTGATCACATCATTAATCCCTTCGAAGCTATGTACGGATCATTAAATTATGCAAGATCTTTCTGGTATATGACTGATGAAGATATTCACAAGCAGAACCAAAAAGCTGGAGAAAATCTCATCCTTGATCTACTTAAAAGAGTAACAAAGATTACAGGTCCAGTAACTAGTTGGGCAGGATTGCGCGTTACTAGAGGAAATATAGGCCCAGTAATTAATGGAATTGTTACTGGAGAAGACGGCAAAGCCGAAGTAGAATCCATATACGCCGGAGGTTATTCTGTGCAGCGACTCCACATCAGGACATTAGTTAAACCTATAAAGTGAGAAATAACATGAAAATATATTGCTCTAGAGATTATTCACAAGATTATATAGTTTATCATCTCGATAGGTTTGTAGGAAAAGATATTTGGATAGCAGCAAATGTTGGGCCTAGTAAACACGGATCTTTAGATAGTGTATATGATTGCACAATAAAAATAATTTCCCAAACAGATAGCAGCTACAAATTTTATAAAGTATATCGTGTTTATTTAGCAGGTCGTGTAGTTCCTTTGTTAAATGAATCTTTGGAACGAGTTTATACAGCGAGGAAAACTATGATTCATGTAAGAGATCCGCTTACTGTATATACTACAGAGGAAGTGTTTAATGATTTTGCGGAGTATGGTTCTCATGACGATGATTATGATGATGTAGAGTAGCTATGGCAGATACAGAACACGGAAAGAAAGCAGAAGAAAAAATTAAGTTATGGCTGAACCGTCCTCAGGATGGATATAGTTTTGATAGAATTCCTGACCAGATGTCAGGGCTTTATCGTGTTTCAAGAAATATATGCGATTTCGACTTCTATAAGTATCCATATATGTATTATTGCGAAAGCAAATGTACTGAGCATGATAGGTTTGAGTTTAATCAGTTAACTGATACCCAGAGAAACGGATTGAGGTTAAAAGCAGAAATTCGAGGAGTATACGGAATAGTAATTGTATTATTTGCAGCCCAAAAAAGGGCATTTGTATTTGATATAAGAGATATCGCAGATATTGATCCTGATAAAGATGCAAAAGCAGATGATAAAACATTCCTTAAGATTAAATCAGTAAATATAAAGAAAATTGATAAATGGACAATTTCATATAAAGAGATTAGAACAGTTCCAAGCAGAAAAGAATTTTTAGACTATGAAGGGGAAATAGAAGAATACATGCCGAATAGGAGCAATACATGAAAGTATATGTAAGGTCTTCAACTTGTACTCAAGACATTCAAAAATTTCTAGGTAAAGATATCTGGGTTAAAGTTAGTGTAGATGTGATTAGATACTATTGGGCAAAAATAGTGGGACAATCTGAACATTTTTGGTACATTATACGACTGGATACATGGGACTTAGGCGACTATGGAAAACTCAAAATAGAAGACGGATCTGAATTCATTTCTAAAATACGTAAAGACCGATTCAGTTTATCTTATCCAATAGAAGCATATACATCGGCAGAAATGCTTGATATGTTACAACCTACCCCCGAAGGTTACTCACTCGCAAAATCGGCTAAAGGTAACTACTATTGGCATTATGATGGAGAGAGGTCAGATAACGACGGAATTCAATACGACGTGCCTATAGGTTACCTTATATGATAATATATTAAATTAGTTGAGGAGATATTTATGAAAAGATACATTAGAGCCTCAGTTACAGATCTTAAGTTGTCTTATCAAGAAATAAAAGAAATTGAAGCTGGACTTTATTCTATATTAAAAACATATTTTCATGATAGCAACTATAGTCATACTTCTGCTGTAAAAGTTAGCGGCAGCGATTATGATATACTTCGATATACTGCAAGGCCTTATAGTGGTTATTCTAGTTTTAAATCTGCACCGATGATGAACAAAGATTCAGTAAAACTTGCAGATTTTAAGAAAGAGGTAAAAGCATTTCTGAAACCTTACGGTGTAACTAGAATCAAATACAGCGTATCTAGCGGTAAACTTCATTACGGATACATTTCGGGTCCCGATGATTTTCCTGTAACATATTTAAACGCAATATACTTCGGTTAAGGAGAATACAATGCCTACAAGTAATAATCCTTATGATCTAATAAACGCATTAGAAACAAGATACAATGAATTGATGGAGGAACAGGAAGATTTAGTTGCTTCAACAAACATAACTGCATCAGATGATGGATATATAGTTACTCCAAATAATCAGAGTGGATATAAAACAATAAACGTACATTCAGAGATTTCAAATGTACAAGAAACAGTTATGTTTGAAGGAACCGATCTCGATTTGGTTATCTCCTACTATTGGTGTAACAACGATGAATTGCACCCATTCCCTCATGGACCCAATAGAGTTTATGAAGACACTATTCATGCAAGCACTGTTAAGATAGTTGACAGAACATATACTTCAACTATAGGTGGAGATATGTCATTTGATGTAGAAACATGGGATTTATATATTGATGGAGTTAAGCAATCCTATGACATAGACGGATATGAATTAGAGGGAAATACTTTATACGTCGACGCAATAGTTGGTTGGGGATAAATGAAGCAGTATATAAAAACAAGTAAACGATCTGATTTAATCAACGAGAAGAACCAGTGGCGTATGAAATATGACGCCAGAAGAGTTTTGTATGAATCTCAAACAAAACAATTTAATGACGCTGCAGATGCTTGGGAAGATCGTGTAATTAGAAAAGTATACAACCGATTTTCAGAATACTTTGAGAATATGCCCGGAGTTGAAATATACGTAGATGGCGGATATGATTATGATTCTTTATTTTCCAGAATAATCATTTCAAGATCTTCTTATCAAGGAGAATCTGGAGTTAACTGGGATTATGATGTATGTATTCATCCTACTAAAGATACAAAAACAATATGTTCTTGGAGTAACGGAAGGGCTAGAACTAGTGCTGGACATGATGTTCAAGCTGTATTAAACGAATTAGCTTATTCTACTCAGTTATTAAAAGAATTTGCTAATTTAGATTGGAAGCAATTTTTATACGAAGAATTACTTTCAATGCCTAAGAAACGCCAATTCATTTCTGTATCTGATCCAGACTATGATCCAGAATATCAAGATCCGGGATATGACAATATGATACTTTATTCTGAAGTTGATCAAATTATCGGCAAAGACCTGTGGATGTTAACTAATACAGATAGATACTCTAGTGATTACGTTTGGGTAAAAATACTTTCTATAAATAACGGAAAGTATAAATTTTACGCAGTTGCTGATCATGCGAATGCAAGTGTAATTTCATTAACTAATATACGTGATACTATAGTAACAAACAACTTAGGATTAGGCTCAACTACGGAATCCGACTTTAAGAGTCATTATGTTCCGGAACAACCGCTTAACATAGTAACAACAAGCGAATTAATAGAACATTATGAAAATAAGATTGAATCTCGGATAGATCAGTTACGTGTACACGAGGAATAAATTATAATATGTATATAAAATTTAGTAAAAAATTAGATTTAATACGAGAAAGAGATCAATTCAAGCGCAATTTTGAAGCAAGGCAAGTGCTGTATGATTCTCAAATTAAAAACTACCGAGATGCAGAAGACCTTTGGGAAAGTATCATTGAATCTGAGATAGAAAATGAATTTAAAGAATATATAAAAAATTTACCTTATTTGCGTATTTTTGTTAGAGCAATAGGCACCCAAGGTAATAGCATGAAAATAACAATTATATATAATAATGAAGCTGATTCTAATTCCCCTAAGTGGAGATATGATGTAGATTTAGCTGCAAATGAAGATGACGAGGGCGTCCACATAGTTACGTCTACTCCTGCTATGTACTGGGATAGAATAAATTTTGCACAAATTGATATGGCGGAAATCTTACTAAATTCTGCAAAGTTAATCAGAGCTTTTGCAGATTTTGATTGGCAACGTTTAGTTGATTCCGCACTTGAAACAATTCCTAAGAAGAAAAATTACGTAGGAATAACTGAACCTAAATATGATATAGATTATCAAGATCCGGGATATAACAGAAAGATACTTGAAGCACAGATAGAAGAAATCGTTGGAACTGATAACTGGTTAGTTGTAGATAATTACGGAGCTAAAAAATATATCAAAGTAATTGATAACATTGGAGATTTTATACAATACAAATGTATATATCCTAACCTTTTAAATACAAGGGAACTAAATGAAGAATTAGAATCTGAACCTAATGCGGATTTGAAAGATGATTTCTTTGAAATGTTTAAATTGCTTGAACCGTTAGAGATTATACCAGAAGATGATTTAAGAGATATTGCGAGTAGCTACGACGGGTGAATCATATGAATGAATCTTTTTTAACTTATTTTACTAAGAAAACTACAGAAGAATTAAATTCTGTAGTTTTTGAATTGTATGAAACATTATCTAATGAGATAAGCGATTTCAACAAATTGAGATACACTATTGTTAAGTTGCTTGTAGATAAGTTTGATTCGAGTAACCTTATATTTAATTATAATATTTGTGTTTCAGACAAGTTGGAGAAATCAATCAAACAAACATTAAAATACGCGATTGATACTGAAATGCTTATAATTCATATTTACAGAATATTAGAAGAATGTAAAGGATAATTAGCTATGAAGGTTTACATCAGTGCAGCAAAAACAATTCAGCAACTCAAAGAACAAGACGCTCCAGATATGGATGAGTCGATCTTTGAAGAGTTAGTTAGATTAGATCCTACATCAAAATATGATGAAGGAAAAGGAGGTAAATATACTCCTTGGGTCATTCGTCAATATAAGAAAGGTAATATTGACCTTGATGCAGAAGGCGAAGATAGTGTTGTAAACAGCTTAGTAGATTCTCTTGGATTATTTACTAAAGATTTCAAACATTTTAGCAAGAGAGATATCAATCAGTATAAAACAGTTCAAGAATTCTTAGACGAATCTAGACGAGTAGGTAATAGAGAATTAACTCCTAAGGAACTCGAAAAGCTTCATGGCAAACAGGCTCATCTTGCAGGTGATAACGACAAGCAGTGTCTTGTAGAAGACGGCGATTGGCAGGTTTGGACACCCAAGACTTATGCAGGTTCAATTGCACTTGCAAGAATGGGTGGAGGTAAACAAGCTGAATGGTGTACTGCTTGGACAAGAAGCGATAGCTACTATAGAAGTTACACAGCTAGAGGTCCACTTTACATTTTTATTAATAAGAATAACACTGGTGAAAAGTATCAGTCACATTTCGGAAACGATGGTAGAATTTCTTGGTTCTACGATATAGACGATCATGAGCGTGGCCAGCAAGCATTTACAGAGTTCTGTGCTAAGCATCCTAAGATCCAGCAATTCTTTAAACTTGAAAATAAAGATGGAATTCAAACAATGGCAGGTAATGTTATTGGCTATGATCCAAATGCTACTAAGATTGTTATTCCTGAAGGAGGTAGTCTGCTTTCAGGTAAGAGATTACCTTCTAGCCTCGAAACAGTAGTACTTCCTGATACAATGACATCATTACCTAGCTCAGTATTTGCAGGATTAGCTTCACTAGTAAATGTTCGTTTGCCTAAATCATTAACAGAAATTCCTTCGGATACATTTAAAAATTGCACTTCATTATCTCATATTGATATTCCCGATTCTGTTACAGTATATGGCAGTAATGCGTTTTCGGGGTGCACAAGTTTAAAGACAATTAATCACAGTAACAGCTTACAAGAAGTTAAAGACTATTGTTTCAAAGACTGCACGAGTCTTGAAGATGACTTACCTAATACAGTAACAAAGTTAGGTAAAGACGTATTCGCAGGTGCTGATTTAGCCGAATTTACAATGCCTGAAAGCTTAATGGAGATTAGCCCTAGTTCATTCGCAGGATGTAATATAAAGCAATTTAACATCAACAATGTCAAGACAATCAAAGCAAACGCATTTAAAGAATCTGGAGTTAATTCAATTGATTTGCGTAATGTAAATCACATTGGAAGTAATGCCTTCAGAGGATGTAACAAACTCACTACATTTGATTTTAACCCTGAAGGAGTATCCATTGGTCCTTATGCTTTTGCAGATAGCAAAGCAAAACCTTCAAAGCCTATAACACTTTATCCTTCTACTACAATTGATATTGGTACATTCGATAATTGTCCCAATATGACGATTCAGTGGGAAAAAGATGATGAACCTTATCCGTTCTTCAATATAGGATTACTTATTTGCGATGAAAAGAAGTGCCCTGAATTAGTACGAGAGAATAAGGGAACAGTTAGGATACAAACAACTCAAGGTAATGAATATCCTGTAACATAAATTTTTGGAGGAAACTAGATGAAAGTTTATATACGTGCAGCTCTTACAGTTAAGCAGCTTGAAACTCAAAATGGCGTAGGTTTAACAAAGCCTGTTCTTAAGCAAATCATTGAAATTGATCCTACATCAAACTACGACGAGGGAAAAGGCGGAAAATATTGTCCTTGGCTTATTAAGCAGCATAAGCTTGGCAATCTTACTCCTGACGATTATACAAATGTCAAAGATGCTTTAGAGCTGTTCTCTAAAGACTTCAGACATTATCCTAATTCTGATATAAATCAGTATAAGACAGTAGAGCAATTCTTGTCTGATACTAACGCAGTAGCTAATAGAGAACTCACTGACAGAGAAAAAGAGAAGTTGCATGGTAAGCAAGCACATCAGGCTGGAGACGACGATAAGGAATTTCTTGTTGCAGATGGTGATTGGGAAGTTTGGACCCCTAAAACCTACACAGGTTCAATTGCTTTAGCAAGAATGGGCGGTGGAGGTCAGGCCGACTGGTGCACAGCATGGACACGTAGTGATAATTATTATAAAAGCTACACTGCTAGGGGGCCTTTGTATATTTTCTTAAACAAGGGTAATACAGGAGAAAAGTATCAGCTTCATTTCCAGTCAGATTCTTGGTATGACGCAAGAGATAGATCTCTTGGAATGGATGCATTTTACGATTTTATCGCAAAATATCCTAAGTTCAAAGAATTCTTCAAGGTTAAATCAGAGGGTGGCGTACTTTCTAGGGCAGGTTCTATTATCAAGTATGATCCTGAAGCAACAGTTATCGATGTTCCTGCAGGGATGGAAAAGCTTCCTAACTTTAAATTCCCCGATAAATGTAAAGTAGTAAATCTTCCTGATTCTATTACTGAAATACCTCCTAAATGCTTTGAAAATTGCAAAGTAGAAACTGTTACATTTAATAACGTAACTGCTATAAAAGCAGGAGCATTCAGAGGTTCAAGCATCAAGAACATTGACCTTTCTGGTGTAACACATATCGGAAGTAGTGCATTTAGAGATTGTAAGAAACTGCAATCAATAGATCTTAATCCAGAAGTAGTAATTAATTCATATTCCTTTGCAGGAGATCCAATTGGTGGCACTGTTGTAGTTGCTCCTACAATGAAACTTTCTATGAGTTCTTTCGAAGATTGTGCTAACCTCACAATAGTTTGGGAGAAGGAAGATGAACCTTACAGCTTCTATGGAATTAAAGAATTAGTATTAGATCCTAAAGCTTGTCCAGAGTTATTTGAAATGAATAACGGAGAAGTACCTATTAGAAAGGTATAACATAATGCGAATAGATAACGATTTACCTAATGCTGAATTTGCAGAAGTTGACGACATAATTGATGAAGCTCGGCATAAATTTAATGAAGACTCTCAAATAACTAGATTCATATTTGAACAGCTTTCAAATTTAGGTTATCTGCCCGAAGATATAGTTGAAATCTTATCATATGCAGGATATTAATACGGTTATGCGAAATTATAAAAATACTCTAGACAAATTTGTTGGGCAAGACGTTTGGGTTAAGGTCTACGAAGTAATTAAATATGGAGTAGGTCGAGGTTCAAATGAATATACAATCGAAAGCTGGATAAGAATAGTAGAAGCTACAAAAGATATGTATATTGTTAATATATTGAATGATAGAAGAGTAACTCATTCTGGCTTTTATTCTTGCAATGAAGCTGAAAAAGAAAAGGTATTATCAACTTCGTTTGGGTTTCCTAAATCATATTTTACATTATTTGAACCGCTTGACTGCCTTACTACAGAAGAAATACTGGGAGATTAATCATGAAAATTGAATCTTCAAAATTTAATTTATTCGGAAAAAACAAAGATAACTTTCAAAGAGAAATCAAACAAGCTATCGGAAAGAATATCTGGGTCAAGGTTGAGTTATTTAAAAATTCTCCTTTAGTTAATATGATGAATGTTAGCAGCATGTTTGGAATACACGGAACATGTTGGGTAAGACTACTAGCAGTTGTAGATAACTTTTATATTTGCAATATATGCAAGGCAAGCGAATCTGAAGAAGGCACTGTTGAAGTAACTAAAGAAGAGATAAAGAAAATCCTCACAACTAAATGTAAAATTAGCGTAGGTACAGTAAGTTTAGTTACTCCTGTTGAAATGTTAACTACTGACGAATTGTTTAATGTTGTTGAGAATCATTCACAACCAGAAGTTAACGATGCCAATGAGGATGAGTACATTGAAGAAATTGCAGATGATGATGTCCACAACAATTGGCCTAATCGACAATTTTGGGAGAATTGCGAGGACATAGATGAGATATGGAACGATTATCTCAATGTGCCTGAAAATATCATAAATCAGGAACTGCAAATATTTCCAGAACCTTCAGTTCAAGGAGGTATGGGCGGAATGTTTATTTATGATGAATCTGGCGAACACAGATTTTCAAATATATACGTAGATTATCAAGAATGGTGTGAAGCAGAATTAGAAATGGCAGCAGATTCTACTTCAGCAGAAGAATACGCAGATAGATATAGAGACTACGTTCTTGAATTAATGGATAACGCAGAAGTTGAAGAAGAGTAAATGAAAATATACGCATCTAACAGAAATAACAACATACTTGAACGCATCATAGGAAAAGATGTCTGGATTTTGGTAGATATTCTAGAAGCTGAAACATGGGCAGAAAAGTTTTACAAAAGATACTTTATTCAAATAGATGGGAAAGATTCTGAATTTTACAGCCCAGATTACAATCACTCGTGTCAGGAAAGATGATATAAAAGTAATTGAACCAATTGAAATATATACAACTGACGAATTATTTAACTAATTTTTCTCAATTATAATCTACATAGAGTTCAGTCGTAATTAGATGGAGTTTTATATTTATATGGATTTTGATACAAATAATCATTCAGTATTCAAATTGCATTATCATCTTATTATGTGTGTGAAATATCGTAATAAGGTTATCACAGATGATATATCTATGCGACTAAGAAGTATTTTTGAATATATTGCACCAAACTACAATATTGTGTTAGAAGAATGGAACCATGATGTAGATCATGTGCATATACTTTTTAGGGGAGCCCCAAATACCGAAATAAGCAAATTCATAAATGCATATAAATCTGCAAGTAGTCGGCTTATCAAGAAAGAATTTCCCCAGATCCGCAAATCCCTTTGGAAAGAAATGTTTTGGTCACAAAGTTTCTGTCTCATATCAACTGGGGGTGCAACTGTAGATACAATTAAAAAATATATACAATCCCAAGGAAAGAAAGATGGCAAATAAGGCGATCAAGTACAGATTATATCCTACCGCAGAACAGGCGGTTATGTTTTCTAAAACTTTCGGTTGTTGTCGTAAGGTCTATAATCTGATGCTTGAAGATAAGATTGCATCCTATCAAAATAGTAAGACATTCGGTAAGCAAACCCCTGCTATGTATAAAACTGCTTATCCGTTTCTTAAAGAAGTTGATAGTTTGTCCCTTGCCAATGTTCAATTAAATCTTCAAGGTGCTATGCGAAACTGCTTTGACAAGAAACGCAAAAAGAAGAATGGTTTTCCTAAATTCAAGTCTGCAAAGCATAGTCGCAAATCTTATACCACCAATAATCAAAATGGTACTGTTGCAATAATCGACAATAGGTATATTAAACTTCCTAAAATCGGCGAAGTCAAAGCAGTAATTCACAAAGATCCGGAACTTGATTGGGTAATTAAGTCTGCTACTATATCACAGGATAGCGATGGAAAGTTTTATGTCTCTGTTCTGTTTGAATTTGACAAAGTAATTGAGCAAATTCCTGTATCAGATAATGCGATTGGTTTAGACTATGCTTCAGATGGATTATATGTTGATGATAAAGGAAACGTAGGTTCTAACCATAAATTCTATAGAGAAAGTCACAAGAAACTTGTGAAAGAGCAGAGAAGGTTATCCAGAAAAGTGGGTTCTAAAAAGAATTCCGCTAAATCTCATAACTATCAAAAACAGCTTCTTAAAGTAAATAAGATACATAAGCATATCACAAATCAGCGTTTAGACGATCTTCACAAGAAGTCTACTGCGATAGCCAAACAGTATGATGTCGTTTGTGTTGAAAGCCTGAATATGCAGTCTATGTCAAATAGAGGTTTTGGTAACGGAAAAGCCACTATGGACAATGGATATGGTATGTTCCTCACTATGCTCGAATACAAACTTGCGGATAGAGGAAAATATTTTGTCAAAGTTGATAAGTGGTTTCCGAGTAGTCAGTTATGCCATTGTTGTGGAACAATCCATAAAGAGATGAAAAATTTGACTATCCGAACTTTGCAATGTGATTGTGGTATGACAATCAGTCGTGACCAAAATGCGGCTATCAACATCAGAAACGAGGGATTGCGGATTCTAAGCTCTGCATAACTCAAAATATGGTAGGGATGGAGTAGCCCGAACCCAACGCCTGTGGACATTGTGTAAGACGCAGATTATAGCTTTTTATAATATGTGCAGTAGTGGTTGAAGCAGGAAGCTCCGACTTCTATAAGTCGGAGTAGTTCACCGTAGTAATATAACCTTATATTTATGTAGAGGTATTATAATATGATAAAATATAAAAACATCTCCGGTCAGACCTTGACTTTTTACAATGTTACATTCAACCCGAATGACATTAAGGAAGTTCCTGGATATATTAATCACTTAAAAATGATTAGAGTAAAAGATTCAGAAATTCCTAAGCCCAAAGCAACTTTAGAAGTTGTTGAGGAAAAACAAAAAGTCGAAGCACCGGCTAAAAGAACTTACACAAAAAGAAAAATTAAGCAATCATAATTAGGAGGAGTCAATAAATGGCTAAGATAACAATTAATCCGATTTCCAACAATTATTCGATTAATGTTACAAATTCTAGTTACTGCACAGTAGCACTTCCTATCACTGCTTGTTGGGGACCTGCATTTGAGGATCCAACTACAACCAACACGCCTGAGGATATTGCATTAGAAAATACTGTCTGGACTAGATTTAATTCAACACAGACCGGATTACAATCATTTGTATCTACATACAGAGGTCCGTCTTCCAACTACAGAAGAGCAAAGGATTATTCATATTATGTAGCTCTTTCACTTATTTCTAATGGATATGATGTACTTGTTTGCAGACTCTGTCCCGGTACAAATGCAGGCGGTGAGTTTGTAGAAGCTTCTTCCTATCAGTATAACGTATTAACTTCTGCGCCGGATGATTGGGCAACTAATTACGCTAATTACTATACAAAGAGCGGCGATGATTACGTTGCAGTTCAAGGTGTAGTTCAAGATAAGTATGTACACGTTTCAGGTGCAGAAGCTCCTACATTTGCTGCAAATACTTATTATAAGCTCGAAGATAATGAGTACGTTCTCTTAGAAGAAGCTCCGGATGATTGGGCTACTAATTGGGCTAATTATTATCAGAAAGATGGAACAGAGACAGTTGCTCCTGCATTCACAGCAAATACTTATTATGAAAAAGTAGATATTGGCGGAGATAAACTTACAATCAAAGCAAAGTATCCTGGTACATTTGGTAACAACATCATTGTTACAATTAAGAAGATTGTGTCCTTAGGAGCTACTTATTGGAATGCAATTGTATATGCAGTAGATGCTTCTAACATAAGAACATCTCTTGAGAATCTCACATTTGTATTTGACGTAGATAATTCTACAGACAGAATCCTTCACATTAGCGAGGTTGAGTCTAATTATATCACATTTGTTGGATATAACGGACTTAATGAAGACAGTGAGCTTGTAGGTGATTCTGCTTATGGAACATCTGTTCCTACAATCAGGCTTGCAGGTGGTGCCGATGTAGCTGCACAGAATGATGAGGATGTTGTAACAGATATTATCACAGCAGCTCAAGATTATGCTAAAACAAGATATCTTTTAGTAGCGTCTCAGCAAGAGATTGATGAAGATCATGTTTCATATATCAATTCATTTGATGCACTTAAAGTACCTACAACTGATAAGAATTTAGCTTATGCGCTTAGATTCAGAGAGTGGACATTTACTTACGCTACAAAGGTATTTGATCTCTTGAAGGATAAGTTAACCTATAATCCTAATAGAATTATTTCTCCTTGGGATGATCAGAACTTCTACGAATTTGGAGAAACAGAACCTAAGCAAAGATTTGGTCTTCTTTCTCCTATGCATGTAAAGTTGATGGAAGTAGCTTACAATAGTAGATGTGCTACAGCACTTCTTGATATTCCGAAGAGTTTAGCAAGAGACGGTGTTTGGATTGACGATCCTTCTTCTGATAAGGAAGGTTACGTACAGAAGCTTTGCAGATATCAGCCCGAAGAATCTTCTCAGCAAACAGGATTATTCACTTCATCTTCTGCATTATTTGCTCCTTGGGGTCAATATACATACGTAGGAACATCAAGACAAGCTCCTGCAACACCTTCGTTCCTCGCACTTATGATTACAAGAGCAATGATTCTTAATCAAGCTAACCAGTATGAATGGGCTCTTCCTACAATCAGAAAGACAAATTTCAAGCTAGGTAAGTTAGATTATACAATTCCTGAGGACTTACTCGATAAATGGCAGTCCAGAGAAGGTTGCAGAGTAAATGTCATTATGAACCTTCCTGAAGTTGGTGCAAGCATTTGGGGTAACTCAACATTATTTGAAGTACCTCCGGCAACATATCAAGCACTTGCTAACCTTTCTACAAGATACATCTTCAACGCAATTCAGGATGTAGTTTATAGAGTAGGTATCGGCATCACATATCAGTATAGCAACTCCAATGCTTATGACAGATTCTACGCAGGAGTTACACCTATTCTTGATACAATGTCTAACCTTGGTGCTCTTGTAAAAGGTGCAGATGTTCCTGGTAGAACTGATCTTGACGATCCTGGCTATTATGTAACAATGGCAGCTGATATCAACGGACTTGATTCAGTAAATGCTAACTCAGTAATCGGTCAGATCATTATTAGAACAGCAGGTGTAATCGAAGACATCACAATCGACTTGATTGCTCTTCCTCAGTCTGCTTCATTAACAGCCACCTAATTCCTCATTTTAGGTATCCATACTACAGGGCAGGTAGCTTCGGCTATCTGCCTTTTGTATGTATACACCTTATATGTGTATATAAATTATCTTGGAGAAATTTATGAAATTATATATTCAAGCAGCTATCGCAAAATATGAAAAGCCCTGTACTATATATTACGGAGACGGAAATAGTTCTGCAAGTAGAGGAAACGAACCAGAACACATTAGTGAACTTAGAGGATACGCCTGTAGCCCTGAAATGGCATTAGTAGCTGCACTTAATGCAGACATATTAGAAAATGGATTCACATCTAAAGATATATTAGATGCTATATTAGATGATGACGAATGGGATCAAGAATATTTTGAATTTGATGACCCTGAGGATTTTAGCGTTGAAGAAATTAATTCTAAAGGAATTGACTTCTGGATATCAAAAATCTATGATATAGATCTTGGAGGAGGATATCCGTATCCCTATAAAGTAGAATTCAATAATCAAGTAATATTTCACGATAAAGTTACTGAAGAGAACTTGCTTCCAGATGCTGTAAGAACTCCAGAACAAGAAACAGCTTGGTATCTAAGAAAAAGAGAAGAAAATTATCGACTTGGTCTTGCACATCATTCTGATGATGCTGAAATACTTGATGATTTAGCAAATGATGGTTCTTTTGAGATTAAATCTTTAGTATGTGTTAATCCAAATGTTTCAAATAAAACTCTCCTAAAATTATATTATAGCCAAAATTCAACTATAAGTTACATGGCAGGAAATAGATTAAAAGAACGCGGAGTTATTTGATATGAAAATATATAGTCATACGCACAAACCCAAGGTAAACAATGTTGACAGCATGCAGGAATATCTTAAAAACTTTATAGGCAAAGAGCTGTGGGTTAAGGTAGGTATTGACCAAGATTATAATCTATTTTACATTAGGGTAATTAATATATCTGGAAGCACATTAACTTGTAATCAAATATCAGCTGTGTTGGTAGATGAATCTGAAGACTATCTTTCACTGCAAGAAGATATTGATAGGTTGGAATATATCAAAAGATATGATTTATATGACATAGAAGTACCTGAAGATGGTAAACTAGACGTATATTCGACAGATGAAATAATGGAAATATTAAAAAATAGCGGGACGAGGTATATGTAATGAAGATATATGCTAACAGCTACACTAAAGAAGATTTAGAATATTATATTGGAAAAGATATCTGGGTCAAATGTTATTGTGCAAGCGGACATTCATATTACATGAGAATATTGTCTAAAGGTACTTCAAAATATGGAACTCCAATAATTATATTTAATAAGATAAAAGCTTATATAGTGGAAAACTTTAGGCCAACAATGAAATTGTTATCTACTTTGTTAAATGAGCAGGATCGCGGTATGATAAATGATTATGAAGTTTGTGAACCTATAGAAACACTAACAACTGACGAAATCATAGATATATTTGAACGAAAGAACGAACAATGATTATATACGCGTCGTCACAATCAAACGAACTTGATAGATTCGTGGGCAAAGATGTGTGGATTAAAGCACACGTACCTAAACCCGGACCTAAATATAATGATCTCTATATATGGATACGAATACTCAATTCTGAATATGATGACGAATTAAAACAGGAAGGATACCGAGTTAACATTTGCGTTGATATGCGACACGTTAATAGCGAAGTCTTTAATGAAATATTAGATTACTCAGAAGTATTCCCTAAATATTATTTTAACGTAGTTAAACCTTATGACGTATTAACAACTAACGAACTAAAGGAGTCGCTTTCATGAAAATCTACGCATCAAGACAACGTAAAGTAGCTGATTTTGTTGGTACAGGCTTGTGGATTAAAGTAATGAATCCTGACAACAGTAATTATACTTCTTATATAAAGTTACTTAAAGAAGTAAAGAGTTTAGATGATTGCGAAGATTGGATTGGATACGAATTTCAATCAATTCCTGAATGGGAAATTAATAGTTGGATAAATGGTGAAGCAGTAATAAGCAAAAGAATGAAGCTCAAAAAAGACGTTGCCGATAAATCTTATTTCGACGGACTCGTTTACTTAAATGAATGCTTTACTGATGAAGAAATGATGGAGTTAATAAGGAGTAATAAAGAGCAATGAAGATATATGCATCAACTTCAACTAACTTAGATAAATTCATTGGCAAAGATTTATGGGTGCTCGTTTTAAAACGCGGTGGAGGTAAATCTTGGGTTCGTATATTAAGAAAAGAACGTAATGAATATATAGTTAACGCTGTTCCTAGAAACTTTGCGGATTATAGTGGATTTAATGCAAGAGACGCTAATTTTTACAACCAACACGCAATTCGTTTCTTCACAAACGAATTAATTTTAGTTCAACCTGTAGAAATTTTGACAACAGAAGAAATGTTTGAAAACCATAAGGAGGATCTCTGATGATTATATACGCAGCAAGACCAGTAATGAAAGAAAAGCCTGATGAAGATATATTTAAACAAGTAATCGGCAAAGATGTTTGGATTAAGGTAAGACCAAAGCATAGTCCGTCCGATACTTTATATGCCAAGATACTTCGTATTGATAATAATGGATGGTTCGAAACTAAAGCTATTGATATAGATAGATTGAATTTTCTTAGAAATAATAGAGAAAAGATACCTACACGAGGGTATGGTCGTCATTTCTTAATTGTTTGCAGGCCTGTTGAAATAATAACTGAAGACGAATTGTTTGAGACAGAGCAATGAAGATATACGCAAATAAAAATCGTTATTTAGATCTAGAATACTTCAAAGGAAAAGAACTTTGGGTTAAAGTATTTAATGTAGAAACGATATCATTTCAGTATGTTAGAATACTGTCTATTGGTGGCAATTATGCACAATATAACAGAATTAATTCAGATGCCATAGACGGAAATGATTTAGTATTACGTGAACATTTTGATTGGGTAACTAGTATTCTAACAAAGAAATTTTTAACTAAAGCAGATATGTTGCTAATAGCAGAGCCTATAGAATTACTAACAACGGATGAATTTGTTGATTTAGTAAAAGAAAAGCAGGTGTATCCATGAAGATATATTCATCAAAATATTCAAATCAATTTGATAAATATGCAGGAAAAGATATCTGGGTTAAAGTTAGAAGCAATAATCACAGCAATTACTTTTATATCAAGGTACTATATACCGAAGGTGATAACGTAGTTTGTAACTCTGCACTTTCAGATTACATAGAGTCTCCTATAAATGATGTGTCAATTAAATGGGAAGACCTAGTAAACTATTTAAGCACTCAGTATACTTTTTACATTCCTGATTTAACAATAGTGCATCCTGTGCAAACATTCACATATGAGGAATTAATCGAAGAGATTTCAGCTAACTACACTATTGATTACACGTAACGCTGAATCGTTATATATTGCGAGGAGGCTTAGTTATGTTTGAAAAGAGGTTTAGTTCCCCAGAATCATTAAATTATTATATGTCGGATTTTGAATACAAAGAATTCGATAGATTAATGAGTCCCGTACAGGTATTTGAACAAGAAAGCGGATCTTGCCATGACCTAGCTATTTTTGAAAATTACGAGTTATCTATCATGGGGTTAGATACTGTAGCAAAATTTCTTATTGCAGTTGATGATATTGGGCAAGGGCAAGAAACCCATTCATTTGTATACTATTTTAATGATGATAAAGTATATTGGTTTGAAAATGCTTGGACAGATTTTAGCGGAATCAATGAATTTGATAGCGAAGAAGAATTACTTGCATTTGTAATCGGAGAATTTTCAGCAAGAAACTTAGGTATGACAATATATATTGCAGATTTAATACCTAGAGAACATAGAGTTGGTGAAACTTTAAATCAGTTTGTCGATATCTGCATGGAAACTGCAGAAGAAATAAAATAAAATTTATTAATAAGGCATTAATTTTAAAATAATTTCAGAAATTTTAAATGATTCTCTTTTAATTTTGTATCTTTTATCATATAATTATAATATCATAATGGTTTCACATATCAATAGTCTATTAGACGGAGGACCTACATATGTCACAGATCAAAGAATACAAAATCGAAGTTAAGTCCTGGATGACAAAGAAGTCAACTCCTGATTTTACTTTAATGAAGGATCTTAATAATGATATCCCGATGCCGTTGATGATTATGTACGGTGTCAAGATCGGAGAAACTGCTCGCAGAGTAAAGATGAAGCTTCACGGGGATATCAAGCAGCGCATTACCAAGAGATGTATGCACTGCGGTATAACAATCACTAATCCAATTTCTCAATATTTCGGAATGGGTCCGGTATGCGGATCTCATAATTATATCAATCCCTTCGCTACTGAAGAGGATCTTAATAAGGCTATTGCAGCTTATAGAGAAAAACTCGTAAACACAACTTGGGTAGGATATATTCCTAAATCTGCTATCGTTTCTATAGATGACGATCCGGATGTAGAAACAAAGCTCGCAGAGATGGAACTTGTTACTTGTGAAGAATCCGACAAGCCTGATAACAAGTATTCTACATATTCATATTCTCCTACAATTCACGCTAGAGTAGATAAGCCTATTCAGGGCACTGATGACTACTCAGTATTTCTTACTTTTGATTACAACAAGAAAATAGTTGAAGCAGTCAAATCACTCAGAGTTCACATCTGGGATACAGAGAAGAAGCAGTGGGAGATAGAATATAAAGAGTTTGAAGCTCTTAAGAAAGCACTTCCCAATTTTAAATTTGATACAACTAATGAAGATATTATCCCTGCTAAGGTAGAGATAAATGATTTGTCTTTATTCAAAACAACTCCGATGCATCATCAGATAGAGGGAATTGTATATGGCCTTAATCATAGCAGATTTCTTCTTGCAGATGACCAAGGATTGGGCAAGACAAAAGAAGTTATCGACTTAGCTCTCATTCGCAAGAAGGCTCAGAATTTCAAGCACTGCCTTATCATCTGTTGCGTTAATTCTCTCAAGTGGAATTGGCTTGCAGAGATTGAGAAGCATTCATACGAAACAGGATATATCCTCGGAATGAGAACAATGAAGAGATCCGGTAAGCTTACAGTAGGCGGTAATCCAGAAAAGATCGAAGATTTAGATAAGCTTCTTAACAGAGATCCCGAAATAGATTCCAATCTTTTTATCATCACTAATGTAGAGTCTTTACGCAACGCAACAATAGCAAGTAAGTTATCTGAGTTATGCGTTCAGAATATAATCAGCATGGTTGCTATCGATGAAATTCATCGTTGTCGTAATCTCCAGACTCAGCAAGGTCAGGGAATGCTTCAGCTTCAGCCCTCATTCAAAGTAGGTATGACAGGTACTCCTTTACTTAATACTCCCTTAGATCTCTTCGCAATTCTCAAGTGGTTGGGCTATCAGAGATACGGATTCTCTTCATTTAAGAATCACTTCTGTAATACTGATGCTTGGGGAAGCGTTATCGGCTATAAGAACATTGATCAGCTTAAAGGTCAGTTAGATTCTATCATGCTCCGTAGAACAAAAGAAGAAGTTCTGGATCTTCCTGATAAGGTATACGTAAATGAATACGTAGAGCTCAGTGAAGAGCAGAAGAACCTCTACAACAAAGTACTTGTAGCTGCAGCTAATTCTTCTGAAACAGGAACAGATTGCATATTAGCAGCATACCTTAGACTTCGCCAGATTTCCGGAGGTATTGGACCTTATAGCTTCATCAAAAATAATGCTAAGCTCGACAGATTAGAGCAGCTGGTAGAAGAAGCAGTATATTCAGGTAACAAAGTAATTGTTTACAGCAACTGGATAGAAGGTATAAAGCCCGCAGTTGAAAGGCTTCAGAAATATAATCCTGTAGTTATAACAGGCGAAATCAACGAATTAGATCGCCAGCCCATCGTAAATAAATTCCAGAATGACCCATCAGTTAAAATTATCTGCTGCACAACAAAAGCTGCAGGCGTAGGTATCACATTAACAGCCGCTAACGAAGTTATCTTCTTAGATGAGCCTTGGACTGACGGTGATAAGGAACAGGCTTGCGATAGAGCACACAGAATCGGAACATCTTCAACAGTAACAATCCATACAATTATTGGGCATGATACTTATGACGAAGAAGTTCACGCAATTGTAAAGGGCAAGAAGAAGATGTCAGATACAATCGTTAATAAAAAGGATCTTGAAAAGCTCAAAATAGCATAAAGGAGGTATCATATATGGTCGGCAAAATAGTTAAGATGTGGAAATATCCTCCGGGAATTGGATTTATTCAAGGGGACGACGGTGTTGAGTACTATCTGCATTGGAAGAATTGTACTAAACACACTAAAACTTTCAAAGAAGGCAATTTTGTAGAATTCGATATAGGTGAAGTTAAAGAATCTACTCGACCTTATGCTCTAAACATACGTAAGATAGGGCACGGAGTAAATCATCCATTTGCAAGAGATATTCAAGTTATCGGAGATAACATATTGAAATTCATTCCAGATGACTGCGAAAGTAAACAATATATGCTCCGCAATATAGATGCAATTTACAAATACTTTTGTAATGTTAAGGATTGCGATCAGTATTCAAATCCTAAAGAGTATTTCAGAAACCTTGATAATTAAATCAGAATCGTTATAAACTTTGTATCAATAATTCTAATAGGAGGCTATCATATGAATGGCGTTATCAATTATAGCAAATTAGTTAATCCAGCTCCTTCTTGGTCTTTTCATCTTGATAATAATGGAGACCAGTCCGATGTAATAATCCTTTTAAGATCTGAGGATGATATCCGAGCTAGATACGAAGGAGATAGTTCAAACAATGAAAATATGAAAATCATTATCCCATTATATGACGTAGTAAACGATCAAGTTATCTTCTGGACACGAAGTAAATTTGTATGTCATCAGCTTGCTAATATATTCAAATGTTACAAAGATCCAACACAATTTGTTTTCAGAATAACAAGATATGGGGAAAGATTATTAACTACTTATAACATAGAAGCAATTGCTAATAACACAGTTAAATCTTATGAAGATATTTATGATGCATGGGTTGATAAAGTACCTAGTATTTATCAAGGAATTTTAGTTAGTCCTTATGGTGAAGACTTAGAAGATATTTCTGAGATTGAAATAGATGAGCATAAACTTACACCGCTTACTTGTAAATGCTGTGGTGGATCTATAGATAAGCAACATATGACGTGCAAATTTTGCGGAACACATTATATTCTACCAAAATAAAATATGATATATACATCTAGTAATAACGGCGGTAAATCCAAATGTAAGTATTATAAGGTTTGCGGTAACTACGAAAACTGTAAGAGATGCGAAAGTTTTGAAAGGAAGGAAAGAATATGTGCAAGAACAAAGATGAATTCTCAAAGATAGTTAGAAAGCGCAGAAGAGCTGTCGCTCTAAAAAAGAAGTTGGAATCTTGGATTGATAAAATGGATGATGAAATCATCAAATACGCTCATGCAAAAGGAGTTAAGGGCGGAAAAGATAACAACACTTTAATAGTATTTGGAGATGATTACAAAGCTTCTGTCATTATGATCACTCAGCATCCTTGGGATGGAGACAAGTTAAGAAAATACTTAGGAGATAACATATCTCAATTTCAGAAAACAAGTACGTTTTCTAAAGTAGATATACGGTAATAACTATGATAACTGATTTAAATGATCTTTCAGAATTATGCAGCAAACAATTCAGCGGGACTGTTTTAACTCCCGCTGAAGTTGCTGATAAAATAATCAAACTCAATGACGCATTTGAGATAGTCCCTTCAGTAAAATTCATAATAGCCTTCGGAGAAGAAGATGAATCTGAAGATCTTTTGGAAGATTGGACTGAAATAGGTAGACGCCCTCTAAATGAACTTCCGAGTGAAATATCAAACTACAAATTTCTTGTATATGACATAATATATAACAGCAAAGCTAATTATATAGTGATAATGATGAAAGGTGATATGTCAGAATATCATAAATAAAATTTATTAATAAAGTATTAAATTTTCAAATAATAAGCGAATTTACTTTTATTTTTACTCCTGTGGGCTTATAATTATAATAACATTACGCCTATTCATATCAATACTCATCAGGAGGACACGGCGATGACACACGCAAATAATATCCAGTACTTGGTAGTAGTCGGTAACACTATGCTCAATAACAGACATCAAGTTTTCTGCAACAGCATTGAAGAGTGCCGGAGAGTAATCAGAGACTACACAAGAAACGTCAGTGGAATATACGGTTACGGATACGACGATGAAGGCGATGTTTATCTTTTAGAAGATTGCATCATGGAGCGTATCGGAAATATCTCTTACAACGGAAGGTTTCATTCTGAAGAAGAGCTCATCATAACAACTTAACCTTTATTGATATCAATAAACACATCTTGTCAGTTTTTGCCATAAAGACAGTGCGGATATGAGGAAGTGCTACGGTACTCCTCATATCTATGTATAACCTTGTATAAATACATGAGCGATAGACAGAGAAATACATTTCAGTATAACAACGTCAATATAATTGTAGAGTCCGATATAGAATCTGTATCAGGTATATCATTCCTCATTAAAGATGGATCACTTCCTGGAGAATCATATTTAGCTTTTGCATACTTTGACGATACAAAGAAATTCATAGACTGCGGTTGCAACTGGGACAAATTTTTAAACGGCGGTCGCTAATGCCTAAAGTTTCACATATACTTAATTACCTATTCTGAGAATTCAGGGTAGGTATTTTGTTGTAACCTTTTATGATATAGTAAGCAGTATCTACCGATAACACTTTTACAGTAGGTATAAGGACACAAATAAATAAATCGAAATACCAATCTACCAAAAACTTTTAGGAGGAAATTAAATGGCTATTTCAGAAAGAATTGAACTTTTAGGCAAAGGACTGTATTCAGATTCAGGTATCCCTGACATACTCACATTAAAGAGCATTCCAACTGCATCAGAACTCGATTATGTAGGTGGAGAAGATTTTATCGCTACAATGCTTGATGTTATCTTCCCTAAAGCAATCGAAGAAAAATGTGATTTTCATAAGTTGTTAGAGATTGATTTTCAGTGGGTCTGTAGAGCACTTAGGATATTGAATTACGGCCCCTATATAACAACAAATGCAATCTTTTGTTCCGAATGCGATGTAACTTCTCGTGGAGAATATCAAGTAGATTTACGTTCAGTAGAAGTAAAGACACTTCCTGAAAAGTTTGATAATAACATAAAGATATCTCGTGACGAATTTATCGAATTCGATGGCGATATTATATTAAAACTCCCAACAATTCAAGATATGGTTAACGCAAATAAAGATAAGTTATTTGTGTTAAGTAATGGTGAAAGAAATTTTGATTTAGCTAGAATATGCTACATGATTAAATCTATCAAAGGTGAAACAAGTTTAACTCCTGCGGATATTAAATACAAGATTCAAAATAGCATGACTTCTGCAGATTTCTTAATCCTTAAAGATAAAGTTTCTGAATTAACAAATTATGGACTTAGAGCAGGAGGTTCAACACGTTGCCCTAAATGCGGAAGCGGAGAAGCAGCATTTATCGCGTTGGTTGACGATAGATTCTTTCGCCCGACCGTGGGAAATCTCAGGGCCTGGAAGGCTGATAGATGTGCCGAGAAGTCAAGTGGATCCGCTAAGGGAAACGATAAAACTTAATGGACAAATAAAAACATTTCATCAAATGCGTCAAGATAGATATGAACGCATAATAGATGAAACATTATTCATATCAAGAGCATCAGAAGGTGCAGTAAGTGCAGAATGGGTCATGGATCAACCTATTTTTGTAAGGACAAAATATGTAGAATCTTTTGAAAAAGAACTAAAGGAACGGCAACAGCAATTAGAGAAGCATAAGAAGTAAAATGCCAAACAACAAGAACAACAATCAACAGCCACTTTCAAATAATGCAGATTTATTGCAGGATATGAGAGATTTATTTAGTGCAAATGACGATGATTATAGTGCACTAACTAAAGCGGTAAAAGACTTAACTGCTACTATTAAATCTACTGGAGATCCACGCAAAACATCTCAATCTATATTTAATGATAGACGTAACGAGATGGAATACAGCCGTAATTCTAGAGCTAGAAGAGCGTCTGAATATAGGCATACTGGAAGTATCTTAGGCGATATTGAAGAAGGAATCAAGGATCAAATGCTTGATTCTCTTGCTGGCGGCGATTTTAAGAAAGGTATGCAATCTGCCTTATCTGAGTTCACAAAGAGGTTTGGATTTGAGCTTAAAGATTTACCTCATGAATATGGTAAGCATCTTGGAAGCAAGCTATTTGATTCTATTAAGAGCAGCAAATTAGGCAGCGATGTAACTAAGAGCCTTGAAAAAGGTATTTCTAAATATTTAGATAAAATCGGCGGAAGCGGTACTGGATCTTCTCTTGTTAGCGCATTTAAGAGCGGTTCAGGTTCAATGGCTTCTTCCGGTGGAGGCAAATTAGGTACACAGATTGCCGGTGGGGCTATGTCTCAGGGCGCCAATTACCAACAGCTTATGTCAGGTCTTGATAAGGTTGCTGGTAAAGCAGGCGTAATCGGCGCAGTTGTTGCTGTTCTTTACTTATTACTTAAACCTGCCTTAACTGGATTAGGTGATTTTCTTAAAAAATGGGTTAATGCTTGGTCAAAAGACGAAGACATGCGTAAGAAGCGGTTAGAAAACGCTCAAAAACGTGTTGAAGCTGACCTTGAATATCTTGCAAGAGAGCCATTTGAAATTCTCATGAAAGCCACTAAAGAGTGGTATGATGAATGGGATAAAAATCTTTCTAAGATATCGCTAACACAAGGATATACTAAAGAAGACGTATATGACTTGTATTCCAGCATGTCCAGCAGGCTTATTGAAGAAGGCTTAGAGAAAGTAATTCCCGCAACTGATGTTATTGAAAAACTCAGTTCCATATTAGACACAGGACTCAGCGGACAGCTTGCAGAAGCATTTGCTTATGAAGCAACTAAGCTTAATGCAGCCATTCCTGGACAGGATTTTACTTCATATGCTTCAATATATGCTCAGTTAGCTTCAGAAGCTGTAAGTTATGGTGCAACTCAAGCAGAAGCAATTGATTATGCTAATGAACAATTAGAATTATTTGCAAGTAATCTCTTATATTCTAGCAGAACACTTACTGGCGGATTTACTACAGGATTAAAGAATGCAGAATCTTTATTCTCGAGTGCAGTAAACATTGCTCAAACTGCTAGAACATCAAATGCTGCACAGATATCAGGTACACTTACTTCAGTAGCTGCAGTAATTGGTGCAATTGCACCTGATCTTGCTTCTGGATTAGTCGAAAATGTAGTTAATGCAGCAATTGGAGGAAATAGCGATACTATAGTTGCCCTCCGTTCCCTTGCAGGTATAAACGCAGGTAATACAGAGTTCTTAAACGCACTTGCAACAAATCCTCAAGCAGTATTTGTAAACATATTCCGTAGTTTATCGGCTATGCAGAATATGTCCCCTACAAATTACATGGAAGTTGCAGAAGGACTTTCATCTGTATTTGGTGTAGACATGAAAGCACTTGCACGAGTAGATTTTAACAATCTTGCAAATGCGGTTGCTGATATGTCTATTAACGCAAATTCGTTAAATGAAAATATGGCCCTTCTCGCAAGTGGAGAAGCAACAACTACTACAGAACAACTTAAGCTCCAGGAAATCAACAATGTAATTCTTGAAGAAGGTCTTGCTTACGTAATCGATAGCGAAGCAGGAAGAATGGTTCAAGAGCACATGTGGCAAGAGCAAATAGCTAATGAACTTGCCAATAATCAATATGCAGTCGATTTAACTGGTGCTTCGTTAGCATTAATTGAAGGACTTAGACATTCAGTTGCTAATATACTTAATTTCTTAAATCCTATTGCGTATCTTGCAAAAGGCGTTAGTAATCTATCTAAAGTAAACGCTCAAACAAAAAATGTTAACGCAGATTTGCAAACAATACTTACTGCAGGTGCTGTTGGTTCTAACTATACCGCACTTAGTAATTTGCTAACTACAGGTACGGATTTAGGATTAGTTAAACCGCTTGCTGAATTGATGGTAGGTTCTTCGGCTAATAGTTCATACTGGTCTACTACTGATGTTATTAATAATAATCCGCTATCTTGGGCATTAGGAAAAATATTTGGAACTGATGTAGCTAAATATAATCCAACTAATTATGTTAGTGGCGATTTCTTTAACTATTTAGTAGATTCAGGTGGAGGATCAGCTGCATTTGCAAGTAGGCACGATATGGGATATCGTAATAGCATACCATATTCCGGTCTAGGTGGAAATGCTAGTTATGGATCACTCTATTCTGGATTTACTGTAGGAAAATCTGCACTTAATCATTCAGCTGCATTTACATTACTTCCTGCAGTCGTTAGACAAGTAACTGCAGGAGCAACTCAAGCTGCTTTAGCTGCATCTAACAAACAGATGGAAGCTTATTTAGCTGCTGCAGAAGAATTTGCAAAAACAGGCACTTGGAATGATTATCTTGCTGCAGCAAGAGATTTTGGAATTGCTGATGCTGAAGCCGTATTTGAAGAATATGGCGGAACAGAAGCAGTAAGAAATTACTTTGAACAACAACAAGGTCGTGCGGGTGCACTAAAAGAGAATGAATGGAGAACTAATCAAGAAAACTTCTTAGCTGAAAATAGAAGATTCTGGGATTATGCTAATGGTACAAACGGATTATTTAATACATCTATTTGGTCACCATTTGTTAAAGACGAATTCAAACCATTCTTTGATAATGAAGGCAGATTTGATAAGCGGATAGATGCAATAGATGCCGCACTAGCAGGTATTAATACTAGATTAGGCGACCCTAAAGAATTTACAGTAATAAGTGCACTGTCACTGCTTAATCAAAATATCAAAGCAACATTTGTTGATACTAGCAGTACATTCCAGCAGTGCTTAGCAGATTGGATAAGATATATCGCTGCATCAAAGAAGTACTCGGAAACAACAAGCACTGCCGCAGCTTGGAATGAATTAAAACAAGCAGAAGGCGATGCTAAAAATGAAACATTGTTAGCACTCGCAAATGCAATGAAAGCATTTACTGAAGATGAGCTCAAGACAATGGATCCTCAGCTGCAAACAAACGTATTGTTAGGTAAGATTGTCATCATACTTGAAGCAATAATGCAGCAGAATAATTCACAAGTAGGCGGATTATCTCTCATTGATTCAATAAACGCATTGGCTTTAGGAATGACAACAACATCAACTTGATACCTTAAATAGTTATATATATATATAAGAATCTAGGAGGAGCATAAATGCATTTTCCAACATTTACAGTAGCAACAACTAACATATTCCCTTTAAGTAATTCTACCAAAGGAGGTCAGTTAGTTACTGAATATAATCTTCGTTCCCGAGAAATGGTCGGAACAAATCCTGATGTAAAATATGAAATAGGTCCTTCGTATACTCACAGTATGGATGACTTCTTTGTATCACTGCTGTCAGGTATGGAAGCTGATGCTTATAACCCGACATTATCATATTCAATTGGGCAGTACGTAACATATAATTCGTTTACGTATGCTTGTCAAGTAGCAATAGATGCTCCTGCAGGTCCTTTCGATGCAGATAAATGGGTAGTCATTAATTCTTCATCTTGTATACTTCAAATAGCTCCTGGTAGAGCAGTTATTAATGGTCATTATGTAGAATCATTATCTCCTATGTCCATTGATTTAACTTTAGCAAATGCACAACTTGCACGAAGCTATTCTGAAGCATTAACAGGCGAACTTAGCATTGGCATCAAAGCATACTATAGTACAGAAAGTACTATGGCAGGAGCAATGCTTGCAGAAAACGAAGATAACACATATACAGGTATTCAGTTAGTCATTGAAAAGCGAGAGAACTTTAAAACTCCTTCAGACAGTACAACGGATAGATCTGCAGTAACTGCTGATATTAAGTTAGCTGATTTTATCTATGTAGGTGGAATAATATCAGGTATCGTTCAGAATAAAGAAAAATTATCTTACATAGATCCTACAAGAATTGCAGATGTAGATAAAGTACTTGATGAAAACTTTGTGTCAAAAAAGAACCTTAACGCACAGAAGTTATATACATTTTCTGGTCAGGGCGGAGATTCCGATAAGTCTACTTGGTGTGATTCAACAGGAAGTTTGATGGTTTGGGACGCATATCCACAAATCATATCAACAAATCCTAATGAATCTATACCTCAAGCTACATTCTTGTCAACTGCTGATGGATATGTTCATTTAGCTATACCTCATCAGCAGATTGATTCTATGAAGAAAGATGGACAGTATGCATATTACAATCTTAGAGACATTCAACTTCCTAAAGCTAATTATTTATCAGGAGCTCCAGGTACAGTAGATGCATCGTATACTCAAGTTATAAAGAATCTTTCAGATAAAGTAAATAGTCTCAAACAATCTCCCGCAGGTAATATGGTCTTGTGGTTAGATGTAAAGGATTCTACATATGAAATGCCTACAATACCTGGAACATATAATAATGGAGATTATATATTTGTAAGAGAAGATACATCTGCAAGGATGTCTGAAGATGAGGGTGCTGCTCCTTCAACAATGTATAAAGTAATTCCTGGAGTAGTAGCAAACATTGCATATTCACAAACATTACCTTCAGGAGTAAGATTAGGCGGCACCGCTGCAAAGGTCTATCAAATTACTGTTAATGACCACCAATTAACTTTAACTGATTTAACTCATCTTGCGGATTGGTATGACGAATCTCATAGTTATTCTTCTAATGACTATGCAGCATACAATGGCGGATTATATATAGCTACTGGGTCGACTACTGGAGCGTGGGATCAGAGTAAGTGGACTAGAATATTTGATGAAGATGCCAATACACTATTTGGCTTCACATCATATAGAGGAACACTCAACGCAGATTATTTTGAAATTGATTTCTATGATTCTTCTGAAGCCCTTATCGGTACAGTCTATTACAAAGTAACAGGTTGCGGTCCTAGAGCTTGGTCAGATTATATCTTAGTAACTGGAGGTGTTCCTCTAGCAACTACTATTCAGGCAGGTGGATTCTATAATGTGGATTCAACTGCAACAGATGGTGGTTATGTAACATTAGACGAATCAGGAAGATTGAGGTTAATTGATTACGAGTTACTTCGTCAAGGAACACTTGCATACCAGTTAGGTGAAGATTTGACACTTCCTAGTAATGTAACTTCGGATACAGTACAAACGAATCTTGATCAGTATGTTAATGATCGCATTGCATTTCCATTTGATAGCACACTTACTGCAAACTCTCCTGTTATTAATATCTATATAACACTTCCTGCAGAAGAAGAAACAACCACAATAAACATATCTAACATTGATTCGAGATTTGGAACAGCTGTTTATTTACACTTCTTAGGAAATGCAAATTCTAATACAGTTGTAAACATCGTTAGTTGTGAAAAGATAAGAATTGATAGTAATATTGGAGGTAATCCGATAATAAACGTTATTCGTTGTGGAATATATTATGATGCAAGTGTATTTAACTATATTAGAACATGCGACATCCATAACACAAGAACCTCAGGATTTACAGGATTTAGCGATATTACATTATGGTATAACAAATTCACTTCTGAAGATGCTGATTTATCTATAAACGGTATGGAAGTATTGCAACCTGATGCTACAATGACTTCAGAAGAAATTGCATTCTGGAATGAAGATAATCCAAATGACAATCATTATTCTTCAGCACTTAGAAGTATATCGTTTGATAGTAATGGAGACATGATTGGTTGCAGCTTATATGTATCTAATGGTACAACTGCTACAAACATAACCACAGGTAAATCAATAATTGGAGGTACATTTAACTTACCTCAAGGTTCTGATTTAGTATATCCTATTAAGTGTTTGGTTAAGCCGTTAAAGGTAACAGGTACATTTACTGCAGCATATCCAGTAGAAAATCAAAATTGGGTAGTTATTGCAACAAACTTTACAGCATTAACTGGTGTATACAATCCTGAAACTGATATAACATCTAACGGAACAATTGGATTCTATTCTGATACAAATCTTCTCAGTGCAGCAAATATAACAATGGAGTCAATGGGATGTTGGGATTCTGATGAATATCATATCTTCTACGGAGGCAGCACAATCTGATGTCATTAATACACGACATTATAAAGATAAAGTATTCTAAGTTAGGTTATCTTCCTGGATACCCTTATCATCTTATTTCTGATAAGGAGATGTTTGAAGCATTTATCTGTTTAGATTCTACAAATGAAGATCAACAAAATCAAGAGCACTTTTTCAATGACAATTATCCTAATCCGTTCTTAGAGCAAGATATAATGTACAATAGGTTGAATCAAAAAGGTGAGATAGTTGCTTCTGTTAGTCTTAAAGCAGAATATGAAAAACTTAAAACATACATAGTGACAACTATAAATAACTATCTTGAACATCAAGGTAAGGAAGATTCAGAAAATTATATAATTCCTGATTGGATTTATACTTATATGTTAGGTGAAGTTGTATATAACAATTCAGAATACTTAGATATCTACGATACATTAGCGCTCTTAGGCGATAGTAATTTAGATAACAAATTTACTAATATAGCCTGTGCTCATTGTTACGCAACAAGTTTGAAGTATATATCTACATTGACATCAGGTATACGTCCTCCCACAGTATTTGGTGAACCACATGTTATAAAGCAACTTAGATTGGGGGCATAACATATGAAATTTTTACAAATAACTCCACAAACTACATTGTCTGATTTAGCAGATATGGTTGGAGAGAAAAATGTAGATTATGTTCTCAACGCTAACGGATTAAAAAGAACAGTAAATATTGGTTCTCAAGTATTTGGAAGAGATACTGAAGGTTCAACTGACGGCCAAACAAAATCAAATATTCTCAACACATTAGTTGCTAATTCGGATGCATATGAAAAAGCTGCATTAGGAACAGAAGCTGATTGGGTTTCGCTTTATAAATACGGAACTTTCTCAGATTGTTTGCTCATACCTGATGGAATCACACTTCCTTTATCGGACAACGTAATCGGAAACGGTGAGCCTGTATCGACAGAATTGTATAATAAGATTAACACTTGGTTAAAAACTAATTCCGAAGTTGATCCTACATTTTTTGCAGAATACAGCGTAGTAGCTTCTGGCGCATATGGTTCAACAAATTCAGGAATGATTAGACCGGATCCGTATCCTTGGGAATGGTTCACTTTACCTTGGGGAAAGATAAGCTTATATTCTTCTATATCCGGTGAGATGATAGATTTCCCTGTATACCCTGAAGAGATAAGCGATGGTTATACTGCAAATTATGACGAGATGCCCCAGATGATATATCAATATGAGCCTTGGCAAGTATATAAATCATCAGGCCCCAGAACCAATTCTTATACATTTCATATGCATAGAGATATGTGGACAGGAGATCACAGGGATGGATTAGCAAATGACTTGGTTAGATTTTGTGAAGCAAATTGCTTTCCTGAATACAATGGATCTGCTGTACATGCTCCTTTAGTTACATTTTATCTAAATTCTCAGAATCTTATAACAGGAGTTATGAAAGACTGTAAAGCAGATTGGACAGGTCCATTAGGGCTTGATGGATTTCAGCTAGAATTAAAATTAACTATAACAATAACTGAAGTTTCACCAGAGCCGCTAAATTATACAACAGTAAGAAATAAGGGGTTGATTGAATGATACAGATAAACGATTTAACACAACCTTATAAAACATTAGAACACGAAGGTATTGTATATTCTACTTGCAAAGAATTTAATAATATATGCAGATACAGAAACCTCCGTCAAGTAGTTCATTTGCCTAATTCTTCTGATAGATATATAACTCTTGAAACATCTAATCCGTTAGTTACAAATAACTTGCCGGTAGTATATCATGAAGTAGAGTTAATTGAGGAAAATAGATTAGACCTGATTGCTAATAAGTACCTAGGTTCTCCAGAATACAGTTGGGTTATTGCATACTTCAACAGTATCGAAGATGGATATTCTGTAACTGCAGGACAAACAATAATAATTCCTAAATCAATTACTGATTTATTTTCAGCAGGTGAAATACTTGCACCTATTAGTGCACTAAGACTTAACTTAGGAGAAGAATAATGTATAAGCAGCCCTTTGTCTCATTTTGCTTAGCGGGCGTGTCGCTAACAGACTTTGGCTTAAAAATTCCGTCACCATTTTGTTCTCTTGAGCTAAGTAATTCTCAGATAACTTCATTTACATCATGGACACTTACTGTAATAGTTGGCGGTGATGATGTTAAGAAATCTAACATTGCTGCATTTGAAGCATTGTTATACTCCGCAGCTCAAGATGCGAATAAATATCCAAGTTCTAGCGGTATTCCAGTATCATTCATGTTTGGATGGTTAAATAATGATGGCGGAATAGCCGAAAATGTAGCATACCAAGGTTTCACACTTAAATTCAATGTATCTACTGATGGATTATTTATGAGATACACAGTAACTGGATACGCTGCAGTTGGATTTAAGTGGGCTATGCCTGTTTATAACATTCCTGCAGTTTGCGGTTGGGTTCAGCCCTCAGCATTAGTTGAAGCAATATATTGGGGTCTCAAGATGGACAGATACTATGACCTCGACATAGACCATAATGATGCACCTACTATGGTTAATCACGGTCCGCTAACAACAAGTGCTACAGGATACATAAGAGGTAGCTATAGTATTCAAGATGATTATAATTCTTGGCCAGGTGCTTTGAAATTATCTAAATGTTATAATTTCACAAGAGATGCAGCAGGGCTTATGTATGGCTGCAGGAGTTTAAGTTGCTTAACAAACAACCTTACAATAACTCCAATAGAATTTTATCTTAAAAAGAGTTTTGTTGATTCAACACCTCAATGCTCTTCTTTTGCATTCTGGGTAGACGAACCTACAATGACACGTAGAGGAGTATATCATTATAAGAGTAACGCAGGATTATCAACATTACATAATTCAGAAACTCTTGAATACGGAACAGCAAATACTAACATATTATCTATAAACGGAAGCTACAATGGCGTTGCTTACAATATGGTTAATATGTCTTTCTCTGATGTAGGTTTCGCAGTAGATGGTAGCGGTAACACTATTGTTCATGATACAAAAGTAGTTAACAGTTGGTCTGCAACTCTTGCAGATGTATTCCAAACTGCTAATATCATCAATGATGTAAACGCATTAGCATCTCAATTTTCTGGAGATTTTACTATTGTAATTCCTGGAAATGTTAAACAATACACGATAGCACAGCCTGTATCGTTATTAGTAATGTCAGGAAATACTATTTCACCTATTACAGGAATATACAATGTAGTATCTGTAACTCATAGTATTTCTAATCAATTTACTACAACATTAAAAGTGCAGAGGCTAGTTATGAGTGATGCTAATACAGTTGCATCTTCGCAAGGTATAACCATAGGTAACAGGGCAGGATACAATTCTTATTCATACACTCAAACCAGTAATATCATATCTCCAGGATATGTATATTTTGGTAACATGTGGCCGACATTTGAGGAAACACCAGGATGATATATAACGTATTAACAACATTAACAGGATTGCAGGTAACTGATACTCGCAATATAATTGACCAAGGATTTTTGGGAAATGATACAAAAACAGCTAACTGCAAGATAAATACTTTTGAAGTACATAGTATATCTAGCGGTACTGTTATATCTATAGATAGAGATGATAAGTATGCTTATTGGCATGTAACTGTAGAAGTAAATTCTAAACGGTGGATCAGATATTGTTGTTTAGCTTCGTTCAAAGTTAAAGTAGGCGATGTAATCAACAAAGGCGATTTTATTGGATATGGCTACAGAGGTACAATGCGATTTGAGTATTGCACAGATTCCTTATCTCAGTTTCCTGTAAGATTAGTATCTCGCACAATGTATAAACAAGACCCTACTCCTATATTATTTGAGCAAGAGGATGTTGAGGAGGTGTTCTAATGCCTCAAACAAATAGTTGGCTTTGTTTATATGCTATATGTCAATTAGGTAGACCTTATTGGTTTGCTACTTCTGGACAAATTTCAACTAAATCTCTATATGCTGATACAGTTAAACCTGCACTGTTGAGTCAAGGATATCTTCCTTATAACAATTATGAATATCAATTAGGTGTAAAAGTACATGATTGTTCTGGATTGATTGGAGGAGCATTAACTTGTGAAGGAGTAGACAAACCTCCCACATTGCGAAATCCCTTAAAGAATCAGTACTCAATGTTTAATGCTGATTGTTCTAATCATTCTAACAACATAAAAGCATTTCCGCATATTCCAGGAACTCTAGTATTTCATAGCAACGGCAGCAGTAAAACTCATGTAGGTATTTATGTTGGCGATTTTGTTGACCTTGACGGCAAAGAGCATATTGAAGAAGTAGTAGAAGCAATGGGACACGATTGGGGTGTAACTACTACTAAGTTATCTAACAGTAAGTGGGATTCTTGGGGTCAGTTAGATTGTTGCACAATAGATACGATTAAAGGCCAGAAATTTGACGCAAGAACAATGACATCTTCTAGAGGTCCTGTTCAAATAAACGTAGAAGCAACTAAGCCTTTTGTGGTAACTCCTTCTCCGCAATTTAATCAAACAATTGATTATAGTAAACTTAAAGAAGCTAGAGTTAGTGCAATGATGTTTTTCGGCGGAGAGCTATTTAGTTCATCTCATGAAAAGAAAACATATGTTAATCCTAATTTAACTAAACTCGTGCAAGATTGTAATTCTGCAGGTTTGCCTTATGCGTTATATGTAAACGTGAGAGCAAAAGGTGCAATAGACGCTGATGCAGAATGCAAGACCTTGTATTATGTTCTTGCACAATTTCCTCCGAAATTAGGTATATGGTTATCATTACAATTTAATAATTCTATAGAATTAAATAATCAGATTCTAGAAATATACTACAGATATTTTGAGCAATGGGGAGTTAGTGCTAAGTGTGGTCTATATGTAACTCCAGAACAGCTCAAATTAATAGATTGGCGTAATTTTGAAAGCCGATTTTATTTATGGATGATTCAAGATATGCCTGTAACTAATGTTGACGACGAATTATTAACACCTGAAATGTTTGAGGTGCCTGATTGATGGAATACATTAAACCTATCCAAGCATTTTTAGAAGCAGCAGAATATTTTTTAGGAATAACATCTCTTAGCAGTGAAAGAGGTAAAGAGATGTTACGAACTGCAGGTTATCCAAATTACAACGATGCTTGGTGCGCTGTATACGTAAGTGCATGTGCTGTAAAAGCTGGTTTATCTAATAATGACGACGGCAGTATAAATGTTATTGCAAGAGGTACTGCAGCTAACGGTCCCGCATCTAATACTGTTAGTTGGTATAACGGCAAATGGATAGATGGTCCTGCAATTAACGGTGGTTATCTAGTTACACCTCAACCGGGAGATATAATAACATTCGCTTGGACAGCAAAATATAGAGGTCATTATCATGCAAGTCACGTAGGTATCGTTGAAAAAGTTGAGGGTGGTCGAGTATACACTTTTGAAGGAAATACTGGAGGGCAAAGTAAACGAAAATCCTATGATTTATCTTATAATTGCATAAACACATATGTAAGGCCTGATTGGTCTAGAGCAAGTAAAAATGTAGGAAGTAATTTAAGCCAGTATGTATTAGGGTCACTATATCAAACTAAAAATGATAGACATGATATGACATTAAGACAATTTGGATATATTGGCAATAATTATCAATTATCTGATGACCCTTCCAGTTTGCATGTTTCGGCAATTAACTATACATCAATACTGGGAGAACTATATAATACATTTGCACCTGCGTCTCTTAGTGCTACTCAAGTAGATACATCTCAACTTGATGGAAATATAAAGATAGCAATGGACTATTTACTTTCAATGGGATATAGTGCATCAGCAGCAAGTGCGTATGTAGGGTGCATTAAAACATATTCTGGAGTTGAACCTACATATTCTAAAGAACTTGCAAATAAAAAATATCTTAACGGCATCTGTGCTTGGGATGAAAATGAGTTGCCCAAAGTAAAAGATAAGTTAGGCTATGAATGGAATATTAATTTATCAGGGCAGTTAGAATACTTTAATGATGATTTAGTAGCTAATTATAAAGAACTTCTTGTCCTCACTAAGAATCTATCTTTATCCGAAAAGAGTATTCAAGGTGCTTGCGATAAAATAATGGTTACATATAATAAGCATTTTATATTGACAGATTATATGAATCAATCAAAAGAGGATGCTTTAGAAATATATAACAAGCTAGTTATAACTCAAGGAGTTATTGCAGGCAGTGTAACAAATCTTAGAAATAGTTCTGGTGAATTGTTAACGCCTCAAAAGAGTAGAAGTATACCTAGTTCTGTATCGCAGACAGGTCTGATTGACGATTTCACAAGCTATTCTGCATACTTCCCTGGAAATGCTGCAGTTAAAAGTCACTGGGCAAAAGACACACCTCAACAAGAACTCGCATATAAGTGGAGAGATCAAGGATTTCCTTGTAATAAAGGTATAGCAATGATTGGTGGTTACTTCTGCGTAGCAGTTGTTGACACGTTTGCTCAATGTGGTGATGTAATTGTAGTAAATGCAGAAGACAATATATCATTCTCTGCAATAGTCTGTGATACTAAGAATCAGAAAGACCAAAACTGCAATGAGTGGGGTCACATAAAATATTCTAATAAAGTTTCAGTAATAGAATGGCAGCGAGTTAAGACTAATAATGGCAAAGTTGAAGTAGAGTGGTCTGGCTATTCTGATGTAGACTCATGCCAACTCGGTAATTGGTATGGCAAAAAAGTTCTAAATATAATAAACTATGGTCCCTACCTTAAATGATAATGAGGGCAAATTATGATTGTATTCGGTTATGCAAAAGATACAAAATATGCAGGCGATGGAACATTATTAATTCAAACAAGAATTCCTAATGCCCATGGTCCTTATCGTATTACTGATTACAACGGGAAGAAGATAAGAAACTATACAGAAGACAAAGATTTACCTTGGTACCCATCTTTATTGCTTCCATATTTGCCAGGAGATGGAGATGTTGTGGCTCTGACAAGTTTAGACAACACTTCATCTTCCTGGTTAGTATTAGGATTAACAGGCGGTTCATATAACAACGGAGTAAGAGATTTATGAAAATTTACTGCACAGAAAATAAACGACCTCTTGATAAATTCATCGGAAAAGATGTATGGATTCGTGTTAAAATACATGAAAGAAACTATGCAGGTAGATGGTACAGTTATTGGGACAAGCCTTACATGATTCGTGTACTTGAATATGACCCTGAAGCAGATTGGTATGTTATTAACAAGATAATAGATACTTTTGGGCATGATAGAGATGGGCAGTATAAAGGAAATAGAACTCAAAAGCAAAAGGCTCGTGAGAATAAACACTATATCAAAAGAGCAAGTATTAAATTGGTAGAACCTGTTGAGATATTAACAACTCCCGAAATATTTGGAGAAGATTTATGAAGATATATTGTAATAAAATTCCTGATATTCCAGATATTGATCCAGAACTAATGCGAGCTATACGTCAAATATGTAACAGAGACGCATGGTTAGCTGTTAGATCAGAGGAATGGTATAATAAGTGGATTAAAGCAGCAATTGTTAATGGAGAATTAAAATTTGATTCAATATATAATAGTGCTTGGTACCCTAAACACGAAGTTATTGCAAAGGGACAAGACATTTCTTGCTGCGATTTAACTGCTACAGATATCGGTCTTGATGATTGTAGACTAATTAAACCTATAGAGGTGTTATCTTCAGAAGAACTTGCAATGTATATTTCATCGGAAGATAATAGATTTAGATTTGACCCAGAGATATATAACGTATGAAGATATATTGTTCACCAGATGATTATAGAGATTTAATAAAATTCAAAGGTAAAGACCTTTGGGTCAATGCTTATGTAAGTAAAAGATTTGGCAGCAGGAGCAGGTCATACGAATTTAAGCTTTGGATAAAAATACTGGATGTATATCATGACGAAGCTTCCGATATAACTTATTGTGAATATCTCGCATACACTCCAGATAACATAGTTACAGCGCCTCCATTGCCCGCATATAGAATACAGATTATAAAACCTTTTGAAGTAATGACATATAATGAATTAAAGGAGAATTTTGATTCAATCGTATGAAAATATACGCAGCTACAAGAGAATTATCTTTTTATGACTTAATCGGCAAAGATGTTTGGGTTAAGTGCTATCACAAAATTGACGAGGATTTACTTGTTATTCCTCAAAAATTTTATGTTAAGGTTTTATACTTAGATGAAAATGAAAAAGGAGTTCCAGTTTTCAAATGCAATGCTATTGACTGTGATTATGTAGCTCGGGCCAACGAATATGAACATTTATCTGCAGAGAAAATAAATTCTTTTATCAATAAAATTGAAGAATTTCCTGAAGATGAGGACAACTATTTATCTTTAGTAATACAGAAGCCTATACAAGCACTAACTACAGAAGAAATAATTGAAGCAATGTCTTCTAACGAAGACGAAGATAATGATGAGGATGAATATTTGTAATGAAGGTAAATCCACTCAATGCAGACAGTAATTTGGAAATAGCTGATAAACTCATCGGCAAAGATTTGTGGGTTAAGATATATAACCCAGATTACAATGCAATAAATAACACAGCATTCTTGCACGTTTTGCATAAATATAACAGAGGTTATGGATATGATAACAAAATGTGGTATAAGTGCGAAATAATTCCTGAATATGCTATTATAGATGGCGGCTATGATTCAGAAGATTGGGAAGTTATTTCCTCAATTATATTTTACAACGAGTTTGATATGAGAACATTTATATTTCAAGACGAATATTATACTACAGAAGAAATTCAAGAGATGTTTGAACAATGAAAATATTAGCTTCAGTACAAGATAATAGAGAATTTTTAGATAAGTTAGTGGGCACAGATAGTTGGGTCTTATGTTATATTAGCAGATCATTTTCACCTAACGGAGACAGAAGATGGTCTAAAAACAGAATGTGGCTTAATTTTGATAGAAAAGTAGATCCAGCACATTATGTAGTTCACTTAAAAATTGCAGGAATTGATGGTGATCCATATCTTCCTCCAATGTCGCAATTAGACGATTGTTTACATGGAGAAAGAACACTCTATTTTAGAGATATAAAAGTAGTTAAACCTGTTGAAATGTTAGCAACAGATGAATTATTTTCTGGACCTGAACTGGACGAGGAGTAACAATGAAGATATACGCATCAAAAGTAGATTTAGCTGATCTTGATTACTATGTCGGTAAAGATTTATGGGTTAGAGTTACTTCCGCTTCAACTACTTGTTGGGCTAAATTACTATCTAAAGGCGAAGATAGTAGAAGTGTATATTACAGATGTTTAGCAATATTTGATGGAATGCTAGATGTTGACGGTATGATTCATCTAAACGCTTCAGCATTAGCTGAATTTTACGACCATATATACATAATGTGGACAGACAACTCGTATGTAGTTCAGCCTATAGATATACTTGAAGAAGACGAAATAATCGAGAGGATATGATTTATGAAGATATATGCATCATATTATCATGACCTAGACCAATTTGCTGGAGAAGATTTATGGGTTAAGATAGATTATCACATGGGTAGTAACTATGATAATCAATCAATGTATGTTAAGGTCTTGCTTAGTTTTAGGGATACCGAATTCTTGTGGTACGAAGTTCAAGCCGTTGCTACAGATTGGGTAGAGTCCCCAGATTGCTATTTTGGATTAAGAGAATGTATGGAAAAAGCAAGATTAATAAAAGAAGGTGATTATAGTATATCACGCCCAATGGAATGTTATACTACAGATGAAATGCTAGAGCTTCTTGGAGATTCTCTTGATAGAGGAATACTCGATTGAGGTAACCATATGAAAATATACGCGTCAACATCGGAAGATAGAAAGCATAAGATCTTGGAAAGCTTAGTAGGTAAAGATCTGTGGATTAAAGCAAAATTATATGAAGGTAACTTAGCAAAAAATGATTACTATGTGCATATCATTAAGAAACTGCGCCCTCAAATTGGTTTTGATTACGAAGTTAACCGCATAATGGATAGCTCTGATCTTCCAGGATATGAAGATTCACAAGGAAGAATAACCTTAGATGCTTTTCATAATGCCTATCTTGCACACAGTCATTGGATGAATGCATCTGATATACATCCAGTAATTCCAATTGAAGTGTACACATCAGAAGAACTATTTATCGCCCCTGAGGAAGAACAATGAAAATATACGCAAGCGATCAGAAAAATATTTTAGACAGATTGTGTGGCACAGATCATTGGATAAAAGTCGCTTACAATAACCATATCTATCTGTTTAACATATTAGAACGATTTAAGAATATGGATGGCAGAATGATGTTAAGATGCAAAATGGTTATGTGGAATCAACTAGTTATGCCTAAAGATTACAGAAGATCAATAGATTTGATATACAAAATTGACAAATACTATTACGTATATGAAGATCTAGTAACGGTAAAAGAACCAATTGATGTGATAACAGATGACGAATTAATTGATATGATACAAGGTACCTAAAGGTACCTTTAATATTATTATGAAGATATATTGTAGCACAGAATCAGAGTTTGACAAATTTGTAGGAACTGACCTTTGGGTTAGGGCAAATTATTATGGAGGAAAATACTTCATAAGGTTTCTGTCCAAAAATAATTATGCAGACGAGCGTGGATATGTTACTAATATGGTTAGAACACTTTGCGCAGGTGATGATGGATTCATTCATTATAGTCATGAATATGAATTAGAGTATGTGCAAATGGAAAAAAGTTGGTGTAGTGCAGAAAATCTATTATTAATTAAGCCAATAGAATGCTATACAACAGATGAATTATTCATAGTAGATTAAGAGAATGTTATGAAGATATATTGTAGTAGAGATCCAAGAAAATTACTAAAACAGTATGTAGGTAAGGACATATGGATTAAAGTCCACTTGCCTAAATCTGCTCATCACCCAGATGATCCAAATGTCCTCTATATGAGGATATTATCCGAATCGGATAAGTGCTACACAGTTAACTTACTTAATCCGATAGTTGTAGACTATAACTTCGGCATGAATATAACAGATTATGATTTAAATAAATTCTTAAATAAAATTAGTACTGTTGACAAAGATGACATAATGTTAATTGAACCTCTAGAAGCATATTCTACAGACGAAATATTTACTGAAGTACCTGATGATTATAACTACGAGGAAGATGGAGAATAACATATGGCAGAAACAACATCGTTATCATTTCCAAATATGTTCAACTTAATAAGTAATCAAGTATCTGTAGACGAGGACTTAAAGTCAGTTACTACTAGGTCAAGATTACTTATATTAACTGAGCCCACAGAATTATACAACAACCCTAACTTCGGTGTAGGATTAAAGCGTCATTTGTTTAAGTATAACACTGAAAATGAAAAAGCATTAATCAAAGATAGGATTGTTGCACAATTAAGATTACATGAACCCGATGTAGTTGCCGAAAAAACATCATTTACTGATGGATTATTATTCACAGGAGATTCCAGTTTACAACATGTTGATGATGCAAATGAATTAAATATGACTGTAGCAATGCTAACTACTTTCGGAAAAGAAATCTCACTTGATTTAAATCCTAAGCAACCTATAGAAGGCGAGTTAACTATAAATAGTTCGGGCTGGTCTATAACGGAGGTAGATTAATGAAGATATACGGTGGATATTCAATTAAACAAAAACAGAGTATCAATCTTATTAAGCAAGGAATTGATGATCACTTAAGCGAATTTTCTGATTATGTTAGCTATGACATAAAAGCAGTAAAAAATGATGTAGATAATAGTTTTAATATATTATTACGCCCTAACTATTACGGCATTACTTGGAAGTATACTGTATCAATTGTACATAATTACATAGGTGAATCTCTTCATATTTTAGATAGCTATATTAATTCGAACGATACTGATAATTCTTTTGAAAAGATTAAACAATTTTCAGAATTCTTCGAGTACATAAATAATGTGGGCTGGAGAAGCATACTTTCAAATTATTTTACTTACTTAAATAAAGATCTAAACAATACAATAAAATATTTGAAGAGAATTGAGGGAAAAGACTTGTGGGTTAAATGTAACTGTCTATGTTATAACGATGACTACGGCAGATATTCTTGGACTTCCGGTGGGTATGTTAAAATTTTACGTATAGAAGACGATGTAATAGAATATAATTACAAAACACTATATGGATCAGATGGCAGCGGATCATGCAATATTTATGATATACAATTATCTAGTCCTTTAGAGGTATTAAGTACAGAAGAGTTGTTAGATACAGATGCTACATAAGACATAAAATAATAAGCAGGAGGTCACTAATGAGAATATATTCATCAAAAACATCAGAAAAACTTGCAAAATTATCCGAGCTTAAAAGTTCTCAAAGTGAAATCAACAAAGCAAAACGCGCATTGAATAGAAAGATTAATGAAGTAAAGAAGCGAATTGACGCAGAATTTAAAGAAGAGGCCGCAATACTTCATACTGATTCTTTACTTAAAGTTAAAAATGAAAAATACGGGTTTGTTTTAAGATTTTCTTCTACTTACGGAGTAAGGTGGTATGTAGATGTAGATGCAGATTCAATTAAGTCGCATATATTCAAAGAAGATAACATAATAGAATGCGGAGATATATTTATTACAATTGGAAATATATTAAATAAAATATATAATAATTCGTTTGAAGATGAAATACTGGAGTTAAATACGCTAGACGACGAATATAAGCAATTGCAATCAGATGCTTTATATTTCAAATCGGGAATATCCGCTCTTGAGTTAGAAAAATTTGTTGGTAGAGATATATGGGTCGAAGCAAATATTAAACATCTCACTAATTATTCAGTCCCACAACATGCATTCATAAAGATAAAAGATATAAAATCAGATAATAAGGTGGCGATTAGTTGGAAATTTGCTCATACTAATCGAGACGGTACAATATATATTTCAGGATATGGTAGAGATGATGGATTAACAGATGCATATAACATATCATTAGTACAGCCTATAAATACATTAACAGATGAAGAAATGAATGAATTAATAAATTTGTAATATGAAGATATATGCTACAACAAATCAATATGATCTATCTCGATACTCGGGCAGAGATGTATATGTGTATGCTTGCGTGCAGGGAGTAAAGGTATCTTGGTATAAATGGACTAAAATAATAGATATTCACGGAGATGTTGCAAGTGTTATATTCTGGGACTATCCAGAATCCAAACAGGTGTTTAATATTCCTCTAGAGTCAATTAGTATAGATACAGAGTTTCCTGTTGAGGTTATGACTTATAATGAGATACTAGATGAAAAATTAGACAATGCTAGAAGAAGATTAGCAGGAGAGAATTAAGTTGAAGATATATTGCAAGGAACAATTACATGAATCAAATCCTTATAAATATATAGGAAGAGATGTATGGATCCATGTTTTGTATGGCGCTGATTATGCTTGGGTCAAATTCAAAGATAGCGGTAAAGACGAAAACGGATACTACTTCATTGTTGATTATGTAGACGACCAATGGTTAGAAAACCCAGAATGTAATATAGAAATTGAAATGGATCATGATGCTAAATGGTATACACACCACATGTGCATATCTAATCCTGTGGAAATATTAACAACGGAAGAACTTTTAGCTAGAGATTATGATGCATACATTTGAAGAAGCAACAATAGGTAATACTATATGAAGATATATTGTAGCACTAACAAAAGTATATTTGAGAAACTTGCAGGTAAAGATATGTGGGTTAAAGGAACTGCATCTCGTGATGCTGCAGGTATAGTTAGCACATTAACTATATCCGTTTGGTTTAAGATACTTTACGCAGATAGTATTATATGCCGTTTTAATATAGTTAATCCTTTAGTTATGTCAAATTCAGCTATACTTGAATGCTATATTGACGATACATATACAATGCATACAACAGATAAAGATAGTTCTATGACTTATACAATAAACTATCCTTTAGACACTCTTACAGATGAAGAATTCAAAGAGATAAAGCAACAAGACAACTGGACAGCAATTTTGTTTAAAGAGTATTCTGGAGAAGCCTGATGAAGATATATTGTAGTAACAATTCAAACGAACTCGACAAATTTATCGGCAAAGATATCTGGGTTAAGGTATATGACAAATATGTCGAGTGTTTTAAATACATACGAATTGTATCATCAAATAGCACTTCATACAGCTATAATCAATTATTTGCATCAAGTCTAGAAAATCCTTATGGTGATGTTATGTTTACCGGAGGCGGTAATCGCCTTTTAGGATACTTTACAAATAATGTTTATCAAGACTACAAAAGTACTTTAGAAATAGTGCATCCTGTAACTTGTTATACCACTTCTGAAATATTTCCGGAGGAAGATTAAATGAAAATATACGCAAGTAAAAGATATCATTATTATGAAGATATATTAGACGATATCTGCGGAAAAGATTTATGGGTATTTATACGATATAATTCATCTACTGTTTATGCACGTGGTGGATACTACCCTCAAAATTATTGGGTACAAGTTGTACGCAAAGACAATGATAACTATATTGTAAAAATGATAAATGACAATACTTATGGATTTGACACTTTAGATGACATAGAACCTAATAAACTCAACACATTCAGAATTTTAGACATATATGAACCGTTAGAGTTGTTATCAACAGAAGAATTGATTGAAGATAAGGAATTAGATGAATGAAAATATATTGTAGTAGCCAGAAACAGCTCAACAGATATGCAGGTAGAGATTTATGGTTTCATGGTAATATAAATAATCATGTAGCTAAAAATGGAGTTACTACTTGGGTTAGAGTTTTAGATAAAGTGCCTTCGCAATATATTGATACTTATAAAGTTCAGTGTGTTCCTGATTTTCTTATTGAAGATGAATATTATTTTGACACTGAAAGAATTGTTGGTTGGCTGCAGGATATACGTAATGTGTCTTATGACAAGATTTACATAAGTGATGAAGCATTAACTTCCGAAGAATTGTTTGGAGATAACTTATGGGAAGTTGAGGAGTGGATAAAATGAAAATATATTGTTCAAAAAATAATCCTACTATAGACGATTTCATCGGCAAAGATGTTTGGGTAAAATGTTATAGGTCTGATAGATATGATTTCAAGAGATTAGTTTATGTTAATCTCTACGATAAACTTGGCGAAGATCAGTACTACGGAAAAAATATATCGGCTAATGTTATAGATGATATGCGCACGGTATTTGATCAATACATGGATGTTAGCGGAAGAGACGATGTGAGAGATTTTGTTGAAGGTGAACCTTGGGAGTTTCCTGCAAAGTTGGAATTATTCAAACCAGTAGAAATAATTACACATGATGAATTAATTGATATGCTAGGTGATGAGGAATGAAAATATACGGATTTACAATAAATAAGAAGCTAGATAGATTTGTAGGTAGAGATGTTTGGGTTAAAGTTTATCAAGACGCCGCTCCTGTTGTTACTGCACCTATTCTCTATATAAGAATTTTATCCAGAGAAGGAAACAAACTTACACTAAACACACTGAATCCAGATATCGTTGAAAATAGCAGACACTGTAGAGATTTACGAATTATTTTTGAAAATATAGTAACTTGGCCTCAAGAAAGAATTTTACTAATAGAACCAGTTGAAGCATTAACAACAGAAGAACTAAAAGAGATAAACGAAGGAAATACAGATATAGTCGATTGAGAAGGTTTACAAAATGTAAACCTTTTTTACTATATATGATATCATAAAATACATAGGAGAATATTATGGCAGATTCAAACCGTGGTCTGATTAATTACGCTTCCCGAGATTATAATGCAATAATGGAGGAGTTTTGGGCATTAGTTCCAAAGCTCACTAATTTGTGGAAGCCAGAAGCAGACGCAGATCCTGGAGTGGTTTTAGGTAAGATATTGGCCTCAGCTGCAGATATGCTAGGAGTAAATGTTGATTACTTGGCCAACGAACTTTTTGCACCTTCAGTAGTTCAAAGGAAAGATGCAGAGAAAATATTTAGACTTATCGGATATGATTTAGGCTTTTATACTGCTGCAAGAACTGAAGTAACAATAACTAATAACACTTCAGATACAATGAATCTCGATTTTGGATTCAATGGAGCAAATTTTTGCACATTAAATGCTTATACCGACATTACTAACACTTCTCGAGTTATAACATATAACATATTGCCGATGACAAATAGTTACGGTAACAATGAAAGCAGAAGTAGACGAAGTGTCCTTACGGATTATGTTGATGTGTTTGCAGAGTATGATACTGTTGCTTTAGAATCAGGTAAATCTGTAACTCGTGTAGCAATTGAAGGAGATTTAAGAAGCTATTCAATCGCTGTAGATGAGGTTGTTAAAAATAATTACATTATAACATTACCTTCTCAACACGTAGATACAACAGCTGTTTGGGTTAAGGGCAAAACATCTTCAGCAGCTACTTCATTCGATAAAACACAATGGATTCAGGTGTCTAATGTTGCAGAATTTAATACTGCAGAACCTAGATATTGCGTTACCTATGATAACTATTCTAATGCACAAATTACTATTTCTAATTATCTTAATCAGCTATCTAATTACAGTGGATATGTATTAACTATTTTCTGGATTGATTGTTCTGGAGTAATTGGTTGCGTAGGTACTGATGTATTAGAAAATTTAGTTTTTGCTAAAACAACAAACAATCCTGAATATGCATCGGGAGAAATATTAGTATCTAATTTATCCAATACATTAGAGCTCCCACACACTTACACAGTAACTGGTAGGTCTCCAGAAACAGCAAAAGAAGCCTACTATAATAGCAGAAATTATATCAACACTTGGGATAGTCTTGTAACACTTCCTGACTACACAAGATTCTTAAGAAGAGAAGCTGGAGTAGATTGTGGAGTAGTTATTGATTGTCAAAAAGCTGTTGAAATCAATTTAGCAATATATAAAGACGACAATTTAACAGATACACAGAAGAAGAAAATGTATATCACCAATAAGGACTTTGTACAAGGTTCATTAAGTGATGTTGATTGGGGCAAAGTTTTGAATTTGGATTTCAATCCTTCTGACCCAACTAAATTTGTTTTCTCAACTAATTTCAAGCCCTATACAGCAATGTGCTTTGCTATTCATAATGATTTCAAAGACGATGTGTGGGGACAAGGGCAAATTGATACCGCTCAAATTTCTAACACAACAAGTTTCGTTAGATATAGACCTCCGCAAATGTTTATTGATAATGTAATCGCAGATTATAAGCCTTTACAAGCAATGTCTGTTGAAGTGCAATTTGGTTCTTGCAGAGTATTTGACTTCTATGTAATCGGACAAATTTACACAACAAGACCCGTAACAGAAGATATTGCTAAGATAATATTAAGCAAAGCAAAAGAAGCATTGGCGCTTCATTTTGCTCCTGCTAATTCTGCATTCAACAAGAAGCCGACCGTTATGGAAGTTGTAGATGTAATTCAAGGCTGCGATGAAAGAGTTAGATATTTTGACGCAGGTTCACCTTCAAATCCTGTAATTAAATGGCACGGTTGCGATATAGATTGCTTTAATTATATCTCGTTTGCTCGACTGAATTTTCCTGAAAATGCTACAAATGCTTTGAGGATAGCTCCCGAATGCTTAATAAAGTGATACGTGAAGAAGAGATTAGGGCTAGAGAATTAGCCTCTAAAGTACTTGGAGACGAAGCAGAATCTCATGGAATTTGGAGGTTCATTCGTATCAAGATAGAAGATGACCCTAAGTATTCGAATCAATTGGAGTTATTTGCAATTTTAGATAAATATTTAACCTTAGGTTATATTAAAGGAAAGATAAAATGAGGAGAAATATCATTAAGGTGTTTAATCAGATGAGTAATTTAATCAGTTTTATACAATTAAAGAACTTTAGCAAATATCTAGATTCAAATTACTGGATTCTTGCACATGAAACATTATCTCAAAATACTCTGTATATAAGGCCATTGTATATGTCCAGAGGTAAGTTATATTATAATTGTATTGGGCAAGGTTGGTTGGATCCGGAGGCACATCCATCTGATAGGCCATTTTCTGATAAATACTTGTTAGAGCATGTTAAAAACACATATCTTATGGATATAAAAATATTTCAGCCGCTTGATATATTTACAACCGATGAAATATTAGATTTTCTTAAAGATGTTCCTGTTACAGAAGGCGGTGTATAAATGAAAATATACGCAACCGGAGTTCATAATGATATACTAAACAAAATAGTTGGTAAAGAATTATGGATAGAGGGTTCTTTAGAGCCCGATGACGAACCTGTGTATACATGGATACAGATAGCCGAAATAGATACATATGATGAGTCTTGTTATATTCATTTCGTAGATAATTGCATAATCCGCTGTTTTTGGTGCCCAATTAATAATATTTCACTCAAATTTCCATATAATATCATAACAACTGACGAATTATCTGAATTGACATTATGAAAATATACGCTAACAATTCAATCAAATCAATTTTAGACAAATTTATCGGCAAAGATTTGTGGATAAGAGTTCAGTTATGCGATCATATACCATATAGCATGTATTGGATAATTATATTAGATAAATTTGAAAATCTTGACGGAACTTATTCTTATCATATAATGAAAGCACCTTCAACAGATAAAATTTTTGACGACTATTCATACAACACGCTTTCTAGAAAAATACGTAGCCGAATAGCAGAAAGAGATTCTGATTTTGTTTTTGACATTAGTTGTGATAAAATTAGATTGACTAAGCCTCTTGATGTAGCAACAACTGAAGAATTGTTTGGAGAACAAGAATGAAAATTAGAGATATAGCAGTACCCGAAGTATACGAAAAGTCAGCCGATTTTAGGTTTTTCTTAAAATGGTTCGATTACGCATTATCAAAAACACAATATGATACTGCTAATATGGTTGATTTATACGATCCATTACGGTGTCCTAAAGACTTGTTATGGATGCTTGGAGATACGATGGGCTATCAATATGACGACCGAGATGGATTATGCGAGGCGTTTAATCGATTTGTAATGCTCTACTTTATGTCTATGATAAGATATAAGGGCAGCCAACTTGGAGTTACACTTGCTGCAGAAGTTAATCTTAAGCAAAAAGATATTAATGATTATGGTAAGGAAAATGAGATACTTTATAGCCGATTAGAAGACACATCAATTCCAAATAATTCAGTATATGTAGAATCAAATGTCGATTCAGGATATATTAATGTAGTATATTTTACTGATGAAACACCAATTGATACTTGTATAGAGTATGTAAGGCCTTTAGGAATGTATTGTTTTCAATATGCAGGCGTTAGAATTGATTCAAACACAAAGATTTCTGTAGATGCAAGATTAGCAAAAGCAACTGATGCTACAGGAATAGTTGGACCTACAAAGGTGGGACACTATAATCGAAACGACTACGCAAGATTGCAGAAGATGAAACATGAATCTGCTCCTGAATTATTAAACACAAGCGATACTCGCAGAATGGTTTATTCTAATAATTCTGAAATAGAAGGAGACCCTAAAGTTAACGCAGGTTACAGAGCACTTAACTCGCTGCAAATGGCTAACAATGAACACATTGTTAAGTCGTTATTTAGCAAACCTATATTCAACTTAGGCTATGGTCCGAGATTAGAAGTTGATACGATTGTAGACACTGATGTGAACGATCCTAAATTCAATCTTAAGTATAACAGAACAACTGATTTACAATCATATGATGATTATTATCCTACTACAGAGCATCTGCCTGTGGATACTCTTGATACAAGTAAAACATCTACTCCAGTAGATCCTAAGCCTAAGGTCAATGGAATTATGACACAATTCGGTGAACAGCTAGATACGTGATGAGGTGATTATATGGCAGATAAATTTAGATTAGCTCAAGGCCCTGCAGTAATAGCAACACCTGAAGAAGTAGCTAAAGAAACAGATCCCGGATATACTAGACCAAATCTTCACAGAAGAATTGATAACGATATCGGGATAATGCCAAACGAAGACGCATATTTTCTAACATCGGAAGGTTACTATTTAACCACAGAAGATGATTATTGCATATTAGTAAGTGTTCCTGAATCTGTTTCTTCATATCTATATCATTATGATATAACTGTAGGTGGAGTACAATCATTTAGAACATCTACTACAACAATTCACAACGAAGATGATAACTCATCGGAGATACCATAATCGTTATAATTAATAGAGGTCACGAATTTATAACCTTTTATTAAATTACTGGCACAATTAATAGAAAACATCATATCTACGGAGAACGCTGGAGATAATTCAAATGTCGAATAATATGAATCCACTTGACATTATTAAACGACTTGATGTGAAACAAAACGTCACTATAAGAGTTATAGATGAACCTACTGGAAAAGTAGTTCAAGAACATATCGGACACAACGCTGCTACTAATTCTTTGCTTACAGGAATAGCACATTATCTTATGGGAGATGGAGTTCTTAATCAAGCTAAAGACACATTATCAATGTGGATTCCACAATACATTTCATTAGGAACAATGGGGCTTACTTCTCAAGATGCAGAAGATTACCTTCCTGTAGGATTAGGATACACTCCAGTTGCTCCTGCAAATGCAACTGAAAATGAGAAAAAGTTAAACGAAGAATTAAGATTTTCTGAATATGTAAATCAGTCTCCTGGATTTGGCGCAGATGGATACGATGCATACACAAACAACGACAGAGAGTGGTTCGGGTTAGGTAGGCCATATTCCAGCAAACCTGCTAAAGCGGTTCAGGATTTTTATAACAAAGACGATGAATATATTCTTACATCAACTCCATTAACTGGTACAAAGGATAGCGTAATTTCATTAATCATATATCCTTATGGAGAAATTAATCAAGATATGCATGATACATCTATTTCAAGAATAGCAGTATCTGTAGATGATTACGATATATCATTAAATGATAACAATCAGTACGAGCTGACAATATCGACAGCTATTCCCGATGGCAGTAGAATTGCATTGATATATACAGTTGAAAGCAAAGATGCTGCTAATTGTGAGCTTATACAAGCTGATACACTCAGAAGTAAGATAACTTATAGGAATTTAATTCCGGAAGTGCAATCTGAAATTCCTAATACTTTAGACGTAATCTATTCTGCGTTTGTATCAACTGGTGCATTAAAAGAATTCAGAGGAGATAATGATTACATTTATATAACTGAAGCAGGATTATGGTCAAAGCCATATTATAATAATAGCGGAGATAACGGACTCCTTGCCGGTTATAGAATTATGCCAACAGATGATGAAGTGTTAGAACTTGCTCTCGAAGAAACCTTTACAGGTGACGGAATTACAACTGAGTTCACACTTGAGCAGACTGCAATTGAAATTAGCTCAGTTCAAGTTAACGGAGAATTTGTATCAGACTATAATTTAGACACTAGTACAAATAAAGTGGTGTTTGTTGAAGCACCTTCAGATTCTGCAGAAATAATAGTCATTTATGTATATAAGACAACTGATTCTTGGAAGAATATGTCAATTCCAGAAAATAGAGAAGCAGTTCAAAAAAGTATCATAAGAATAGGAACTAATCAAGTAGCTCAAGTTATTTGGAAATTACAGCTTGGAGGACTTGAACAGCTTAATGGATTAAGGTACATTTATCCTTCTCAATATCCTAAAGAAGTTTGGAATGTTTGGAGTACATCATGATTATTAAGAATTTAAACATCACAGCAAGCAGTTGGTTAGGCGAATACAACGCAGATTATTCATTAGAACAGCTAAATGAAAATATAGCGTATCCTTTGCAGGATATGGTTGAGGGATACTATAATGATATTCAAGTATTTTTCCGGCCGTATATTGTAGATGGGCATGTTGAGGTAGATTGCAGTGTACCTGATATTGATGCATTTACAATATATGCGAAAATTGACAATAGAAAAATAAAATCTTGTAAAGATTTAGAAAAATTAGTACCCGAATTATTCTTGCAGTTTGACGACAAATATACTAAGTTAACTAGTTATGATGAGGAATAACCTTTAATCATATCGTATGAACAGGATATGATACAAGGTATTGGAGAAGATAAAATGGACAACGAACTTTTATTTACACCGGCAGCTCTTCTTGACTTCTTATTACAAATAGACGAGTTAGCTAATTATGAAATCTCTGTACAAGAATCACCTAACGGAGTGCAAGTCCAGATAGGTGATTCTTCTTATGCAATTAGATTCTTAGATGCTGAACCTGTTGAAGTACCTAATGAAGTTGTAGAAGAAGTTGGCAATATAAACGAAGAAACATATCAAGAAATTGCTAATACAGATTATAATCAAGTAGATGATGAACCTGTAGAGGCAGGAATAATCAGCGAACTGATTAAAACATTAGCAGTAGGTGGCATGGTAAGATTAACAGGCAAGCTGCTTGGAAATGATATAAAGGGGAAGTAATCATGAAAAGAAGATTTACAAAATATCCTTCAAACTATGTAGGTGCTGCATCTGAAACATCTGGTGCGGCTATGCGTAGAAAGAAAAGAGAAGCTGAGCAAAAAGGCACAGAAGGCGCTGAACTTTTAGCTACCGATGGAGAATGGGAGCTGTGGACTCCTCATACATTTGAAGCTTCTGTTTATTTAGCAAACAAGGGCGGTAACAAAGCAATTTGGGATACAGCATACGAAGGTGGTGGATCTCATTACTTCGATATGTATACCGAAAAGGGTCCGCTTTATATATTTATCAACAAAGCAACAGGTGAAAAATACCAATCTCACCCCGCTACTAAGTCTTGGTTCTTTGATGCAAAAGATAGAAACTATGGTAGAGACGCACTTGAAGCATTCTGCTGCAAGCATCCAGCATTTGCAGAATTCTTTGATGTAAAATGCGACGAAGATATCGAAGGTTGCGGAGATATCAAAGCGTCTACCGGAGTAATAGCCTCTAGTTGTGATTACTTTATTGATAACGGAGCTGGTTTAGGTACACTCGGTGAAAAATTCACATTAGGTGAACTTAAAACAGAATATTATAGATTATGTGCAGAAGATGACCCTATTTGTGCAGAATATGGTTCATTTGAAGCGTGGCTTGATGATACACTGGATTCCGGTTTACTTACATGCTATAATGATTATGATACTATTGATGCTTGTGGTCCTGTTGAATCTTGTGGAGATATCAACGCATGTGGAGATACAAGATATGCAGCAGATATGAGCAATTGTATTAATTGTAGTGACGATGCAGTATATGAACTTGCTTCGAATCTTGTACATGATTACTTTGATTCATTCATTAAAGACGCAGAAAAGAATAATTTAGGTTTTATAGTAGATGACGATATATTTGTATATGCAGTAGACGAAGCAGTAAATACTGGTTCATTTTCAGAGTGTATTAACTTTGTAGTTGATGCAATTAACGCAGACCCCGATGATGATATTGACGGTATTGTAGATGATATGGTAGATGAATGTGTAACTACATTATATGATATGTCCGATATTATTAAATTGTTTAAGAAATACGATAAATTCAAAGATATGCCTGATTGGTATTTTGATTGATACTATTGATTATATACAAATGATATCTTATAATATGGTTGCTAAAAGAAATTTATAAGATATCTAAATAGCTGTACTGAGGATGTTCCTCTGTATTATATAAACACCGCCTATCTTATGAATTTCTTTTAGCATAGAATTCTATCCGGCGGTGTTTTATTTTAGGAGAACAAAATGAAAAGATATGTAAGAAATAAAGTTTACGCAGGAGTCTACATAGACAATTCAGGTAAACTTAAAATTAATTCCACTAAAGATAAAATGCACAGAGATTTGATTTTGTTTAATCAAAACACTTCTGGTAAACTTTGGGTTGGCAGCGTACCTATTATATATGGATATCAATATAATCTTAATTGTGACCAAAAGGATTATGTTAAATTTAGAAAATTAATAAAGCACCCAAATAGCATAGAACATTTAGACGAATTTATCGAGCGGGGTGTACTTCATATGGATCAATTTGTTCCATTAGATGAGTTTGACATCATAATAAGAATCAAACCTACATCCAGACCATCTATTTTAGATAACATTTTAGTTTGTTTACTAGACCATGTTAGTCATCATACAGTAACACTTGAACTAATAAAGCAAACATATGAACATGTTAAGTTTGATGCAGATCAGGCAATTAGAGATATGATAGCTGCAGGTTTTGATGAAGACTACGCGTATACACAGGTGGGCGATATGAATATTTTATTTGAAAATCTTAAAGCTAAAAATGAATTATTCCAGATGAAACGCTTTTTACCTAGAGTTCTAAGAGCAAATTTTTCAAATTACTTAAAGTTCGAGACTGAACAAGAAAAACAGCTATACATGGACTTACAGGGCAAAAATGTTCTCATATATGATGATTTTCTTACAAGTGGAGCAACATTAAAAGAAGCATCACGCTACTTAACAGCAATAAATCCTACAAATACATTAACTTGTTTTGTATTAATTCAACAAAATAACAAATAATCATATCTACAACTTAAATTAATGAGGTTAGTTGCATATAGTAACTAACCTTTTATATTGATATCCATTATGATATTATATTACGGAGGCGATATTAAATGGCTAAAAAAGCTACAGTAACATCAGCTATCGAAGAGCCTAAGAATACATCTTCTGTGCTCGGAACATTTACTGGTAAGTGTTGCGATGCAGCTGTGTTCAACAATAACTCAATGAAGCTTAATAGGGAGTTATTTGAGAAGTTACTTGATTCTGATGAATACAAGGACGCAATAGAGCATAGATATTATATCGGATTTTTAGGTCACCCAGAAGATCCCGGTTGCCAAAATTTCAAAGATGCATGTATTGTAATGACATCTATGGAAATAACTTCTGATGATGAAATACTCGGCACATTTGACTTAGTAGATACTCCTGTAGGTAGGATTGTTAAGTCATTTATCGATGCAGGTGTTGAATGGGGAATTTCAATCAGAGGCGCAGGCGATGTAGATAGTGAAGGTAATGTAGATCCTGATACATTCGTATTTAGAGGTTTCGACTTAGTTGCATTTCCTGCTTACGGTGACGCAGTTCCTGAATTCCAGCAAGTTGCAGCTTCATCTAACCTTGATGACCAAGTTAAGTTTAAGCGAGTTTGTGCTGCAATTGAAAAGAACATTAAAGAAGTTACTAGCCTTAATTCTATTGAAGCTATGCAGGAACAGTTTAATCCTGATTCAGACCAATATAAGAAGCTTGAAGCAAGGAAAGAAGATATTGGTGTAGGTACTGAAGATGAGTGCCCTGAATGTTCTGATGAAGATAAACAGGAAATACTCGCTAAGAAACTTCAAGCAGTAACAAATCTTTACATTGAAGAACACAATAAAAATAAAGAACTCGAATCTGCTTTAGCATCAACTCAATTACAATATGATAGAGAAATACAGAGCATCAAGAGAATAAAAGCAAGTCAAGATAAGTTAATGCAATCCAAGTTGGAAACTATTAAAGCATCAAATCAAAAATTATTAAAATCTAATCACGGATTAGTGCTCGCTAACAAGCAGTTATCTAACGATTTAGAAACATTAGAAGCGGAAAATTCTCAAATAGCTAAAGAATTAAACGCATCTAATAAAAATAACCTTATTTATAAACAGAAGATAGAGAGTTCCTCTACTGATATCCAAACTAAAGATACGCAGATTGCTGAATTGCGTGAAAAGCTTAACAAGACTGTTGTTGCAAGTACAAACGCAAGGAAAGAAGCATCAAACCGTGGTGAGCAACTGGAAAGCCTTAAGGAAGAGATATCAGCTTCTAATCAAGAGCTTGATGAAATGTTAACACGAATTCAAGCGATGGAAGAAACGATTCATGAATATCAGCAAGCATACGCTAATATTTATGCAAACGCAATAGGAATTCAAGCATCTGGTTTATCTGTTACTGCATCAACTTCTGTTAGCGATTTGGAAAACTTAATCAAATGCGCAACGAATACATCAAATATCGGAGCAATGCCGTCGTTCAGTGAAGAAGACGAAGAAGCATTTCTTCCATCCGATGTAACTAACAGTGGAAACGATTTAGCAGTACTTTAATTATTTTAAAGATATTAAACATTAGGAGACTAACATGGCTATTAAAAAGACAACTCGTAGAGTTACCCCTACTAGCATTACAGCTGCAAGAAGTCTTAATAGACCCGCAAGAATTGGTTATTCCGCACCTCGCAGCATCAATGCAGGCACATCAATCACATCTGCTTCTCGCAGATCCGCAAGACCTGTAAGCAGAACAGCTTCTTCTGTAGAGCTTACACAGCAGCAGAGAGTTTTCTGCAATCAGCTCATTGCAAACACACGTAAGCTTGCTCCTGTTATGGCAGCAACAAACACATCAAACATCATGGCTAAGCCTGAGTTCACAGAGCTCCTTCCTCTCTTCGTACAGAAGTTGCTCGTTCTCGATGTATTTGGTTCAGTAGCAATGAATTCTCGTCAGCAGATCATTCCTTACTTCAAGTTCATCGCAGAGAACACAAAGGGTGAGACAGCTGCAGGTACAATCCTCTCTTCTGCTTTCGTAAACAGACAGGGAATGGATCCGAACTTCACAGGTCGTGTAATTAAGAATGAGGCAGTTGCTAACAGCACACTCGTTTATACACCTATCCTTCCTGGTTCAGTTTCTATCTCCGATGGTACTAATGTATACATCGACGATGGTGCTGGTAACCTCATTAAGAAGTCTGATTCTTCTAGCGCAGGTACAATCAATTATGCTACTGGTGCAATTGGCACACTTGTAGGAACACTTTCTGCTTCTTATGAGTATGACAACGAGACAGTAGGTCCTGACCAGAATGGTCAGTATGGTGCTAAGATGGCTAAGGGCTATCTCCAGCTCGATGAGATCAACATGGTAGCAGAAGCACACGAGATCGCTTGCTACTGGTCAATCTATTCTGCATTCGCAGCTCAGCAGGAGTACGGTGCAAACATCGGCGAGATTTCTAAGGAAGCTGCTTTCTCTGAACTCACAGCAGAAATCAACAGCGCTTGCTTCAACGAACTCGCTCAGGCAGCTACATACAATCCTCAGTTCAACTGGGATGCATCTCTTGCATTCAACGGTGCTGTAATGCCTTCTGATTTCCTTAACCTCTTCAAGTTCAAGCTTGACGATGCAGCTAACGCAGTATACCAGGCAACAAACCTCACAAGACCTAACAGACTCATTGTTGGTACAAAGGTTGCTTCTCTCATTTCCAGACTTCCTGGTTTCTCTTCTGGTGCACCTGAGGAAACAGTTGGACCTTACAAGCTCGGTACACTTGATCAGTATGTTATCTACGTAGATCCTTACTATGATCCGAATACTTGGGTAATGTGCGCTAAGAGCAACGACATTAGACGTAACTCTGCACTTTACGGCGAATATATGCCTATGGTAAAGACAGACGATATCGGTCTTGCTAACGCTAGTGTACAATCCGGTTTTGCAACTATGTACGCAACCAAGATCGTCAATCCGGCAACAATTATTTCCGGTAAGGTTCTCGGCGCATTCTAATTCAATTAGAATTAACAGTGCCTTTACCTGACCAGTTTAGGTACTTTCAAAATTTCGATTTCACTTCAAAATTAGAGACCCTCGAGAAATCGAGGGTCTTTTTTATTTGTTAAAAATATTCTTAATAACGCAGAGTTTTCGAATATATCGTTTATTTTTGTTATAATTGATATTATAATATTAGTATAGGAGGCAATACATAATGAGTACACCCGGACCTAATGTTATTAAGATATGTAAGAAATGTGGTATAGAATATCATCCTAAATCCTGTAGGCAACAATGTTGCAACAGACCGATTAAAACACCTTGTGTTGTTTGCGGTAAATTAATGGATCAAATATGTACATTTGCTGCACAGAATGAGACTTGCAGTATTGAATGTCAAACTATTTTGATTAAGCAGAAAAGAGAGGCTTCAGCTAAGAAAATAACTAAGAAGTGCAAATGGTGCGGAAAAGAATTTAGCCCAAATTCTGTTAGAGACGTATATTGTTCTGGACCTCATTATGCTACTTGTGAAGCCTGCGGTAAGCAATTTGAAATAGATGTTAAAAAAGATATAAATAGAAAAACTTGTTCAAATGAATGCAGATACATAATAGCTCAACAAAATACAGATAGAGAAGCTGTTGTTAATCATATGAAGGAAAACCTTAAAGCTAAATACGGCGAAGGGGTTGAAAATCCTATGCAAGTTCCTGGAGTTATTGAAAAAATAAAAGAGACAAATAAAAAGAAATATGGAACTGAATGGTATACACAAACTCAATCATACCGAGATTCAGTTAAAACAACATGTTTAGAGAAGTACGGCGTTGAACATCATTTATCCGCAGGAGAAGTAATTGCAAAGAGAGCTGATACAGTTAAGAAAAAATATGGTGTTGATAACGTGTTTAAATGCGATGCGATTAAGAAACAATCTAAACAATCTTTGTTAGCAAAATATGGTGTTGAGTATCCGAGTCAGTCTCCAGAAATACACAAGAAGCAATATATAAATAGAAAAAATAATATTGCATCTGATGGTAAACTATTTGACAGTAGTTATGAACGGCAGTTTTACGATTTTTTGATACAATTAGGATATCAAGATATAATCCAAACACAAGTGCCTATCTCTTTTGAATATAACGGAAAATCTCATGTATTACTTATAGACTTTAAAGTAGGTGAGCTGCTATTTGAAGTTAAAGGATCGCATTTACTAGACGGTGTATATGATCATAAACAAGTAATCCCTATTGATATCAAGCTTGATGTGTATAGGAAGAATCATGTTATCATAATAACAGATAAAACTGATAAAGTAGATGATATATTTGGTAGACCTGATAGTTCTAAATCTAATGGATTTCGGTATCCAGAAAAATGTCAATATCCGCTTATAGGTATAGACATTGATTTATTTTCAGAACACCCCGAATTTCCATATGCTTCTGATAAGCCTAAATGTTTCTATAATGTACAAGTAGACGGAAATACAAGTACTTATGACGCCTTCTATGACCCTAAGATTCGATGGAAAATGATTATCAACAGAATAGAATATGTTGGCGGATTTATAGATAATAAGCAAATATTGACTGCAATGAATGTTACTCGAACAAGTAAGCAACCTTCCTGGTTTTCTACAGAATACGCAGTTAATTTAATTCAAAAATATTGTACTTCTAATATAATCGTAGACCCATTCGCAGGTTGGGGAGCAAGATGTGATGCTTCCAGATATTTAGGTAAACAATATATCGGAGTAGATTTGAATTCAGAATTAGTAGATTGGCATAAATCTCTAGGGCGACCGATTGAATTAGGTGATGCTAAAGAATTTAAATATGATAAAGAATGTTCAGTGTTTATTTGTCCTCCATATGGTGATAGAGAAATCTATTTTGAAGGGCAAGATACAGAATTATCCGAATGTCAATGGTTAAGTATAGTAATGAAAAATGTACCTAATGCAAGCGAATATGTAATGGTATGTAAGCAAGTGGACTCAGGTTGGGAAAAATACATAGTTGAAACGAAAGAAAACAAAAGTCATCTAGGGAAGAATATTGAATATGTTTTACTTGTCCGCAAATAAAATTTAGATTTCACTTCAAAAATTCAGGGCTTCCGGGAAATCGGGAGCCCTTTTTATTTTGGTATTCTATATTTAAATTTACTACGATATATACTATAATAATGATCAATATATAATCGTTATTTAATTTAGGAGGATATTATTATGTTATATCATAAGATATGTGAAAAATGTAATTTACCTTTTGATACTACTAATTATAGAAAACGATTTTGTGATAGAGAGCATTATAGTATATGTAAGGTATGCGGTAGCAATTATTTGCTTACTAATGATCAGTTGATTAATCCTAATCAAAAATGTACATGTTCTAAGAAATGTGCTGCACAATTACGTAAGCAGACTAATTTAGACAAATATGGTGCAGAAAATCCTATGCAAGCAGAATCTGTTAAAGCAAAAGCAATAGACACTAATATGAAGAAATATGGGGTCGCTAATCCTATGCAGTCTGAAGAGATAAGGAGACGATGGGAGGATAATAATGAAAAGCGCACAGGATACAGGCATCATTGGGCTAATCCAGAAGTAATTGCTAAAAGCGAATCTACTTGGGAACTTAATTATGGCGAGAATATTAAACGACCACTTCAATCTGATAAAGTTAAACAACGTGCGATAGCTACATGTCTAGACAAATACAGTGCAGAAAATCCTATGCAGAATCTAGATATTAAATCTAAAGCGCAGAATACTAATCTTATTCGATATGGAAGTAAGAATGTAATGGCTAATGACGAGATTAGGAAAAGACAACAGAATACTATGTTAATTCGATATGGTGTTCCGTTTCATTCTCAGACTGATGCACACATATTATCAGTTATGCTGAATCCATCAAGGTTATCGTTCTATCGTGAATTTCAAAGAGATCCTAAAGCGTTTATCCACAAGTACTTCAAAGAAAAACCTAGTTTAGATGAACTATATGAAATAACTGGTGTAGGTCATGAAGCTGTTACTAATACTTTAGCTAAGTTTGATTGCAGAGACGAAGTAGCTTTTGTATATTCTACTATGGAAAGAGAAGTTATACACACGCTAAGAAATATAGATTCTAGCATAGTAATAGAAACAAATACTCATAAGATTATAACTCCATATGAAATAGACATCTATTTACCTGAATATAAGATAGGCATTGAATGTAATCCGACTTCAACTCATAATTCTTCTATAGCTCTGTTTAATATAGATGACAAAAATGAACCTACTCCTAAAGGTTATCATAAAATGAAATCAGATTTAGCTGAGCAGAACGGGATATTTTTATTTCATATTTTTGGTTATGAGTGGAAGTATAAGCAAGAGATAATTATATCTATGTTGCAAAATCTTATTGGTAAGAATGAGAATAAGATATATGCGAGAAATACTGTGATTCGAGAAGTAGATAGTGTTACTGCAGTGCAGTTTCTTAATGCTAATCATCGCCAGGGCAGAGTATTTTCTCCGATTAGATTAGGTTTATATACTAAAGATACTAACGAATTAGTTTCTTTGATGACTTTCGGCAAGTTAAGGAGGACTATGGGCACTAATAAAGAAGTAGGCGAAAATGTTTGGGAGTTAACTAGATTCTGCAACAAGATTAATACATCAGTAGTCGGCGGAGCAAGCAAGTTATTTAAGTATTTTGTAGATAATTATCAGCCAGAAGAAATTCGCTCATTTTCTGATAGAGCTCATACTAGAGGTAATCTTTATTCTACTTTAGGATTTACTGAATTAAGACGAAGTGGAGAAAGTTATGTCTGGATAGATCTAAAAACAGACAGAGCATTTCACAGAATTCATGCACAGAAGCATAACATAAAGAGATTCTTAAATGATTATGATATAGATTTAAATAAAACAGAATTCCAGATAATGGAAGAACATGGATTTGTTTCATTATTTGATAGCGGAACAATAACTTGGCAATGGAAGCCTGATAACCTTTTATGTATATAGCGAAACTTATTTTTGATAGGTAAAATACAGTATATGAAGATATACATAAAGAGCACCATATCAAATACTAGGAATTATGATCGTGTAAGGGCATCAAAAGTTACACGAGATTTTGTTATTTCTTTTTTCAATAAAAATAGCGTTGTTCTTTCTAGAAGCCAAATAAATGATATTGTATCCGGAATTCTTATGTGGAAAAATAAGAATGGCCTTTGTTATCATCATGTAGATTTAAACCCCAGACATAATGAAATCTTAAACAATATTGTATTAATAACTAGCAGTGCTCACGGATATATTCATATACCTTCAGTTGAGTTGAAATTATATAGAAGATATCATCTAGTAATTCCAGGATATATTCAAGGTCCTAAAGCAGAAGAACTAGAATTAAAAATGTATAATAACTTATTTGATGAACTTGGTGGATCCGCTAAATACTGTGTTTTGCAATTAGTTGAACCACTATTAAACTACGTATCTAATAATCCTTCATTTGATGCTAATGATATCTTAAATTATTTATCGGGGTGTAATATCATATGGATAGATAAACATATTATTGCAGATATTGTAAACAGCGTTGATTACAATAACACTGAAAATGTGAATTACGTAGATGAAGTAACGGGAGCTGAAATTTCTAATTTAATTGTATCCAAGTATGCAAATTCCGAAGATAAGTTTACACAGACTACAATACCATGCATATTAGATTTTATAAATTCTAATATGATGACACGAGAAGAAATTCTTAAATATTGCATCGAGTTAGACAACTAACAATTTATTTTTTTCATTAAATGATTAACAAACGGCCTCATTAACTTGAGGCCATTATTATGTCCGATAAACCTTTTTTAATAGTAACATATATTTTATTAATGGAGAATTACTGTGAAAATATATTGTAGGACTGCGGATATGGAAAACAGCAACGACCGCAAGCTGATTGCAGATTTTGAAGAACAAGTTGCGCATTATTCTGATGTAGTAACGCTTAAAATAGATAATGTTTATGATGCACATTCTGATGAATGCGATTTTGTTGTACATCCTGAAATTGGCTCAATTAATGTTCCCGGATTTACATTTACATTTGATGAAGATAATATGCATTGGTTTGCAACTTATGATAAATCAGGGCTTTCATTAGAAGTTCATTGGGTTTATATTAATCATTTAGATTATAGTATTGCTAACGGATTTGAGCTTTCTAATGATTTTGTCAGATGTATTTCAAAACAAGAAGAAGACATACAAGAAGTTTGTAGTAAGTTGAGAAATTTTAATTCGTATAAGAAATATCTCAGCAGAATTAAATCCGCAGTAGAGTCTAAGATTGATAATATATCTTTAGATGTAGAAACTTGCAATGAAAATCCTGCAAATGTACCTGCAGCAGATTTTCAATTATACATAAACGGCAATCTATATAGAGATGGTAGAGGAAGATCAATATTTCCACTCACAGAGTCAATATATGATACAGATATAGCTTTTATAGTTAAAACTGTATCTAGATATGTTAATAAATATAAGAAAAATCCTGTAACAATGCGGTCAATGAGGGAGATGTATTCTATAGCTCCTAATGAAATTAAGAGCATTGCTAGTAGTTATAGATGGTGGATATGCAATGAGAAATGCGGCGGAGCTAATACTTTAGACGACGCACTAGAATACGTTCTCAAAAGAACATTCAATAATTCTCGCTGTTGGTTTCACAATGACGAAAAAACTCCACAAGATTTAAACATATTATTTAATTACGCAAAAGAAAATAATTTGTCAGTATCTGATTTCATAAAATTCTGTAGAGGATAATATAATGAAGCGATATATAAAAGCAGTTGATATAACAGATGATTTTGTTACGCAGTTAAGACAAGCAATAAATTATTTGTTTAAATACACCTGCGATAAATATGGATTTGATTTGAGTAAAATCAGGATAGAAACGATCAAATTAGCAGAAAACTCCGTTAGAGTTTATTTCAGATATGAAAATAATTTATTAGATATTAGCCTTAAGATACCATTTGATGAGTCTGTTACGCTCGAAGAAAATTTATGGGCAAACTGGATGATTGACGGTAAAAGTGATTATTATCCTGAAATGATAAAGGAGTTAATTGAGCATTCAGCACAGTTTAGCACGTATAGAGATAACATAATTTCTGCATACAATAGTATTGTAGAAATATTAAATAATTCTGAATTACTTGAATATTCGTTACAATTATCAACTCATTATAAAAATCGTGCTATAATATCTGGATTAGATGAGTTAAACGAATTCCTTGAGAGTACTGTACTTAGGCAAGGTAGTTTCATTAATTTTAAAGTAGATCCTATAAGAATAAAATATTATCCTAACAGATTTTCAATAACTTTCGAAGACCCCGGCAATGGCCTTAATAGCCTTATCATTAAAGATAGTAAACATAATAACACAATTCAAATAAGTAGATGGCGATTATGCGATATTGGAACCAGCTTTGCATATGGTAACAAATTTAATGCTTCTGCATTCGAGAACAAGGTAAAAATTTACGAAGAAGATTTCAAAGAATACTTGTCAAGATTGATACATCTAAACGCATACAACAAACGTATCGCAGAATTTATAGCTAAAGCAGAAAAAGCTATCCCCGGTATTGAAATAGATTATCAATCAAATTATAACAACATTATATCACCGGAGTTCAAATATCAAATTTCATATCCCTCATTGTTTGGTTCATTAGATAGACAAATTGATGATATATTCATTGATGACTTGGATAAGGTGATTAAAAATCTAAAGGCAACTGTAGCAAGGTATAAGAAGTCAGCAAAATAGTTCGATATAGTGAGGAAGATTAAATGAAAATATACGCAGCAAAGAAATTAACAGTAGATAAAGAATCATTAAAGCGTTCTATATTCTATTTATTTAATTATGTTTCTGAACAACTTAATCTAGAACCTGGTCAACTCAAGATAAAGAAAATGGAACTCTATAGAGGAGGACATGGAAGTCGAGTATACTATGTATTAGATATATATTATAAGATAAACGATATACTAGATAAGCTATCAATAGAGGATGTTCCGATGAATCAAGAAATCCCTGAAGATTTTTGGATAGATTATAAGAGATATCCTTGGTATAAAATATCTTTTAGCCAGGAATTTATGGAAACTATTGAAGATGAAGTTACTATAGATATAAATAAACTAAACGACGCATTTGAAGAGTTTAAACAAGTTATTAATACAAATTCAAATCAGATAATGTATTCATTTAGTCAAAGCGAAACTTATCTTAGTGAATGCCTTGACCGAGAATATAGTAATGGTATATGGGCGTTTAGAGCAAATGTATTTGGTATCAATAATCCAAATTTCAAATGCAAGAAATGCAGTTGGTACACGTGGGAAATAACTAAAATTGATACTGGAAAATCTATAAAGGTTCAATTAAATTTTAATAATATATTTATTCACTATAATGTTATTAGTGGCCAATTTGTTGACGACAATGGAAACACAATAAATAATATATCAGAACACTTAGAAAGTCGAATAGACGAAAATGAGAGCAAAATACAAGAGGAGTTAAACAAATTCAGATATCAAAAAATGTATTATAGAAAGGTATCTGAAATTGATGAATATATAAATAGTCAATTAATTGACGGGGCTGTATTTGTTGTAATGTCAGATATAGAAAAAATGCCAAATTTGTTATATGACGCAACACATGATGGCGCATCATTATGTAAATCAGATTACGGTGAAATAGAAGATGTTTTAACTGTCGATAAAGAAGAGCTAGATAAAGTTGTTAAAAGAATAAATACTTGGGTCAAGGGCAGAACATCTAGAAGTAAAAATAAAACTGCACAGGATGAAGAACGCGTAATCTACGAAGATTTAGACGAATAACCTTTTATCATATAAATGAAAGCACAGGAGTTTTTGATATGCCTGAATACATAAAAGCAGCATTTGATAATGAAATTCCGTTTTGGTTAAGAAAAGATAAAGAAGCTCTCAGAGCACTTAATCGAAACGGGATAGATTTAAAGAAAGCAGAATATAGCATAAATAAAACAGGAAAAGCTGCAGACGATTTTGCAGTTTACTGTTTACAGCCTTATGAAGGGCATAGTAAATTAATAGTATGGATTCCGGGAATATATAATGACGATGAATATCTTGATGATCCGTATGATGATAAATATAAAGCAATCAAGTACATATCAAAGAAAAATCTCCCTATTAGAGATGTAGTATACATTAATAAGAAATCGAATGCAAAGGAATGGAGAGATAAGTATAGAGATCCTAGATATACGTATCCAGATAATCGTCATGGTAGATATGCTGGTCAGTACTATACGCCCCCTAGAACAAACTGGCGTGGGGAAGAAACTCCCGGAGAATGGAGTGAAACTGGAGAAAGGGTAAGATATGGAGAATATCGAGATAAATCTGGATATATTATTCCTGACCCTAAAGATAAACTTCTCGAATTTTATTCTTCAGACAAGGGCTATACAAGAATCAAAAAGAGACTTGAACAGGTTTATGCGGACCTAATTCAACTCCGCAAAGATTTATTTGACGTGGATTTTATGTCATTTGGGGAATACGAAGGTAGCACAGATTATATGAACATGTTGAATAGATTTGGCGATGTTTGTAGAGATTATAGATTGTGTATTAAGCGGTTGCAGGAATTTGAAAATCTTCCTGACACTGAGAAACAATACGGGCGATATTCTATTGAAAGCGTATTTGATGACTTAAGAAGCATGCTTGATGATATCAAGAGAATACGCAAAGCAATAGAATCAGGTAGATATTAATATAAAGAGGAGTAACTATATATGAAATTTGATTTTTCACCTTATACAGGAATTAAAGCATCTGAAAAAGAAGCATCAAAAGATCCTCAGGAGAGGGTTGAAGATCAGTGCGATGCCATCGAAGCAGATTTTGATTTTGCGTTAGCAGGTATTGAAAAGTTAGCTAGAGATGGTGAGTATGAAGCTGCAAGCGATGCTGCAAACAAAATTCACGCAGTATTAAACGAAGTTATCGCAGATATTGGAGATAACTTTACAAATGCTCAAGGGGTATAACAAATGAAACTTTATATCTATGCTGAGAGAGATTTACATGATAGTAAGCCTCATATATTTTATAGTGAGGATTTCAGTGATAACGACATCGGCAATTGTTATGAAGTACTGAAGACATTCTTTGTAGATTGGCTTAATGAAAATGACAATCCTTTCTTGGATGACGAAATGGATCACTTTGTACGTCGTGTAGACGGAAAACCTGCTATTGTAATTCCTAAAGGTGATATTATCACTATAACAGATATTGATAATGGCGCTTTTGAGTTTGAAGTTCCATTTAACTACGAATCAGATACTTTTAGGTTTTGGGTAGGCGATAAATATGATACTCCGATGTATTTAAGATGCACTGAAAGTGAATTAGTTGCTTGTGATATAACTGCTAATGAATCTTTAGATACTTGTGACAAGTATCAAGTTAGACATTTCGCTGGCGAAGGATGCGGACTCTTGGATTATTTCTCTTCAGATAATTGGAGTGATATTGAAGAAAAAGCACATGAAATGATTTCCAAAGGCGGATACATAGAATTAGCTAACACTGAAAGCGGAATCATGCTATTGATGTCTCATGATAATTACTTTGATGAGTTTGAAGGTGAATTTCCTATTAAAGAAGAGTGGATGTATTAAATGAAGGTCTACGTTAAATCGGCATTAGACAACTCAAACATTCCTGATGAAAATAAGAACGGTGACTGCTTCAAAGTTGCGTTTGAAGCGTTAACACGAAATCATAACACAGGTTATTTAGTACATGGAGTTGTAACTGGTAGAGGTGCTATTGAAGGATTACAATATGCACATGCTTGGGTAGAAGATGCTGGTGAAGTATTTGATAATACACTTCCTGATGGATTAAAACAACTTCCAAAAGAAGTATACTATGGATTAGCTAATGTTGTATTGACACGTAAATATAATTTTAAACAAGCATTAGAAAATGCAGTTAGTACTGAAACATATGGACCTTGGGATAATGTATTTGATAATTATTATTAAGGAATTCGCATGAAAATATTTCTAAACAACTCTCCAGACAACACACTTTACGATGATATAGCTGAATCATTATATGATTTAGGTTCAGTTGAATTTAGAGATTATTATAAGATACACGTAAATTTTGTAAATGATGAATGGATAATCAATTGCGACCCAAAATCAAGCGAACTTCCTTCGTTAAAATTAACAACTATCGTTAATGAACATAATGGTGTAGAAGTATTAAGGGTTGAACCTGATGAAATTGCTAAGTTTCCCAAATCAATTAGTTTCAACGACTATAATTCTTGTCTCGATACTGCAAATAAATATATAAATCTTATGGACTTTTTATCCGCATTATATGATTTTGAATACGAATTATAACAAACGGGAGGATATTTCATGTTAACTCCAGAAGAATTAAGCATAATTGAAGAAAACGCAGTAGATAATTATTTAGAAGATATCAGCAATAACGACAGCGATTTTTCTGATGAAGAATTAAGAGGAGATATTCCTAATTGGTATGATGCAGATAGTTATCGCCTTGCAGCTGCAAAGTGCATACTTCCTGGAGAAGTAATTCAGCAATGGTTATACGAATCTGATTTCGTAGACATGTACCTCAAAACTAAAGATGCTAGATCTATTTCAGAATGCATTCTTGATTCAGATAAAGAAGATCCAGATACATTTTATCAAGCTTGCATAGATGTATGCGATGATGCTAAAAACTATTGGTTCAATACGTATTATCCCGATAAATGCGATGAATATTTTGATAAAAATGCAGAGCCTATAGATGATAGCGAATACTATAGTGACAGCTATTACGATTAATCATATCAAAATAAAATAACCTTATTTAATTTTAGGAAGTGAAATTTGTAAATTCTCGACTGGTCATCGAGAGAAAACAAATTTATATCTATATTAAGGAGGCAAACAGTTATGGCAACTATTACCATTACTTATGTAAAGCCTGTTGACGCCACAGCAGTTCCTGCATCTCAGATTTGTGCTACTTTCGTTCCTACGAATGCAGCAGCTGACAACACAGTATTTGACAATACTTACTACGATACAAACGTAGCAGGTTATGGCGATGCTCTCAGCCTTGACGCATTCTTCGCAGCTCAGGTTGCACATCCTGGTCTTATTGCTGCTCTTAGAGCTGCAATTCGTGCTGGTTCCTATGATTGGGACGCAACAGCTGAAGATGTTCAGTATGTAGGCGAGATTGCTCCGGCACTTGCTGAGCAGGGCTTCACATTTGGCGGATCTGGATCTTAATCTTTTTCAAGAATAAGGTAGCGTTTAACTTATGACAATGCAAGAGATAGTACAGCAAGTAAGCTTCATGCTCGGAATGCCTGCAGTGGATAATACCGAACAATTGCAAGTTGAACAAGCTGTTTTAATCGCATTTCGTGAATTAAAACGCTACATGAAGACACCAGTAGACATAACAATTCCTTTCGAGAAAAGAGTTGATCTCGTCAAGTTAGGAATTAAAACAAAAAAGGTATTAAACGTACAAGCTGCGTATCCTCGTGTAGGTCTCGTAATGAGTTCTATAGATAGCGGAAACGTATTTCAAGTAGCTGCAGCTGTTAATACATATTCTGCCATAGGTCAAACTTCAGCATTGAATATTGATCCAATTATGACAGAGATGGCAATGGCTCAGGTTAGAAATACATTATCTACTGACTTCCAGTGGAAGCACGATGTAGACAACGAAGTAGTTTATATAACTCATCGAGAACCTATACCTACTCAAGTAACAATAACTTATGTTCCTGATTATCAGGATGTAAGCGAAATAAAAAGTGATACTTGGATAGACTACCTAATAAGAATGTCTGAAGCAAATATGAAAAAGGCATTAGGGAGAACTCGTAGTAAATACACAATACAAGGATCTAATGTATCGCTAGATGGTGACACTTTATTATCTGAAGCAAATGCTGAATTAGAGACAATAAGGACAGAACTTGAAGCGAGAAAGAACAAATTAGTAGCACTTAATTAATTAAGGAGAAATGATATGAAATTTACAAAGACAGTTCGCGCAAGCAAGAAGGTAGAGCCTTCAACAAAGCGTCCTATCCGCGCAAATCGTAGAGTGATCCGTTCTGACGAGGAAATTGAAGACATCGAAGATATCGATGTACCCGTTGACGAAGAGATCATTGATGAAGAGCCTGTTCAGGAAGAGCTTCTTTTCGAGGTTGGTGACGTTGCAGAAGTTATCGCTGAAGTTACAGGTGAGCCTGTTGACTATACAGTAGACGATGAGACAGCAGAAGTTACATTCTCTTATGGTGAGGATGAAATCACTGTTACCCCTGAGGGAACAGAGGAAGTTGTTGAAGATTCTACAAGAATCAGCAAAGCTGCAAAGAAGATCGCTGCTGCTAAGAAGGTAGCTGCTCCTCGCAAGCTTCGCAGATAATTTTTTAAAAGTTATCTAAATGCATAACAATCAGCCTCACAGGTAATTAGCAATAATCGCCTGTGAGGTTATTTACTTTAAATTTAGGGAGAAAGCATAATGGCTGATAACAATTTATTAAATATAGGAAAAGTAAAATCTATAATTGATAAATTATTCAAGAGTATGTATAGTATTCTTGATGGCTATTCTGTAAAAGACGGGGAAGTAGAAGCTAAACAGGGTCAATTAACGTCTCATGTCGAGATGGAACCTAATTTAGTTATTGATTTAACTGCGACAAATATAGGATACGTTTTTAGAGATATAATAAAAGCAATCAACGAATTATCTGATTTAGACTTTTATACTAGAAATAATAAAGCAAAAGAGATAGTAGAAAAGCTTGTTGGAGTTGAATTAAAAACAAATGATGAAAATCAATATGTCGGTAATGACATATCACTTGAAACAGCTAAGAAGAATAAATCAGGAATGCTCGGAATTGATATAGACGCATTTGACCTTAATTCAGGAAATGCAGCATTTCAAGATTGGATGGGGATAGCATTTAATGTACTTAAATACACGTTAGATTGCGAAGCAGATGGATTTGACCACGGCAAAGTTGCAGATGTTTCATTACAAGAAGCTGCTAATTGGATTTTCAAGTATGTTGATATAATCCGTGGAAAATCAAACAATAGCAAGCAGTTGTCTCATGAAGAAAAAGGCAAAATTTCTAAAAACGCAGATTTAGTAGGCTTTTCTTTAGTTAAGCCGATACTTATACAGATACAAAGCGAATTAAGAAAATTGTATCAACAAAGACTGAATGAAGAATTATCATTAGATAAAAACATTCCTCAGAATGAAGAAAATGTCGAAGATACATCTGGAGAAAATACAGAAGATACATCTGGAGATGTTTTTGAAAATAAAGAACAAGAAAGCGGTGGTAATGTGACTACAAGTAAACAGATCAAAATTAAACTTAAAAAGATCGAAGGTTCTATTGATTTAATTGGTCTTGAATCTAATTACGAACCTGCAGCTACATTAGCTGATATAGACGACATCGTTAATCAAGATGAATTTATTGACGCATTAAGCGATGAAGTTGAAACATATACAATTGATGTAGACGAAGACGGATATGATATTGAACAGTGCGAAACTTGCGAAATTGATCCTTGCCAAAGCTTAAACTCAGTAATGAACACAGCAATAATAATGTATCGCAACCTCTATATCCTGCATTGGATGGCAAAGGGCAACGATATGATGAAGTTACATCTTTTAACAGAAGAACTTTATAGCAAACTTATTCAAGAGATTGATACATTAGGCGAACTTTTAGTAGAGAAATGCGGAACTGTTCAGAATTTAGATTTTGAATGGACACCAATCGCAGTAAGGAATTATGAGTTCCAAGAATCGTTATTTATACTGAAGGATTTCATTCAGAATTATATTGACACAATTGATTACGCTTATCCTAACCAGGCAAGTGATGTTCAGAGTACGCTTGATGAGTGGCTTAGGTATTGGAACAAGCAAATGAATTATTTTATTAAGAATCAAGAAGAGCAATGAAACTTTACAAACGAACAAGAAATACTAATAAGCCTGTTATGAATGCTTCTCAACAAAGGGGCTATGACAAGGCTATGCCTTACATTAAAAAGTATGCAAAGGCTATGAAGGTGCTTGGTAGATGATTTCTTTTGACGAGCTTGTAGGTGTAAATATTGCTGTATGTACCGTTGCTGGAGAGCAATCAGTGGTTATAAATGAGAATAATAAGCCGATTTTGTAAATAATCATATAACATTATAAATATTATTGCTTGATTTTTTTATATTTTTAAATTTCTAAATAAATTACTTTATTTTTATTTAGAATTATACTATAATCATAATATCAAATCTACAAGAGAGGAGGTAATGTAATGGAGTTAGTTACTTGGAAATGTAAACTTAAGAATTTGACTGCTCAAGAATATCAATATCTTCGAGAGATGTGTTATCTTAGCAAGAATGTCTACAATGAAGCCGTATATAATATTCGTCAGCATTATTTTGCTGAAGGTACATATCTTCGCTACGAAGCTAATTTTGGTCAGATGAAATTTTCTGAAAATTATATCAATCTAGGATCTAATGTATCTCAAGCTACGATGCGTAAAGCAGATCAATCTTTTAAGTCATTCTTTGGGTTGCTTAAGAAGTCGAAACAAGGAATATATGAAAACTGGAAAATTCGGCTACCCCATTATCTGAAGAAAGATCCATTTTATCCTGTTGAGTTTATTCATGCAGGAGAAGCTGATTTATCTAAAGGTAAGTTTAAGATTCCAAAATCTAAGTATCTTAGAGATAAATATCCTGGATTGAAATTGTATATAACAATTCCAGAATACATTCGAGACAAGAAGGTACATACGATTTCTATTGTTCCTAAATACAATGGAAGATACTTCGAAACAAGAATTGTATTTGAAAAAGAAGATACATCACTTGAATTAGATTCCAAAAATGCACTTGCAGTTGATCTAGGTGTAAATAATTTTGCAACTTGTGTGACTTCTAGTGGAAATTCTTTCATAATTGATGGTAAAGAAGTAAAATCAATCAATCAATGGTATAACAAAGAAAATGCCAGACTTCAATCTGTGAAAGATAAGCAGAAGATTAAAGGCTATACAAAGAAACAATATCTGATATCAGGCAAGCGAGATCGACGGATTCAAGATTTCATTTACAGTTCCACGAAGTATATTGTGAAGTATTGTATCGACAATGATATCGGCAATCTGGTAGTTGGTTATAATGATGGATTTCAAGATAAAGTTAATCTTGGCAAGGTTAATAATCAACAGTTTGTACTGCTACCTTATGGAAAATTCAAGACTCGCCTCGAATATCTTTGCAATTTGTATGGTATTAATTATGTGGAACAAGAAGAAAGCTACACATCTAAAGCAAGTTTCTGGGATCAAGATGAAATGCCTAAATGGAATCCTTTAAATCCGAAACAAGGAGAATTTTCAGGTAAGCGGATCAAGCGTGGGCTGTATCAAACAAAATCAGGTAAGTTGCTCAATGCTGATGTTAACGGGGCATTAAATATTCTAAGAAAAAGTAAAGTTGTGAGTCTTGAGACTCTATACCGTAGGGGCGAAGTCCTAACGCCTACAAGAATAAGGCTTGCCTAAGGAATTAGGTGGAAACTTAAATAGCAAACTTCTCCATAAAAAGAATTATATAAAATTCGATATAGATTTTTTATATTTATATATGATTTTATATAAAACTTATAGGATCTACTATCTGCATTAAGTGTTCAACAATGGTACGAAGATGATAGATTGTTAGCAAGTGCATTAATAAGGTCTATCACAATAGGTCACGGCTTTCAAGATGGTAATAAACGAACCGCAGCTATTGTAGGTGCGATTATTTGTGATTATACTTGTAGCGAAGATACTATGATTGATTGCATCTTAGATATCGCAAAAGGAAACTTGCGAGATGTAGAAGAGATTGCGAATATTTTGTATAGTTGAGATATTGAAAGTAGGAAATTAAACATGAAACGCTACATAAAATCTTCAATAAAACCAATAGATGCCATACCCGAGAATCCAAATATAAAGTCACGGGATTTGACACCTAAGAATTATAGCCAAAAAATTTATGATGATTTAAAAGAGGCATATGATAAACATATTGCCGTTTTTGAATTTGAGGGCGATTATAACTACAATAACTTTACAACTTATGCACATGAGCCTATTAAAAGACTTACTCAGGAACTTATAGTGCCTGGAGTTGAGAAGGCAATAAAAGAAAAGTTTATGAAAGATATGCATAAGGATATAAGCTATTTACCTAATGACCTTATTAAGTTAAATTTGGTAGATGGTTATGGTTCTTTTATAACAATAGTTACTATTCGTGGTGAAGATAGAAAACATGTTTATGGTAAAATAAATTTCAATTATGCCGAAGAACTTAAAACCCGTTGCATAAGGAGAATTAAATTGCATTTGCAAGAACGACAATTTGAAAGAAACGCAGAACGTAGAAGGCGTAGTAAACTAGGAGGAATATAAATGTATATCTTAGCCTATGTAAAAGCATTTTCAGATGAAGCTTGTATCAATATTGTAGTAGGAAACGAAGATAAGATTATCAAGACACTTTGCAAGTTGATTGGATTAAAAGCAAGGGATTATAGAAATTTAAAAGAACTTAGTGAGTTCTTATATGATGACGCTGATTATGAATGCGAAGGTGGAGAAATGTACACTGTAGCAGATGATAAAGGCAAAGTTATCATTGAACTAGGTTAAAATGTCACTGACACAAAATCCAACATATCAACAGTTAATAGAGACCCGAGGGCCTTATTTAGCTGTGTTGGATATAGCTCAAGTAACAAGAGAAATTGAAGACTCTTTAGAAAGTAGAATAACAACTTCATCTGCACTAGATTTTGCAGCAAGAGGGCTTGTACCTGATCCTAAGGATTATCCAGACCATAGGTTAGATAGAGTTAAAGAATATTTAACATACGTCGATGACATAGAAATCAAATCCGCTGTAATATCTTCATATGAAGAGTCATTAAAAAAGTATCACCTTATTTATCTATATAACAATGTGGATGATGAACATCGTCGTTCAAGAATAAGAATAATATTAAATATATTGTGGGATAGTAGACCTCACAAGAAAGGTTGATAAAATGACATATAAAGAACTTATAAGCAAATCTGAAGAAGGTACATTAGTATTGGCAAAACTTTCCTATAACATTATTCAGAATTTAGGTTTTGATTTAGGCTATGACGCAGATTTTGATTTACGTGGTTGGGATATTGACAGCTGGATGGAAAATACGTTCGATTTTTCACTTAGTGAAGATGAATATTATGATTTATACATGTTAGATTCATATATTGATGGATTTTCTGCTGATGCATATTTTGGAGATAAAGAAGTAGTTAGCTATACAGTAGGTCATTCCACATATGATTATGATGAAATAGCATTATTAGTTAAACTTAGTTAAATTATAAAGGAGAAATTATCATGGCAACAAAGAAAAAGACAGAAGTTACTGAAGCTAAAGTTCAATCCGAAGCTACAGTAGATAAGCCGAAGACAACAAAAAAGACATCAACTAAGAAAGCGTCTTCTAAGAAGGAAGAACCTGTAGTTGAAGAAACTATTGAGCCTGTAGAGGAAGTTAAAGAGCCTGTAGCTGAGCCCGTAGTTGTAGCAGAGGTTGAAGTAGTTGGTACAAAGGTAGCTGAAGTTAAGGAAGAGCCCAAGAAAGTTGAACCTAAGAAGGAAAAAGTTGAAGCTCCGCAATCATTCCTTATTCAAGTAGTTGGAAATGCTGGAGTATATAGCTTCAAAGGACCTGGATTTGAGTTCGCAAGGAACAAAGTATTCGCTAAAAATTCTAAGTTAACTGTTGTTGAAGTAAAAGGTAACTGGGGAAAAGTTTCCGAAGGTAATTGGATACTTCTTGGCGGTAGCATAGATAAAATATAAATCCATTTGAATCTTTCAAATAGATTATCTCCTTTAGCGATCAGGTTAATATCTGGTCGCTATTTTTAAGAATCGTTATAGTAATCAGCAAAACTATAAAGGAGATTACTATAATGGCTACAGAAACATTTGGATCAATTTTAAGAAGACTTATGAAGGAAAAGAAAATAACACATAAGGCTTTGAGTCAGTTAGCGGGAGTACATAGAACAACAATAACTGATTATGTTAATGAAAGGAGATTACCTCCAGAAGAAACATTTCGTAGAATTCATCAAGCTATTCCCGATAAGGAACTGTACGATGCTTATTTTGAAGCAGTAAGCCCTAAAGAAAGGGCTAACAAACCTCTTATTCCTAATAAGGAAACAAACAATGACACATACAATTTCTACAAGGCTGCAAAAGAAAACACTAATGATGTTCAGGAGTTTATTAAAAATCTTGCATCAAAGGCAGCTAAATCTGTAAATGTTGAGGCTCCTTCTAAGAAAGAAGAAACAAAGAAGTCTCCTAAGAACACTATTAATCCAGCTATCGCTAAAGAAAGAATGTATATTGCACACGCATTGTTATATATAACTACATTCTTTGAAGAGAATGAAGAACTTACTGCACTCGCACCTACAGATTACTTAGCATATAAGCAGTTATTTGAAAAATATTCAAGTTACTTAAATATTGACCCTTATATGTAAGTAATCACTAAAATTAAGGAGATACTTAAATGTTTTATCTTGAAACAAAAGATGGAGATAGATTTTTCACAGATAAGGATTCTAGTGATAAAGTAGAATTTGAAAAGATTGTTGAAGCTAAAATGGGCAAAGATTCTGCGGATCTTTACAACAGTATTGTTCAAGAATTTTCAGATGATGCGGAAGCATTAATTGCTAACTACAACTATAAACTTAAAGAAATACTAGATGAATTTGATAGTGCCTTATGCAATCCGTCTATAAGTAAAGATGAGATGGAATCAATTTTATCTGATTTACAATCATTGTATACAGAATTCATGTGGGGTACAAACAAATGAAAATCAAAGTTCTAAGAAGAAAAGATATATTCTTTAAATGGATCGTAGGACATACATTTAATGTACTCGAAGAAACTGAAGATGGTAACGGATATTACATTGAACTTCCCGTAGGTTCTTGTAGAGTAGAGAAAAATGAATGCGAGGTCATTGATTAAAATAAGAATCGTTATATAATATAACACAAGCAAGTATGTTGGAATTGGTATACAAACCGCACTTAAAATGCGGCGGAGAAATCCATATCGGTTCGAATCCGATTACTTGCACCAACATGGGGCATTAGCTCAGCGGTAGCAGCAGCAATCTCTTTTCACAGATTGTGTGTCCTAGGTTCAATTCCTAGATGCCCCACCACAGGGTATAGCTTAAAGTAGAGCGTATGCGAGTGAGAAGCGTTTGTTCGATTCAAACATCCCTGACCACATCGGGTATTAACATTAGGTTAGCTTCTTGCGTGGAGCATAAGATGGTATGTAGCGAATATCTGCTCTGACCAGCGAGGTAGGGAATCTGGTTTACTCCTAACACGTGATAGGAATAACTGGAGAAACAATAGATATCAAATACCTATAGGAAACCTCGCACCAATAAGGTATATTCTGAGTACCTTGCGTGACTGCGAAACTTCAGCGGGTGGCATCGATATTATGCTCGTGATAGACATCGTCACGTTAAAAATTGAGTATGAATAAAAGGAAATGACGGTTCCTAAATGTCAAAAGGATTAGTCATCCGGCCGTTTAATCACTAACACCGTGCCTGTGAAGACCGCCACGGCTATCGGGAACTCTTGGTTTGGCGGATATCCAAGACAAGGGAGGATGAGCCTCCCAGTTTATCCAGGTGTAGGTTAGCGGTAAACTTCGTGTTTTGGGAACATGAGATGTAAGTTCGACTCTTGCCACTTGGACCAATATAAAATTAAAGAAAGGACACTAAAATGCCTACTAAATTTCAGTTTGATTCAGTAATGCAACTCTTGGCATCAGGAGTTAAAAATTATGTTACTATCAGGCAGCAAGTAGGTCTTACTTCTGAAGAACTTGATGACATTATCGAGAATGTTGATTTTTATGTAAAGTATTTTGCTGAACAAGAAAGAGCAGAAACTTTAAAGAAACTGAATGAAGAACCTAAAAAGAAGAAATGGTGGCAGAAAAAGTGATATACATTACTGGAGATACTCATGGGAACTTTGACCGGATATCTAGATTTGCTGAAAAGATGCAGACCACTATTGATGATGTAATGATCATACTTGGTGATGCCGGTTTAAACTATTATGTCAATGATGGTAAAGATAACAAAAGAGCTATTCAGCTCAAAGAGAGCGTTGCAGCTATTCCGCTTACATTATTCTGTATTCATGGTAATCATGAAGAAAGACCATTTAATGTATCCGGGTATGAAGAACAAGAACATTTTGGATCAATTACATACGTGAATCCGAATTATCCGAATCAGATTTTTGCAAAAGATGGGGAAATATATACTTTATCTAATTATAAAGCACTTGTAATCGGTGGGGCATATTCAGTAGATAAGCATTATAGATTACTGAAAGGTGCTAATTGGTTTGAAAGTGAGCAGCCTACTTCTGATATTAAAGCTTATGTAGAACAGACCTGCGAAGCTAATAATTGGCAAGTAGATGTCGTTTTATCTCATACTTGCCCAGTAGATGCAGAACCTAGGCACTTATTTTTACCATTCATTGATCAGGATAGCGTAGATAAATCTACGGAAGTGTGGTTACAAACTATTGCAGATAAATTAATTTTTAAGAAATGGTACTTTGGGCATTTTCATGATGATTGGGTAAATGGTAAATACGAAATGCTATTTCAAAGTATAGAAGAATTTACAATCTAATTCAGAATCGTTATAGCAAATATCAAAATTTACAGAGGTAAAGGAGATTCATATGTATAAGCCCGATAACAAACTTGGTTACTTATCTCAGAACCTAAAATTATTTTGCGAAAACAACAAGTTAACGCAAACAGATGCAGCTGCATTATTTGGAGTATCAGAGGCTGCTTTCCGTAACTGGTTAAACGGAGAAACTGAACCTGATCTGAAGAGTCAAAAAGCTTTAGAAAAGATACTTAATGCAAAATTTGATAAAATATGCTCTCATATATTGGCAGTTCGATTATCATTGGATCATATAACTACAATTGAAGATATTTATCCGTATAATTGTATTATATCTGCGTCTAATTATTACTCCAGCTCATTTTCTGCAATGCTTCATTACGAATCAGCTGATGATGCAGAGTTAAATATGATATATCGTAATATAACTCCTGCAGAGTTTGATAATATTTTGATTAAAGAACTTACTTATAGAGAACAAGCAATAATTCACTTAAGATATAGAGATAGCAATTCTCTAGAGGAAGCTAGTAAGAAAATCGGAGTAACTAGAGAAAGAATTCGTCAGATTGAGCATAAAGCGCTTCGTAAGATAAATAGGTCGTGTATTCGACTAGTTGAAAGAAAAGAAAACTTTAATAAAATAGAAGAAGAGAATGCAAAGTTAAAAGAATGCATTACAAAATTGCAAGGAGCTGCAGATCCTACTAGAGTAGAGCTTCCAAAAGAGCTCAATTTATTCAGTTGGGATACTCCAATAGAGGATTATGATTTTTCCGTTAGGACATATAATTGTCTGAAACGAGCTCAACTAAACACTATAAGAGATATTGTAACTCGGAAAGAATCTTTTTACAAGTTAAGAAATATGGGCAGAAGATCCGTAGAAGAGCTAGTATCTTTAGTAGAAAAGTTACCGATTCCATACGAGTTCGATTATGATTCAGCTCGATTCATTGTAACTGATCCTAGCGGGCTACCTCCTTACACAGTTAAGATAAATTAAGAATCGTTATTAACAATGTAGGCATTTCGGTTAGCTGAAAATCCTTATACTCATTCGCAACCGAGTAATAAATATTTTAACCGATAATTTTTGCAAACCTAGTTACCGAAATGCCTATTGAACCTTGACAATTGATTGCCCTCCGAAACTTCTCTTTTCTATTCGTTTTTCAAGAAGTTGGCGGTTAAAGTCTGATAACTAACAGACATACAAATTATTTTCAAGATCCCAGATTTTATAAATTGGCGTGTTTCACACTTGATGTTCCTTATCAGACAAAAGGCAATCCTAATATAGTTTAAGATATGGCAATGCGACTTTCAGGTGAAGTGCAAATAACCTGATAGAGAGTCTTGGTAGGTAGAGGCTACCCCCGAAAGCGACAGGATAAAAGAGCACCCACAGCTAGCTAAAATCGTTATCAATAAAACAGAAACGTGGGAGATAAACAAATAGGACAAAGCCATATTTTAATATTTAAACCGCTTGCAACAGTAAGGACTTCATTTATCCGAAGTATCCTGAATTTGCAAGCAAACATCTCTCGTGGTGAAAGGTGAGACACGACGCCCGAGTTGCATCTTATTTAAGATGACATAGGGGTTGAAAATCGAGGGTTTTCATACAAGGTTCAAGTCCTTGTCGAGAGAATGAATTTAAAGGCACTCACAGCAATCTTTATAATCATTTATAGGAAATGCAGACATAGTGCCTTGTTAAGCCTCAACAGGGTAGCTACCTGCGAGGTTATGTCACAGCGACGGCTATGAATATTTTCATTGCCTAAGGAGTTTGGTGGGTTCTCCTTAAAAATCCATCACCAGCGGGTACAGGCATCCCGCAGAGTTCTCACAGCAGTTTGGTAGGTTCTGCTGATGTATATGAATCTTTTTTTGTTGCGTATTATCTCTTTCATATACATAATCAAAAACCTATCACCAACCTCTCCATTGAGTTAGCCACTAGGAGATGGAGATGTTCGGGCAAAGGCTAATGCCACGGAACAGTGACCTATATCTATCCGCTGGTCAGGTGAGTGTCTGATATATGCACAATAGAAGAGTGGATTATATACTTTCGAGTGTACCCATAATATATCATCAAATATGAAGTAGCGGCAGAATGGCGATTGCTAAATGAACGGTAGTAATGAGTTAATGTGAATCGGGGTTCGAGTCCCCCTACGTCCTAGTTCGACTCTTGGGCGTGCAGGTGCAATATCTTTAACATAAAGGTTCAAATCCTTTCTACTTCACCAAAGAGGTTAATTCCAAGTACCTCTCTAGGAAAACCTTGGCGTGGAGATACGGTATAGCACACGAAATAACGGCAGTACCTAGGAGATGCAGAACTTCTAACAGTATTCATACGGGTGAACGTGACCTAAGAGGTTTACAATAAACAAATCTGCATTATATGAAGGGTTGCCGCAAAGTAGACGGGTTATCCTGTACTGATAACTACTCAACAGCGAATTGGAAAGGCACTTCCAGGGGGTTGAGTCAGGCTAGGAATGTTATCAACTGATAGGTGCGACTCCTATCACCCTTCACCAAATATGAAGTAGTGGCGGAAAGTAGACGCAAGGCTGGAATGTGTATGCTCATTAAGAGTGCAAGTTCAAGTGAAAGGCTTGATGAGGTTGGCAGAGTTACCGACACACGACATTTGGCTAACTGCCTCTGTTAGGTGCAAATCCTAACCTACTTCACCAAGAGGTCGCTCGCCTCTGCCAAAACGAGCCGTGGCTGATACACGACATTTATCAGCGTTTATACTATCTTGGAACGGTGAGCAAGATACAGAGTATGGCTACGAATACAAGAGACAGAGACTATGGCACGTCTCATCGTAACAACCGCACTGGGCTGTTGCAACAGTCCACCCACCTCATACTTGCGGTATATAAATCAGACAGAGGGAACTTGGGGATGTACCTCAACAAGAGAGGTTGAGCCTTTCTGAGGAAAGTAGGCTCCTGACATGAGCATTGACCTAGGTAGTAACAGTCTTAGGTGAACTGGCAAGCCGATATGTGCCCAATGCTTTTACAAAGAACCAAACGCCTTACGGTTGTTGGGTACATATGAGCCGTACTTGTAAGCTCGCTCGGTAATATTCTAGATCCTGTTCAGTCTGGGATACCTCATAAGCGTAACTTTCGGGTACAGTCTTTGAATATTTCTTCTGTACTCTTGATCGAAGAAATATTCAATTTGATATTGAGGTATTGTGTAATGGTAGCACAGATGTTTTTGACACATCTAGTTTGGGTTCAAATCCCGATACCTCAACCAATTGTAATATTTAAGCTCATAGTGACATAGCAGTTCTTGTAGGCTTGCTCTGTTTGAATCATCATTTTAAAGAGTTCGCGATGATTCACCTTCTTTACAAGCGAACCTTCGGGTACAGTATTTACCTACTTCTTCTGTACCCCTTGTCGAAGAAATAGATATAATTTTAAGGAGGAATAATTTGATGGAAGTTCAAGAAATAAACGGTGAAGTATTGAAGAAAATAATAAAATGTCAACCGGGCGAGTTCATATTTGCAACATACGATTCTACAAAAGATCCAGAAATAACTTCTGATGAGATACAAGAATTGATTAAGTATTGCCAAGATAACAACTGCCCGTGTTTATTTTTACCTGAAAAGGATGAACAGGTATCTGTAGCAATCCAGGATTATGATGCAGAATCGTTAAGAAGATTGGAGGGGCTTGTACATCAAGCGTTACAGAAGAAATCTAAAATCATACTGTCTTAAGGAATTATGTTATGAATGTACTAATAACGGGAACATCTCAAGGAATGGGAAGAGAAATAGCTATTAAGTTCTTAGCCGAAGGCCATCATGTCTTCGGCATTGACATTTCTGAATCCACTATAACTGATAACAGATATAATCACTGTAAATGTGATATCTCAAAAGACGAACTTCCGAATCTACCTTATAACATTCACATACTTATAAATAATGCAGGAATTCAAGGAACAGACGATGATATAAATGTAAACTTGAATGGAGTTATAAGATGTACTGAAAAATACGCATTAAATAATCCTTCCATTAAATCCGTCATCAATCAAGCAGCAGCGTCAGGAAGCACTGGTGCAGATTTTGGAAAATATGTAGCAAGCAAGGGCGGAGTTATTGCATATACAAAGTATACTGCAAAAGAAATTGCTAAATACGGAGCTACATGTAACAGTATCAGTTTTGGAGGAGTTTTATCTCCTGTTAACTGGGGAGTAATGAATGACATTAAAAAGTGGAATAAGATAATGTCTATGACCCCACTTAAGAAATGGGCAACTGCTTCTGAAGCAGCAGATTGGATCTACTTCCTCGCTGTAGTAAACAAAAGCTGCACTGCTCAAGATATCATAGTAGATAATGGAGAAACATATAATCATAATTTTGTATGGTAATGATATACCACGAGATTTAGTCGATCTTTAATTCTCGCTAATTTTACTATAGAATATATCTATCTATAAAATTAACATTAAATCTCAAGGTTATGCGAAGGTGACATTATGGAAAACGACAAAACAACTTTTACAAAGTTAGAAATTTGCAAAGCATTAAGCGATAGATTTTGTAAGAACTGCAGCTCTCCTTGCAGTATTTGTAAGATAAAAGAAGCAATAGTAACTATAGCAAAAATGACTAAAGATGAAACATGATAACTGCAGTACAACAAGGTGAAGTTTATGTTGTAAAGTTTCCATATGACAGGAACTTAATATACATTGTAAAAACAATTCCAGGTCGCAGATGGGACCCGGATAATAAATATTGGACAATTCCTGTTGATAGGTTAGGATTTCTTATAGCACAACTTCGTGGATCTCAATATGAAGAAATGCTGCAGATTTATTCCGCAGAACATATTAATCAAAATGCAAAAATAGATACTAATCCTGCTTCAAGTATTCCTGATATTGATATTTCCAAAGTACCTTTATATGTTGAGAAAGGCAAAGAGTTATTTTCACATCAAAAGGACTTTATGAAATTTGCAATAGATAGACAACAAAGAGGGCTAACTAGTGGGTTCATTGTTGCGGACGAGATGGGCTGCATATCTGGTTCAGCTTCGATTAGAATTCATGAAAATGGAAAAAGCTATCGAGATTGCACTTTACATAATGCATATAGATTATATTCATCTGGAGTTACATTCAAGATAAAATCTATGTGCAATGATAGATTTATGTATATGCCTATTTCTAATATAATTGATAAAGGAATTAAACAAGTTATAAAGATACATGCAGGCGGGCATGAACTTATATGTACTCCAGATCATGAACTATATACTCCAAATGGATGGGTTAGAGCAGATTCTCTTAGAATTGGTGATGATGTATTTGCTAATGGAGATCTATATAAATGCCCTATATGTGGAAGTTCAGAAGATATAGTGACTTCTAAAGGAGCTAAATTTGAAGGTTTCTGCAGATCCTGTATGTATAAATCTAGGGAAGGCACTAGATATAAAGGAGACCAAATATATAAATCTATTAATAAAGATGGATATGTTATGCTCAAAGGGAAACCTATACGCAAAAGTCCCGTATATCAAAGATGCCATGTACTAACCGAATATGGAGTATATGAACATCATCAGGTGTGGTATGAGCATACAGGCCATATAGTTGATCCATCAGTAGAAGCGATACATCATAAGAATCATATTAAAACTGATAATCGATTTGAAAATTTAGAATTGGTTACATTATCTGAACATGGTAAGATTCATGCAGATGCTTCAACTAAACATCTTCCCCAGAATTCTGCAGCAGAATTCTACATGTGTCATGGAGTTAAAACATGGGTCATTCCCCATATCGTTACAATAGATAGTATAGAAGATGCAGGTAGTGATCATGTATATGACGTAACAATAGATGACCCATATATTCATAATTTTATTGCTAATAATTTCATAGTCCACAATTGCGGTAAGACACTAGAAGCTATGAATCTTGCATTGTATAATAAAAAGTATAACAAGGTTAAACATTGTTTAATAATTGCATGTGTAAATTCCGCAAAATATAACTGGATAGAAGATATAAGGAAACATACTAATTGCGAATATGTTCCCTACCTTCTTGGATCTAAATTAAAGCGAGATGGAACTTTATCGCAAGAAAACGGTAGCGAAGACAAATTAAAAGATCTAATGTATGGACACATGTATGGAAAAAAGGATGCTCCAGAACTTCCATTTTTCTTAATAATGAATATTGAAGCATTACGAATGCGCAGGGACAGACACTACCTTATTCGAGAGAGATTAGCTGCGCTTATTAATAAGGGATACATTGGAATGGTTATCCTAGACGAAATTCATCGCGGAGCTTCTCCTAGTTCCATGCAAGGAAAGCAACTACTTAAACTTAAGAAAGATACAGAAAAAGCAAAAGTAGAGTGGTTGCCCATGACAGGTACCCCTATTGTTAATAAACCTACAGACGTATTTACTCCCCTTAAGTTGATAGGCGGTCATGATTTCACAAGTTATCATTTATGGTGTCAGCATTTCTGCGTATACGGCGGATTTGGAGGGCATGACATAATTGGGTACAAGAATATTCCTGAATTGAAAAACATGCTTCAAGGTAATATGATAAGACGACTAAAATCTGAGATATTAGATTTACCTCCTAAGCTACACACAATTGAATATGTTGAAAATACATCGTACCAAGATAAATTATACAAAGAAATTCTTAAGGATACGGTAGCACATAGAGAGGAAATTCTTTCTGCGTTAAATCCTATGGTGCGATTGCTTAAACTTCGACAAGTTAACGGTAGCCCAGAATTAGTAGATCCTAATCTTGTAGTAGACAAATCATACCTTTCTAAAAATTCTAAGATGCAAAGATTAGTTGATCTAGTTGACGTAATTGTATCTAGTGGGCAAAAAGTAGTAATATTTTCCAATTGGGTAGAATCTTTAAGAACTGTATATAAATTCTTAGCTCTGCATTACAAGGTATGCTGTTTTACAGGAACAATGAAGCCTGAGGAAGCAGAGAAAAATAAGAAGATGTTTATAGAAGATCCTGAATGTATGATAATGATTGGTACTGTAGCTAAGTTAGGAGTATCTCATACTCTCACAGTCGCTAATAATGTAATCTTCTATGACTTGCCCTGGAATCCAGCTACTATGGAACAAGCAGAAGATAGATGTCATCGTGCTGGAACAACAAGCACTGTTAACATATATAGCATTATAACTAAGGATACTGTAGATGAGAAAGTTTATAAATTGATTCAAGATAAGGATGGGGTTGCTAAGTATATTGTAGATAATCAGCTATCTTTTCACAATAATCCCGAATTATTTGAAATTTTATTTGGAAAAAATAAATAATATTTAATAAATAGGAGGACATCTAAATGAAATTGTACTACGACATGTTAGTTCCTTATATGCCGGATTCTGTAAAGGACGCTGAAGGTAACTTAGTTAAGAGTGATAAGAGGGCATCTGGTAGAGATGCAATGATTGATCTGTCTAATTTTCAACAATCAGGAGATGTTAACTCACTATATCATTCAGTACTTTCTGCATGTATTTATACAGATAAAGACTTAGTAGACGTTATCGTAAACATTCCTGAAGATGTTGAAGTACCTAATGGAACTTCCATAGATAAAGTACTGGATGATTCTGCTAAGATGCTGTTTAGTTCTATTAAAGATATGAATAATTTTGATATTAATGTATATGTATGTAATTTGCTCACTGCAGCACATGCAATTTTAGTCAATAGGTCTGCTGAAAATGCTAAACTTGATGACAAGAAATCATAAGAAGTAAGCTGAAGTAAACTATAATCAGAACAACAGATGTCTCAGGACATCTGTTTTTAATTAAGAATCGTTATAGTAAATGTGAAGCAAAAACACATTCATTTAAAATTGAAATGGAGGAAGTATATGAGAACATCAACATTTGCATATATTGGTACAGATACGTCAAAATGCAAGACGTCAGAAGAAGTGCTTAATGCTGCAGGTCTTAATTATAACGTAGTTAAGAAGGGAATAAAGTATCTTGGAGATGATGGAGAAACTTACTATGATTATCCAGATAAAGTTCTAACCGTCAACGAATCTAATGGAAACATCTTCGGCGTAGTATCTAGTAAGTATGAGATCTGTCAGAACAGAGATGCTTTTAATTTTATTGATTACATCGGTGCCGATAATGAAGGATTTGAATATGTTAAAGCAGGAGAGATATCTAACGGAGGAAGTTCAGGCCTAGTTTACATCATTTCAAAGATACCTGATATAACACTTCTTGGAGATACTATAACTCCATACATAATTTTTCAGAATTCTCATGATGGTATGAATTCAGTCAAAGCAACTATTTCGCCGCTTAGAATTGTTTGTCAGAATCAATTCAATCTTGCTTTTAGAGAAGCATCTAATACAGTAAGAATTGTTCACTCATCTAAGATGGATTCTAGATTACTTACTGCAAGAAACATGATGCATGATGTAGCGAATTATATGTCTACTTTTGAAGATACAGCTGAAGAGCTTGCAACTAAACGTATTTCTTTTGATAAAGTTGTTAACATTTTTAATGATGTATTCAAATATGATCCAGAAAAGATGTCTAATAAACAAGTCACTAATTTTGAGATGAATCGAGCAGAATTCCTGAGTTGTTATAAGAACGAAGATAATCAGAATTTCCAAGGTACTGCTTGGGGAGTTATCAACGGAGCTGCAGATTATCTTACGCATCACACAGGATCTCGCAAACCTACAGCAGATGCGATGTTTGTTAATACAACATTCTTATCTGTTGCACTCAATCAGATATTTAACAGAGTTAACGCTGCTGTTTAAAATAAGAATCGTTAATATCAATACATAATATTTTAGTGCAATGCACAGAAAGGATCAAGTTATGTCAAAAGATGGAAAGTCAAGAAAGTCCTATGCTTATTCCTTTAATTCAGATTTCTGGAGCGAGCAGAGAGTAAAGAAGGGGCTTACACTTAAGCAGATTGCTAGAACACTTGGAGTATCTAGAAGTGCGGTAGGCAACTACTTTTCAGGTAAAACAATACCACATGATACTTTTATCGTGCGCGTATGCGATCTGTTAGGTGTAGACCACGATAAGGGAATGCTTGAATTTCAGCGAGCTAATCGTGCATACAATTCAGGAGCTAAGAAATCTTCTCGCTCTGGATCTAGCGTAGCATTCTCAACTAAGCGACCTTATGTTAAGAAGGGACAGAGACCTCAACAGCCTAAGCGGTTAGACAATTTCTGGATAAACAAGAAAAATGAGTTTAAGCTCACTAATAAAGAGATTGGCGAAATGCTTAAACTCAATGCTAACACTGTATGGGCTTATCTCAGCGGCTACCTTATACCTCCGCAGAAAGCAATGGAAGACATCTGTGATCTCTTTGGAGTAAGTATTACTAGAGGTAAGCAGGAGTTCGAATTAGCACATAAGCAGTATGAGGAAGACCATTCTGGTAAGTACTACGCACCAGCTACTAAGCCGGAGCCTGCTGCAGAACCTAAAGTTGAACCCGCTGCAGAACCTAAAGTTGAACCTGCTGCAGAACCTGATGTTATTATTTATGAACACAGTAAGCCTGCTAAGCCCACTAACTACGCAAGAGAATATGCTATTGCTTCATGTCTCTACAAGTCAATACCTTCTTATGAGAAGTTTATAACACTTCTTACAATTATTGAGAATAACTCAAGTAACATACTTGAAGCTGCATATAAGAAGGTTGATTTTGATACCTATCTTGAATTAGTATCAGCGGTTAGAGAAGTTGATACTGAAGATGACGATATGATGAAAGACGCTATTTTTAATCTTTTGAAGAGGTAACATGCCCCGAAAGCTAAACTACAAACCTAAAGGGATTCTTTGTTCGGAATGTTATTTTGCTATGAAAATTGATAATAGTAAAGAAATTTACTATTGTACAAAATTCATAGCAAATAACCGAAATCAAGTATTCAAAGGTGTCCATTCTTGTGAATTTGGAACAAAAGAAAAACCTGCGGAACTGCAGGAAGTATAACCTTTTATAGATATATGTTTAATTAGGAGGTTATCTGAAGATGAATCTTAAACATACAAAGATAATGGCAGCTGATGATTTATTTGACGAAAATATGAATTCTGACGAAGAGGCCTTAGGCAATCAGTTAGATGATATTCAAGACAACATTGAGGATATTCAAGATACCGTAGACGATATTCAAGAAGATGATATCGCTATTGATGTTGATAACAACATTGTTAATCACCTCATTGCAGAATGCGAAAATTGCAAAGGTATATTTATTTCAGCAATGATTGCATCTGACCAAGATGTTGATAGCATAAACGGTGTATGTCCTCTTTGTAATAAAGACACTACACAAAATCTTAAATGGATTATCAAAGAGTATCCGGAGTAATATTTTGATCTGATTAATTAAACAAAATTATTTACTCTGGAGAATCTCATATGTCAGAAGAAGAATTAGAGTTCTGGCTTAACATCGTGTTGCCAGAAAAAGAGCAAACATCAGAAACAGAAAAGGAAGCATAATATTACTTTGAAACTCAGAGAAAATCTCTGAGTTTCTTTTTATACCACATGAATAATTCTATTGATGCAGTCATCTCATACGTAAATCCTAGTGATAGATTATGGGCTAAAGACTATTCCACAGCCACAGGAAATTTCAATGTAAATGGTCCAAGATTTAGATCTTGGGGAACATTAAAATATCTTTTTAGATCTATATCAGAAAATATGCCTTTTGTGGATAGAATAGTTTTAATTGTAGCACGTGAGAGCCAAGTACCTATATGGGCTAACAGAGACAATGTAAAAATAATTTATCACGAGGATTTTATACCTAAACAATTCTTACCTACGTTTAATAGCTGTACTATTGAATCATTTTTATGGAATATATCAGATTTATCAGACAAGATAATTTATTTTAATGATGATATGTTTGTAATAAATCAATTAACTGCAGATAATTTTTTCACTAAAGATATTCCTCATCTATATTTTGAGGGCCCTATAGGTTATTCTAAGAAAAACATTTTTCGCTCTCAATGTAGAACAGGTATGGATATGATTGCTAACGCACTTAACATTCCGTTAATTGATTCTGATAATATTATCAAGCCCCTACATATTGCATTACCAATCACTAAAGATAGTTTATTTAAGGTTTCTGAATTGTGCGAAGATAAAATCAACAAATCTATATCTATGCTGCGAAAATCGTCAAATGTAAACCAATATATTTATTCTTATTATCAATATTTTACTAATAACTATATATGCAGTTCCCCTACATATCAATATTTTGAAATTACAGAAAAAACTATTTTAGAAATTACAGACACTATTTTGACAAAAGATATCCAATTGATTTGTATTAATGATTCCGACAATTTATACAATTATACAAATCTTCGCGATCAAATTCAGAAATGTTTTGAATCAAAGTTTCCAAATAAATGTAGATATGAATTGTGAAATATTATTTTCTTTAATAATACCAATATATAATGTTCCGCGAGAATTATTAATTGGTTGTCTAGATAGCGTAGTAACTCAACTTGCTAAGCATTCTGATTGTGAGTGCTTGCTTATTGATGATGGAAGCACTGACGGGTCAGGAACTATTTGTGATACATATGCAAGTAAATATAGCATATTTAAAGTATTCCATCGAAGTAATCAAGGAAATAGCTTTGCACGAAATTATGGCATTTCTCAGTCGAGTGGAGAGTGGGTACTATTTTTAGATGATGATGATTATCTGTTGGACCGATACTATAATAATATACTTAATGCAGTAGCTACTTACGGTTCCCATTTCAAAAATATATGCTTCAATCATAAACGGCTTAATCACAGCGCCAATGATGCGGAATATATTGCAGTCAAAAAGAATGCTGCAATTAGGGAACCTAAAATCTATACTGTAGATAATTCTAGTTTTAACGCTCATTGTGTTATATGGACCCACATATATAATCGAAAGTGGTTGATTGAGAATAATATAAAGTTCCCAGAAACTTATACTTGCCCAGAATTACATCAATATAGAGATGAGGATAGCTATTTTAATTATCTTTGTTTTAACTATGAAGAACTTGTTTTGGAACTGCCCTTTTATGGTATTGCTCATCGTATTCGTAAAGGATCTACCAACCAGAATCAATTGCGTATGATGAATCTACCTAAAGGACATTATCTTGCTGATCTTTATACTGATATATTATGTCGAAATATTCAGAACGGTCGATTGCTTAGTTACCTATTTCAAAAAGCTAAAGAGTTGCAAATATCGCTTAAACCTTAAATAATTATACCTCACAGTTAATACCTCCGAATCGTTAATTACATCACACCACACAATACGATTCGGAGGTTTATTATGATTGATTTAAATGAAATAGAATTCAATTTAAATGATTATATTGAAATGGTAGGTAAAGAGCAGGATATAGTAAATAATCATCATGAAGCTAGAATAACTATATATGAGAGTTTGATAGCAGGTTCATTAGCAATTCGCTCTCTTACACGAGTATCAGAAGCAAATGACAATGATTTTAGCAAAGTAATTCCTTCTATTAAAGCAATGATTGAATGGTTGAGAACCACTGATTTTTATAAGGCTCCAGCATCGACAAAATATCATGAGCCTTTTCATGGTGGCTTATTACTCCATTCACTTAAAGTGTATAATAGCATGATTGAGTTAAGCAAATTAAAATGTTTCAGCAAGGTTAACATTGCTTCAGCTACTTTAGTTGCATTAACACATGATTGGTGCAAGATAGGTAAGTATGAACCTTACTTCAAAAATGAAAAGAATCCAACAACGCATCTATGGGAAGAGAAATTAGCATATAAATATAGCGACAAATATCTAGGATTAGGTCATGGACCTCAGTCATTAATGATGGTATCTAGATTCTGCACAACTCCTGCAACTGTTCTTTCGTTTGATGAGATGTCTGCTATTAGATGGCACATGTTTACTTATGATGTAACTAGTTACGACATAAATGATTTAAATAAATGTAGTAATAAGATACCGCTAGTATTGTTAACTCAGTTTGCGGATCAATTAGCTGCAGGAGATTACTGATAAGAATCGTTATATCTAGTAAGGAGGTATATAATATGAGGAAAATAATTACATGTATATTATACGGGATAGCTTTAACATCATTAATATTAGCAACAGGTGTGAAAGAAGTAGCAAATTGGTGGGAAATTGCTAAACCATTGTTACTAGTATTTGTTATTTCAGCATTCCTTGCGTTAACTATTAGTAATATTGATAATATACGAAGAGTAACATATCCATCATTTGTTTGCTTATGTGCTTATTTGTATAAGAACAAAATCATCATGACTAGATTCACTCGTAATTCTTATAGATTATATAAATTCAAAAATAGGTCATATTGTGATTTATATGACTATGTTCAAGATTTGTTTGACTTGTTTTGCAAAATAAGCATTTGAAAGGCGTAGCAAATTATGCATGAAGTTACAGTGACTACTAAACCATTTGATGATGATTTAAAGCTCTATAGCCGAAAGCAATTTATCTTGAAACCTGGAATAAACAGTCTTGTCGGCTGCAATGGTTCAGGTAAATCTACTTTTATAGATTGCTTTTTGTATCCGCAACTCCGTAGAGAAAATATCGCTTGCTATAAGCATAATGATAGAACATCCGGTCATTCTCATTATATGGAGAAGTTGGCTTTTATGAATGACTTTGACGGAGTTGCCCAGATGTATATGTCATCTGAAGGTGAGCAGATCGTATTTGCACTCCATTCAGTAATACGTACTATTGTATCTCTTTGTAAAGAGAATAAGGGCAAAAAGGTATTTATTATTTTCGATGCTATTGATTCAGGTATGTCCGTAGATGAAATTATAGAGATAAGAGGATTGTTTCTTGACCTTGTAATACCTGATATGAAATCTAAATTCAAAGTGGATTTATATGTAGTAGTTGCTGCTAATAATTACGAGTGGTGCAATGATGAGAGAATCCATAATATCAATATTACAAATGGTTCTGAATTAAAAATCACTTCTTATGAAAATTACAAAGAGTGTATTTTAAAATCAGGAAAGAACAAAGATAAGATGAGAGGTTACAATGAGTCTTAATAAAGAACAACAACAAGCGGTAAATTCTGAATCAGATAGAATCCTTTGTCTTGCTGGTGCAGGTGCAGGTAAAACTTTCACTATGATGGAAAGAATATCCAAGCTTGTAGAAAGTGGTATTAGCCCAGATTCTATATTAGCATTAACATTTACTAATGCTGCAGGTGCAGAGATGCGAGAAAGATATGAATCTAAACACATAGGGCAAAAAACGCCACAATTCAGAACATTTCATTCGTTTTGCTATTCAATTGTATGCAGGGACTATGCTATCAGAAATGCATTAGGATATAAAACTGTTCCAAATATTACCTCAGAATCTCAAGAAAAAGAAATCATTGAAAGGGCAAAAGCACAATGTAGAATATGTTTATCTGAAGATCAGTTGAACCATAGAGATGAATTAACTAAAAAAGAAAAATTCCAAGCAGAATTATATGATAAAGCAGTATATAGATTACTTCGCCAAGATAATCTTATAACATTTGATAAGTTAAATAGCGAAGTGGCAGATTTATTTGCAGCAGATCCTATATGTACTAAACCATATAAACAACAATATAAATACATATTTGTTGATGAATTTCAAGATACTGATGGATTTCAGATGAAATTTCTTAATTCTTTCCCCGAAACACATTTTTTCTTGGTTGGTGATTGTCTGCAAAATATTTATGCGTTTCGTGGCACTAGTAATGAGTATATCAAAATAATATCAAATGCACCTGATTGGGAGAAGATTAAGCTATTCACTAATTATCGTTCAACCAATCAGATATGCGAATATGCAAATAACTTCAGCAAAACTTATTCAGAAGATTCATATAGAATTGAAATGAAAGGTACACGAGATGGTGAAAAAGTTATCACTAAAATAGTAGATGGACCTAGAGGCTATTCTGCAATCAACCTCAATAGCATTGATGATGTATTAAAAGAAATTAATAATTTATCAGGAAATTCTGCAATATTGTGTAGAAGTAATAAAGAAATACAGGAAGTAACTGCTTATTTAAAGCAGAAGGATATTGAATACACTTCGAGTAGAGATACACAATTATCTCATATACTTGAAAGTTCTGTTTCTGATACCTATATGATAGGTTGGTTAGCTTCGCATTTAACTTCAGATAAATATGGAGAATACATTAGGTTATCTATTAATCACACAAATGATATTAACTGGTTTTTGAAAACATATGGATCCAATTCAAAAATATCAAAATACGCTGATAAGATAGGAAAACTCAGAGAAATAGCCGTGGATAACAAATTAGTTAAAGAAAAAATAAAAGAGGTAGAATCGTTAATTAAGATACCCAACATTGAGGTGCCAGATAAAGAGTTATTTGGAATGGAGTTTCTTAAATATATAAAAGAAGCTGCACAAGAAATAAAGTCCTCTGAAATATATGTAGGCACAATACATTCAGTAAAAGGGCTAGAATATGATAATGTATTTGTGATGAATGCTAATTCATATTCATTTAAGATAGATAAAAATGAGGAAATGAGCAATCTGTTCTATGTAGCAGTAACTAGAGCAAAGAATCGTTTATTTGTTTACAAAATAGCAGATTGGTTCTGAAGGAGGACAAATGTTTAATTTACCAGAAGAATTATCACATGATTTAGAGTTCATTAAGGATCTTGCTAATTTCTGCAATGAAAGAGGATACACAATAGTTGCTAAAAATCCGCAGGTTATCATAGATAATTCGAGGAGAACTGCAAAGTTTGAAATACTATTTTCAAGGAATCTTGTTTCAGGAAACCTAGAGGATACTTGACATGAGATACAATCATCGAGATGGTACTTGGCATTTGATGTATAAATGGTGCGATACTTCTACAATAATCAGGACTTGCCCTATATGCGGATTCTCGCAGCCTATAGATTCTAGAATGATTGGTTTAATGGATTTCAGGACTTGTCCAAAATGTAAGGCAAAGTTAGATATACCTAAGAAATTGGGGGTTTGATCTATGATAAAGGAAAGAAATGGCGATAGGATGTTTGAAAAAATGACTAGGTGGAATACTATTGAGTATACCACTATCAGTTATAAGAATATAAATGCACAGTATGCTGACCCATCAAGTGCTGGTGGTGCTAGATTATTTCTTACTTATATTAAAAGACATGGAGAAATAGTCCCTATTAGAAAATTTAAGCCTTTAGATTCACCGGTTATGTTGGAAGACCTTACAGTACTTACTGCAGTAGATACTGAAAAAGGGCTTTGGCTTGAGATGAATGAAGATAAAGATAAAGTTAGATTATATCAGGAGATTTAATGAATGGAAGATAAGAAACCGCTTATAGTAATTATGGTGTTATACACCATATTAGTTATTAGCATTTTAGGTGCAGCAGATTTTTCGGATAATTTAAGGGCTAAAGAAATTGCTCATAATGTTGAGGTATCTCAGTTAAAAACAGAGATTGCTATATTGAAGATTACCCCTACACCTACCCCTACGAGTACGCCTACTCCAACCCCTACCAATACACCGACACCTACTCCAAAGCCGACACCTATATGTAAGTTGAGTAATCAGGAATGGTATGACGAATGTGTAGCAAGAGGATTAGTAACCCCGGCAAATGAATATAATAATCGAATTACAAGGGAACGTGGCGGCTATATGGGGCCATCAGGTAGGGAAACTTATTACAATTTGAACATGGAAAATTGCATCTGGTATATGCGAGAACTTGGATATAGTGCAGAGGAATATCCATACTGGATACGTGATGATGGTGCAAAGATGTTAGGAAATTATGTAATGTGTGCCGCTAACTGGGCGATCAGACCTAAGGGTACAATCATTCCTACATCATTAGGTGATGCCATAGTGGTAGATACCGGTGCTTTTGTTTCGACATATCCCTATGGTGTTGATCTTGCAGTAGATTGGTGAGGTAAAATAATGAGAACGATTGATGCAGATTTATTGAGAAAAAATATGGAATTTATCTGTATGGGCATTATGGCAGGCACAGAACCTTATAATGCACCATTAACAGAAATCGACAATGCCCCGACAGTTGATACAGATACTTGCGAGGGTTGTCCGTATTGCCCACCTAATAATGGAATACCGATAGGAGTTGAATGATATGGACAACGATGTAATCAGCCGTAGTGCTTTGAAAAATGCTTTTAAGGCATGGAAAACAATGGATGATTATTACCACGACACAGATTGTAATGATATACCATTATCAGAGGCTTTTGATTTAATCGACAATGCCCCGATAGTTGCATACCCATTCGAAAAATTTCGGATTATGCTATGCGGAACTTGCCAAGCAAATATGAGAATTGAACCCGACAGACCGCAAGGTGAGTGGGTAAAAGTAGTTAATAAGATAAGCGAATGTGAAACGGAAACTCACTGGGAATGTTCTGAATGTCATAACCCTGATTTTAGATTAGGTGAAGCTGAATTTTGTTCTTTTTGCGGTGCTTCGATGAAAGGCGGTACGGAATGAATAATAAAGATGCAATATATTTTTTATTAAGAAGTAATGAGTATCATCATGCGAAAGGTGATTTGCCACATTCTGCTGCAAGTATTGAGGCATTTAATAAAGCAGTAGAGGCATTGAAAGCAGAAAGACCGCACGGCGAGTGGATAGAAAACAAAGGAAAAGATATAAGAGATCATTTTTATACCTGTTCTATTTGTGGAAGAACTATAAATGTAATATGTGGTGAAACGCTTAAAGATTATCCGTTCTGCCATTGTGGAGCAGACATGAGAGGTGAAGAATGACATACATATTAGATTGTTTAATATGTGCGATTATATGGTTTTCACTATTAGCGATAGTTGGTATTATATCTTGGCTAAAAGACAGAAAAAGGAGAAAAAAGAATGAGATTAGGTGATTTAGACGCTTTAAGAGAAGATTTATTTATCAAGTTCGGTAATCAGTTGCCTAATGGTTTATTAGAAGAAATCGACAATGCCCCGGCAGTAGTCATTGATGAAGAAATTGAACGACAAAGAGAAGAAATGTATCAATCAAGCAAAAAATTATATGCTACTGCTCGAATGTTAGGAGTAGAAAGACCGCAAGGCAAATGGGAAGAATATGCTTGCTCTGACGAGCGTGGTTGTTCTTTATGCGGTTATATGGTTAGATTTTATTTTGAATACCGCTATTGCCCGAATTGCGGAGCAAAGATGGAGGACGATTTAAATGAATAAATACACAGTAATAGATAAATTTGGAACAACTTATTCTATAGAAGCAGATTATGTTTTGGCTACTGATGACTGTCAGAATGTTTCTTTTATCAATAAGACAGATGATTTAGAGTGGAACAAAGTAGTTGCTCAGTTTACAAGAGAGAATATTATCGGGTTCTACGATAGTTCTTGTGCAAGCAAGGTAGAACCTCATTCTTGCGATGGTTGTAAATATGAACATTTAGATTGTAGTCAGGAGCCTTGCCATAGTTGTAATGATAATTGTGATAAGTGGGAGGCTAACGAATGAAAACGATCAGGTGCGATAGATGTGGTGAATTGATTACAGATGGTTCCTACCGAGAAATAACTTCCGGTATTAGAAATCATATTACATATGACAACGGAGTTTACACAGCTACTTGCGAGTTCAGACCGCCGATAGTAAACGATCTATGTGCTACATGTAGCAGAGATTTTGATAAGGCATTTGATGATTTTGTCTTTAAATTTTTATATGAAGGGAAACCTAAGAATGTATAACCGAAAACTTTTACGGACATTAGAAGATAGGTTTGATAAATTACAAGCATATCTATTTCGTTCTTTTGACGGTGAGGAAGACCTTTATTCCTATATCGCTCATATAATGTATAACCGAGATTATGTTGATTGTTGTGAGATGAGACCTGATGGAACACCTAATCCTGATGGGAAATACTATCGTAATAAAGCAAAAGAATTTATTCTTCCATTAGTAGCCGAGTGTGGTGGTCTGCTTGAGGGCGAGAAATATAAGACTTGCAACACCTGCAAATTTCATATTAATCGCAATGATGATTCGTTAGTAACACAGTGCAAGCCTTGTGAAAACTATTCTAAATGGGAGGACTATAATGAAAATTAAATCAATCTACATTGATGGTCTGCATAATGCAGTAAATAAGACATACCAATTTGGTGATATAGCATATCTCTTTGGCAATAACGGAGCAGGTAAATCTACAGTTCTTCAAGCAATTCAGTTTGCTTTGCTTGGATATATTCCAGGTACTGCTAAAAATTCAAGAGAAGCAATTCTTAGGCACTCACCTAAAGGAAGTATTGAAGTTACTATTACGCTTTCAGATACAGATATTGGTACTGATATTATAGTTAATCGAAAGCTTACTTCTAAATCGACTGAAGTTAATACGATTCCTGGAAATGTATATATTTCAGATATCATTCAAGATATTGAACTTCCTATTTTTAACTTCAATGAGTTTGTAGGTCAGACCGCTAATAAGTTAAAAGAATATTTTATTAAAAACATATTGCCTACGACAGATGGCGATTTGGATTGGGAGAAAATTCTTTCTGAGAGCATAATTGATTGCAATTTCCAGGATAGAAAAGCAATTATTGATTATGGTATGTCTGTAATTGACGGTATTGATGGGGAGATCTTAGATCAGGTAGTGCAGGCAAATGCTAAATTCAAAGCAGAGCAGTCGTTTAATAAGACTGAACAACAGAGATTACAGAACACAATAGATTCTTTAATCTTTTATGATGATTATGCTGGACCTACTAATATTAATGAAATAAATTCTCAATTATTGTCCTTAGGAGCAATTCGAGATCAACTTATTAGATATGAATCTGCAGCTTCTGCTACAAAAACTGCTAAAGATGAGTTTGATAGATTAGAAGAAGATATTAATTCGCTCGGTGGAAAAGAGAAGTATGATAGTTTAGTTTCATTGCTTGCGCAGCTCAAACAGCAGAATACTGCACTATCTAAAAAGATAGCTGATATGAATAATGAATTAGCAGGCTTAATCGCTATAGATAAAGCATCTGATGCAATAATTAACAGCAAAGGAATATGCCCATACACTAAAGAAGAGTGCAAGTCGATGGTTAGTAAGATTGACGGGCTTAGAAGCGATGCAGTTATGCATAAAGCAAAGATGATTGAACAACGAGCTCAAATAGAAAATTTGTCTTCTGAATTAAATGTAGTTCAATCAAGTATTCGTCAGTGTGAATCTAAGATTCAAGATTATCAAACTATATGGAACAGATTAGTCACTTTGCAAAAAACAATGAGTGATTTACCTCAAAAACCTAATACTAATAAAACTATATATGAACTAGATTCAGAAATAGAATTGCTTACTCAAAGCAAATCTAAGTTGCAAGCTAATATCAAGTATAATGAAACAATTGAATACATTACAAAATTGAAGTTCGAAGAAGAACTCAAAGGCAGGGCATTATCTGCTTGGGTTAAAAAGACAGACACTAATGGACTTCAAACAACTCTAATGATTAAGCCGTTTGAAGAGCTTGCAGCAACAATGACCAAATACATTCAGAACATGTACGGCAGACAAGATATTAAAGCACATTTCAATCTGTCTACTAAATCAAATTCATTCAGTTTTGGATTGATAAGAGATAACATTTATATACCTTATGACCTACTGTCTTCTGGAGAGAAGTGTCTTTATACATTAGCATTGATGATGTGCATAACAAATAATAGTAAATCACCGCTAAAATTGCTTCTCTGTGATGATATCTTTGATCATCTTGATGCAAACACCATTGAAACTACATTTACATCATTAAAGAACATATCAAATATTCAATTCATTTTTGCAGGAGTTAGAAATTGCGAAAATGCAAAAGATATCATTTTGAAAATCTAACCTTAAATAGTTTTAAGAAACGTGATATAAGCTGATCACCTTGTATGTTCCATTGGACATACCTCCTTTCAAATTCTCCCTGCAAGGCGGCACACTTGCAGGGAGTTTAATTTTGTTCGAAAAAATCGTTATGTTTAAATAAGAATCGTTATAGAAATCATCAATCAACGATTCTACAAGAAAGGAGAATAAAAAATGAGTGAAATCAGGCCAATAGATGCTAATGCATTGATAGAAAAACTTAATACAAAAATTGGGTACGTCATTGGTTGCGGTTATTAATGTTCCAGATGACTACGAAACGGGAAATTGTGAAAATTGTCCTTTGTGTGCAAAGAGTTATTTTGAAAATCATTATATTCAAGAAAATATCAGTTGCAAAATAGGTTTTACTTCTTTGAGTTGTCCGCTAATTGTCAAGCATATTAATGTAAAAGAAGGAGGTAAAGAAAGTGACAAAAATATTAATTGATATACCTGAGGATGATTACAATGCAATCAGAGATAATATTAAAGCATACAGTCTTGCCGATATGTTATTTGGTGCAGTTCAGTGTGGCATAGTTCTGCCAAAAGGGCATGGGAGATTGATAGATGCAGAAGATGTCGATAATCACATCATAGGAAGTGTTGATTTAAGAGATTGTCCGACAATCATTGAGGCAGACAAAGGAGAATAAAGAATGAGTACTTATGGTGAAAGAGTGTA